GGCTCGAGGTTCAAGGTGGGGTGCTTAGCTCAGTTGGTAGAGCGGCGCCCTTACAAGGCGTAGGTCGGCGGTTCGACCCCGTCAGCACCCACCACTAAAAACCTAATGAAATCAAGGGTCTAGAGCAATCTAGACCCTTTTTCTTTGCCCGTTTTGCCACCTTCTAGGGACGCCAAAGGACGCCACTGCCACCCACAAAACGCCGCTTGCCGCCCGTGCTAACTCCGTGAACGGCGTAGAATCGCCGCCGCAACCAACGCTCAGGAGGGCCATGGCAGGCAAGAGAAAACGGGGCAACTCGTGGGAATACATCTTCAAGCGGGCCGGCGTGCTGGAGAAGCCGCTGTACCTGAGCTTCGATGATGAGGAGGAGGGAGACCGGTACGCGGCCAGGCTCGACGCCCTGCTGGAACGGGGAATCGTACCCACCGAGCTGCGCACGCCAGATCGGCCCATGACCATCCAGCAGCTGGTGGGGCTTTTCATCCGGGATGCGCACCCGTCGAAGAAGGACATCGGCGCCCTGAACACCATCGTGGCGTCCCGCGGCGGTGCCCCTCTCACGAAGATCGATTCCGGCTGGGTGGACGACTGGATCTCGGAAATGAAGCGGGTCGACAAGCTCGCGCCGGCTTCGATCCGGGCCAAGGTGGGGGCGCTCGCGCGGTGCTGCGACTGGGGCATGCGCAAGGGCTTCCTGGTCATGCCGGACCACCCGCTGCGCACGCTCCCCGAGGGCTACGCCCAGTACACCAAGGCGGACGAGGCGATCGCCGGCGTGAGGCGCGAGGACGTGGAGCGCGATCGACGGCTGGAGGAGGGCGAGTTCGAGCAGGCGCTTGCCGTGTTGGCCGGCGGGGTGCTGGCGCGCAAGCAGCGGCCGCTGGTGCTGGAGCACCCCCGGGCACTGCGCTGCCTGATGATCCTGGCCGTGGAATCGGCCATGCGACTGCGGGAAATGTTCACCCTGCACCTGGCCCAGCTGGACCTACCGCGGCGCACGGTGTTCTTGGACAAGACGAAAAATGGGGACAAGAGGCAGGTGCCGCTGTCGTCGGTCGCGCTGGCCGAGCTGCGGAGCTACCTGGATGATGTGCACGGGCCCTCCCCTGAGCCCGGCACGCGGTTGTTCCCCTGGTGGAATGGGGAAGCGAATGATCTGGACGCGACGAGCGACTACCTGAGCAAGCTGTTCATCGACATCTTTTCCCAGGCCGGTGCCCAGGGGCTGAAATTCCATGATCTGCGGCACGAGGCCACGAGCCGGCTGTTCGAGCGCACGCAGCTCTCGGACACGCAGATCATGAAAATCACCGGGCACAAGAGCCAGCGGATGCTGATGCGCTACGCGAACCTCCGCGCTTCCGACCTGTCGAAGGCGCTCTGGTAGGTTGGCGGCTCAGGCGTTCGGCGGTCTGCTCGATGACGATCTTCTCGGCGTAGGCGAGCACGTCGCGCGTGAGGAGCAGGTAGGCCCGGCCGGCCTTGCCCGCCGGCAGATCGCCCCGGCGGATCAGCTTCTCCACCGAGTGCGGGTGCATCTTCAGCGTGTCGGCCGTTTCCTGCAGGTCCATGGTGGGCTTGATGGGGCTGTTCATGCGGGACTCGCTTTCTGCGCCCAGCCGGCGCGCATTGCTGTCAGGTGGGTGGCCGCCGAGTGCTCGACCTGGGCCGCGACGGCGGCGCGCGCCTCGCGCTCCAGCCGTGGGAGGAAATCCGACCGGTGCTTGTGCAGCAGCGCCAAGCCGGCTACCAGGTCGGGATGGAGCGAAAGGCAGTCGTCGGCCGGGTCCAGGATCGCGTTGTGGTCCCAGCAGATGACATGGCACATGCCGTTGATCACCCGTCCGTAGAAGTTCGGCGCCCGCCGCAGCAGCTTGGCCAGGTGGTTGTACAGCGCCTGCAGGTGCTCGCGGTTGTCGCAGTCGAACTCTTCGTCTGCGGCGAGTGTGGCGCGAAGATCGTCAGGGCCATCCGTCGCCCACGGGCCTCCCCATCGTGAGTCGATCGCGGAGAGCACCCAGTGAAGTTCGTCGGCTGCATCGATGTCGCGGGCGGAAGGGCGGGCCATCTTCATGCTGCACCTCCTTCCGTCCGTCCGTAGTAGCGCTCGACCTCCCGGACCAGCTCCAGCGCATCCAGATTGCACACGCTGTAGGACCGGTCCCAGGAGACGTACCTGATGATCTCCAGGGCCTTCGCACTGGGCATTTGCAGGCCCGCGGCGAGCGCCTTCGCACATGCCTGGCGATCTGCCGGGGGCTGGGGCGTTCGTTGGGCGGGCAGGGTGCCCGATGGAGGCAGCAGCCGTCCGTCCCAGTCGCCGCCCGGGTGCGGAAGCGTGCTGCCGTTGCCGCCGGGGCCGCCCCATTTCCATCCCTTGGGGGTCTTGCACCAGTATCCGCCGCCAATGGATGGCGCCTTGGTGCCCATGGGGGCGTCCTGCGGGGTGATATGGCTTTCCATATTCATGCGGGTGTCCGTTCTGCGCCAGTGGCGGGCGCGTTGGTCATTTGGCGAGCCCGTGTTTCGGCGGGCTCCGGCGTCAGGTACACGAGCCCTCGGGCCAGGCGCATGAAGTCGTATGGGGTGCCCTTCCAGATCCGCTCGGTGACCCATCCGTCTTCGCCTGGTGCTGGGGTGTAATGCTTCGTGTCCTTCGCGGGGGCAATGATCTCGGCCCCGTGCGCACCGCGCGCCGCCAGCAGCTCCCGGTGCCGGGCAAGGTAGAGCTGCCGCGCCGAATTGGGGCCCATGGGCTGCAGCCCGAAACTTGGGGTCGGCTCGATGCCGTCCAGCGATGGCCACCGGCCGCCGTCGATGTGCATCAGGTCACGCTGCTCCGTGCGTAGCGCCACGAGGTCCGCGTGCTTGACCTCTGCGGGCGTGGCCGCAGGCAGTCCGAATTGCGCCAGGATGGCGGCCTCCACGCGGCGCTCCAGCGCCTTGTACTCGGGCATGAGGCGTTTCAGGGGGCTGGACATGTCGCCCATGACCGCCTCCACGTCGTCGTGGTGCAGTGCGTGGAATGCGTGCTCTGGCGGCACCAGGTGGGAGACCAGGACAGCGTGCTGCGCGACCGAGTAGAAGCCGCGGCAGTGCCCGGTGAACCGGCAGAGGTGGGACAGCGCGTGAGCGATGTCCTCCACGCTGACGGGCGTGCTCTCCGGCTTGTCGAAACTGAAATACCGGCCGCTGGCCAGGAGGATGGTGGGCCCGACGGCTTGATCGCGGGCTTCGAGCTGGGCGAGTGTTTCGGTCATTGAGTATTTCCTTGTGGCGGGGGCTTGATGTCGAGCGCGCGAGGCCGCGAGAAGTACGCGGGCAGGTCGGCGGCGTTGTAGGTGTCCCAGAGCGCCTGGCCTTCCGGGCATCGGGTCTGGTTCTTGGGGCTCGCACCTGCGCTGATGCAGGTGCCGCAGCCGGCGTGGTGCAGCTGGTAGGCCTTGTCGGCCGCTTTCCAGTCGTCCTGGGGGCTCATGGCGTGGACGGCGGGAACCCGTCGTGCTGCTGGCCATCGAGCAGCCGGCCGGCGGCCTTTTTGCCCGCGCGCTGCATCCAGACGTGGTTGTCTCCCTCGGCAGACAAGTCGCTGCCGTTCTCGCCGAGGTCGGTGAGCCGGACGCGGGGCACGCCCTCGACCAGGGGATAGCCCATGCTCTCCGGGCCGCGCGGCACCCACTCGCCCCACTGCTTGAACAAGAAGGGAACGCCCGCCGCAGCGCACTGGTCGCGGACTGTGCGGGCCCAATCCGGATGCATGGGGCGTGCGCCCGGGCCACTCTCACCGCCGACGATCACCCAGTCGATGCGCCGCAGGCCGTCGAGGTGGTGCGTGTTACCGCTGGGGTGCTCGGCGCGGCGGCCCGTGTTTTCGGGCCAAGCGGCCAACCAGCGCAGCGATACGAGGGCCAGCAGCGGCTCGATGCTCAGGAACCGCACGCGTGCGGGCACGGCCAGCAGCTTCGGGATGTCGCGATCCACCTCCTTTTGCGTCACAACGGTGGCGCCAAGCCAGACGTTGTCCGGCCAGGGCCGCGCGGAATCCAGGTAAGCACCTGCGTACAGGTTTCGAGCGTTCCCTATCCGCTTGGTGAGCAGCAGCCAGTCCAGATGGGGAGTGGCTTCGATCAGGTCGAACAGGTCGCGGCGCCACTGCACCGGCACCGCGGTGTCGAACACGTCGGCCAAACTGGCACAGAACACGCGCTGCCGGCGTCCGTGCTTGGCGAAGAACTCTGCGGCGGCGGCATTCCAGGCCCGGGGCTTTGCCCAGTTGCTGGTGCTGGTGCGGCGCCGCGGCGCGTCCGGGCCCCAGTTGATGGCCGTGCCACCCGCGAACCGCGCATTGCGCGTCTCGGCGTAGCAGTGGTCGCAGCCCGGGCCCACCTTCTGGCAGCCTTCCCAGGGGTTGAATGTGTGATCGGTCCATTCGATCTTGCTGTTCTCGGACATACGGACTCCAGAAAAAGAAAACCCGCCGGGGTGGCGGGCTGGGTTGTGAGATGCGCCGGGGCTATCCCGGCGGCGCCGGCGCGTCGGCCCGGGCCGCGGCGCGCTGGTTGACCTGGCGCACGCAGTCCGCGCAGACGTGATGGGCCCTGAACGGGCGGGCTCCCTCGGCGGTCTTGTCCTTGTCGCAGACCATGCACCGGACCCGGGCCAGGTCGGCGAAGGTGAGGCGAGGGCGGCCCTTTGTGGGGCTCTTCATGATCTGCGCCAGGCGTGCGCGCGCATCGATTCCAGGGCGCGCTCCTGGCGGCGGATCTCCTGCTCGTGGTGTGCCCGGTCTGCCATGACGGCATCGAAGATGCGCGTCGCGACCTCCAACGGAGGCCCGTCGATCGTGAGGCCGGGGTGCAGCCCGGCCAGCAGTGCCAGAGCCTGCTCGTACTCTTCGACGGCCGGCGCCAGAGCGCGTCGGTTCCAGGCGGCGATGGCATCCGCCTTCGCCTGCTCCGGATTCTTTCGTATGGCCATCTGGTGCGCCCGTGCCGAGTACCCGCCGCAATAGCAGGCCATGGCGTAGAAGAACTCCGTGCCGTCTATGTTGTCGGGGCGCTCCACGATTGAAGGCTCGCCGCCGCAGAACGGGCACGGCGCCAGGGTGGTGTCGGTGCTCATTGGATGGGCTCCTGTTCCGCGCCGCAGAAGAGGCGCTGCATGTGGTCCATGGCGGCGCGGGCCTGGTCTTCCGACGTTAGCCCGGAGACGGTCATCTGCGCGAAGTAGGTGCCGTCTTTAGCCTCACCCCACACCAGCGAGACGACAGGCGTGAGGGCCTGTGGGGTTTCGGTGCTCATGCTTGTCCCTTCTGTCCCTTTGCAGCGCGGACCGCCACGGCGGATGCTGGCTCTGCGAAGGTCATGCTGATCGACACGGTGCCGGTGGGGTAGGCCACGCCGTTCGACCACATGAGCGCGCCAAACCGCTCTTCAATCATGTCGCGCACTTCTTCCCAGGTCATGCCGTCGATGCGGATGTTCAGCATGGCCGGTGTCTTTTCCATGATGTTCATGCTGCACCGCCTTCCTGCCGCGCGCGGGCGGCGACCATGGCATTGACGCTAGCAATCCAGTTCAGCACGGGGGCCATGGCGCCATCTGCGTCCTCGGTGTGCGGGCACTGGTAATGCCCTTGCTCCAAGAGCCAGTTGTCGAACGCATGGATGATGTTGAAGTTGTGTTCTGCCGCGTCCTCTGCCTGCGCGAGCGCCTCGTCAGCCGCCACGCCGATAGCCACGCACTTGTCTGCCACAGCGGTGAGCCCATCGTTGGAGCCGCGAAGCTTGTGGGTCACGTCGCGCAACCTTTCGGCGAAATTGCCGGGGCCGTGGTCCGGCGGCTCCGCCTCCGTTGGCACTGGCACCCCAGCCCTGTGCGATGAGCCATTCCAGCCCTGCGCGATGAGCCATGCCAACAATTCCTCAAGGGCTCCAAAGCACATCTCTGCGTCGGAGCCATCCCCATCTTGGAAGCCCCCGAACTGGGACGTTGCGATGTCCCGAGCTTTCATGGTGGGCGGCATTGGCATCTTGCCGAGGTTGACGTGCTCGCCGCTTGCACGAACGCCCACCACGTCCACGGTGTCCGCATCCGTTGGCGCTGCCCCTGCGGCGGGCGCCGGAGTTGCGTGCCATGCATCGCCCGGCTTGTGCTTGAAGTCGCCAGGATCGGCGCCATTGCACAGTGCGACGCGGTAGCACTGCAGCCAGTTCCGCTCGGCGAACTCGGCGCGCTGCTGCCAGCCCACGGCAGTACGCTGCAGCTGATCGTGCTCGGCGGCGGTGGGTGCGGCGGGCGCCTGGGGCGCTGCTGCAGCCTCTTGCAGCGCCACGTCGCCCTTGTGCTCGGCGTACTCGCGGGAGAGGGACTTGAGCGCATTGCTCGCCACGGCGCCGTTGTCTAGGATGCGTGCGCTACTGGTGCCGTCCCCGTTGGGCACGGTGTCGTAGTGCTTGCCGGCTGCGTACCAGCGCAGGGCCTCTTCTGCGGTCCAGTCGCTCCGCTCCAGATCAGCCGAGATGTCGGGCGCAATCGCTGCTGCTCCCGCATCCGCCTGGGGGCGCGGAGCAGAGCAGCGGCGGCGGACCTCCATGGCGAGGCGCCGGAAGGCGTCGAAATCCACGCCGTAGGACATGGTGGTCTCGAACGCGCTACGGGCGAGGTCTTCTGCCTCGGATTCATCCAGGACGGGCTCGGCCTCCTGGGCGGCCGGTGCTGCAGTGGTGAGGGCGTGCAGGCGGCGCAGTTCGGCGGCGATCTGTCTGCGTTCGATGTTGGTGATGTACCCATCGCTATTCACGATCGCGGCCAGGCGCAGGGCCTCGGATTGTGCCGCCCCGCGGGCGGCCGTGTTGTTGGTGTCCATGCTCACTCTTCCCAGTAGCTCATTCCTTCGTCCGCAGCGTCGGCGGGCGGCTCCCACTCGGACGGGTTCAGCCCGTGCTCTTCGGCCTGCTGGTCGGCGCAGGCCTCGGCGCTAGCCTTCGCGAACCGTGCGTCCGTTTCGGCGTTGAGGCCGGCGCGCGTCACGAATCGTTCCGCGCATTGCTCCACCCAGGTGGCGCGAGCGGCGGTGTGGTCGGTGGTGTCGGTATTGGTGGTCATGGCTGGGGCTCCAGGTAGATTTCCCGCGCGCGGGACGGCGCCATGGGCGTGGGCTTGGCGTACTTCCCGATGACCAGGGCATCAGCCTTGAGCTGGGTCCAGGCCCTGCTGCTGTTCTCGACGGTGGCATGTGGGCCGCCGTCGTAGAGCTTCCCGAGAGTGCCGTTCGGCTGGCGGTAATAGGGTGTCGTGCGTGCCAAGCCTTCCGCAGCTTCTGCTGGCACGGCGATGCACTCGGAGCTGGTGCAGATTTCCCGCGCCTTCTCGGCGGAGTACCGCCCCGCCTTGGTGGTGCAGATCGTGTAGCCCTTGCTCTCCGGCTTCCACCAGCAGATGTGTTCGTACGACTTGCTGGTGTGGCCGACGTGGGCGATGAGGTATTCAGGCATGGTGGCTCCTGTTTCGTGGATCAGTGCCCGCAGGGCAGGCCTTGGCCCTCGGCGGGCCGGTGGGTGATAGGGGCGCCGCAGCTCGCGCAGCGAAGGTGGGTCTGGCGCTGCTGCCACCACAGATCCCGCGCGCGGGCCGCGGCGCGCAGCACCTTGGGCAGCGCAGCCCGGGCGCGGCTTTCGGCCAAGGAGGCGGGCGTGCTCATGCCTGGATCTCCGGGAAGGGCTCCACGCGGCCGTCCGGCGGCGTATAGGGCTGATCGGTGGTGGCTTGGGACATGGGGCTTCCAAAAAAATGCCCGCTGGTGCGGGCGGGGTTATGCGGCGACGGCCATCCAGGCCGTCTCGTGGCCGAAGTTCGCGCGGACCAGCGCCTCGGCCTGCGGCGGGCTGACGCTGTTCCCGCACATGCGGACCTGCGCCGTGGCGGTGAGCGGGATGCGCTGCACCTCCAGCGGGTGGGCTGCCTGCTTTCCGCCCGCGAAGAGCAGGGCAGGGTCCGGGATCTCGTGGATCACGTAGTCCTCGGGGAAGCCCTGGGCGCGGAACAGCTCCACCGGCTTCAGCATGCGCAGCGTGATGTCCACCAGCACCCACCACTGGCCCGCGTGGTGCATCAGCACCAGGGCGGCCGGGTCGGGAAACTGCTCGGGCAGGTGCGTGTGCAGCAGCTCGGCGCACTGCCGCGCGCGGGCCCGGTGTTCCGGCGCCAGGCAGTCGGCTGGCACCTGCACGGTCTGCACGAGGCCCATGCGCGCCTTCGTCGGCACGGTGTGCATCGGCGCGCCGCAGGCGCTGTCCTGGCCGCCCTCGCTGTAGTACTTCACCAGGTAGGCCGTCACCAGGCGCTGCTGCGCTCCGCTGCTGGTGATGGTGCTGGCCGGGGCTCCGACGGGCCGGCCGTCGCCGTCGTAGAAACCGCCGTTGGCCTGCTCCAGCATCGCGGCGACCATGCCCATCTGAATGCCGGTGCTGGGGCGGCTGGGTGTCCCGCCGGCTGTCACGGTACGCAGGGGCTCGTCCATGCCCGAGCCCACGGACCCGGTGTTGAACTTCGTGATGTGCATCGCCGCCATGGCGTGGTGGCCGCCCGTGGTGATGGTGGCCAGCGGCGTGTCCGCCGTCGCGCCCGGGTGCCCGGTCGTGTTGGTGACGATCGCGGCCGCCAGCACGGCGCCGGCCAGGGCGTGGTGCGTGCCGCCGGCTGATACGGTGGACAGCGGCTCCCGGGTGTCGTCACCCTGCAGGTGCTGCTCGCTCGTGCCGCGGAGCGGGGCGATCACCGGTGCCACGGCCGAGAAGTGGCCGCCCTTCACCTGGGCGCAGATCGTGCGCAGGGGCTCGTCGGCCGCCATGGTCCGTTGGTTGCTGCTGTTGGCGTGCTCGGTGAGGAATGGCGTCATGACCGGCGCCGCGAGCGCGCCCTGCGATCCCAGGCCCGTCACCGTCCAATACGGCTCCTCGGCGCCGCGCACGCGCGGCTGCTGGCCCGCGCGCTCACCGTTGCGGGTGTTGACCATGTAGGGGGTCAGCACCGGTTGCGCGATGCAGCTGTCCGCCTTGGCCGTGATGGTCTGCGCGGGAGCGTGCACGCTGCGCGCGGGGCTCTGGCCCATGCGGCCGCCCACGCCCACGATGAAGGGCGACGCGCTGGTCAGGACGTGCCGGAACAGGCCCTTCGCGACGCGGCGCTGGGTGTTGGTGGCCAGCGGCCGCTGGCGGTCGAAGATGCTGGCCGCCTCCAGGCTGAAGTCGATGCAGTCGGCCGCCGTGCGATAGGGCGCCAGCTTGCCGGCGAGCACGCGGCGATCGGTGGGCGCGGCGTGCGTCTGCTCGGGCCACTGGATTGGCAGGCCGTCGCGGCGCGCGATCAAGAACAGGCGCTTGCGAATCGTCGGCGCGCCGTTGTCGCACGCGCGCAGCTCGCGCCAGTCCACGGCATACCCGTGCGCGCGCAGCTGCCGCACGAAGCTCTGGAACGTCTTCCCCTTCCGCGCGGGGTCCGGGCGGGCGGTGCCGTCGGCTCCCACCAGCAGCGGGCCCCAGGTCTGGAATTCCTCGACGTTCTCCAACATCAGCACGCGGGGCTTGCAGAGCGCCACCCAGCGCATGCCCACCCAGGCCAGGCCGCGGATGTGCTTCGCCACGGGCGTGCCGCCCTTGGCCTTGCTGAAGTGCTTGCAGTCCGGCGACAGCCACACGAGGCCCACCGGCTGGTTCCCCGTCACGGCGATGGGATCCACCTCCCACACGCTCTCGCACAGGTGCTGGGTGTGCGGGTGGTTGATGGCGTGCATGGCCAGCGCCTCGGGGTCGTGGTTGATGGCGATGTCCACGGGCCTGCCGAATGCGGCCTCCAGCCCGGTTGACGTGCCGCCGCCGCCGGCGAAGTTGTCGATGATCAGCTCGCCGGGGAATGCGAGCGGGAGGGTGAAGGCGTCACGCTTCATGCGGGCTCCAGAAACGAAAAAGGCCCGCGGTTGCGAGGCGACGGGCCTGGGTTGCGAAGTAATATGGCGCTCTACAACAGAGAGGGTAAAAATGAATGCCGATCAACTTTTGGACGCAATGGCTCGAGCTGTCGAAATGGCGAAGCCTGCGCAGGAATACTGCATAGCAGCGACCAGAGACTACTGGTGGACGGTATGCATGACAAAAGCGGAATGGTCTGGATGGGTCCAGGCCGTGGGTTCAATCTTGGCATTGGCAGTGGCTATAGCTGCGCCATTAATTGTCGAGTGTTTCCAGCGGTGTAAAGAAAGACGGGCGGAACTTGCTGCAGCGGACCTATCAATACGGTTTCATACGAGCATCTTCGAGACTAACGAAGGGATGCTAAGGGCGGCAACCGGGCATTTGCCTGAAACTGGTAAATCCCCGCGCGCAGACGCCGAAAGGCAGGTTTTTGGATCAATTGACGCTCTGCGAGCAGTGCCGTACGACGAAATAAAGGTGATCGCGTTGATAGACGAGGTATTGGCGCGGGATCTCGTCGACTTTCATTGCGAGTTGGAGTCGCTGCGCGGCGTTCTGGCTAGAAATCCAGCACGAATGGAGCCGCTTGCAAAAACGCTGGACTTTTATCTGAGAAAACTCACTGCCATTACAGGCCGCATTCGTGACCGGACCATTAACTACTAAATGTAAGGGAGCGCGAGTTACTGAATTGAGCATGGGGCGCACGCGGCGCCCTGTGCTCATGGGCCTGGCTTATCCGGCGTTGGGGATGCCGTTCAGGATCTGCAGGCCGGTGTCCTTGGCGATCTGCTCGCGCAGCTCCAGCACCGCGCCCTCGATCACCTTCTGCGGGCGGATCAGCTCCAGCCACATCACCAGGTTGCCGCCGTCCTGAATGCGGTAGCGCAGCCGCACGTCCACGCGCCACTTCGCGCCGTTCTCGAACACGGGAATGGCGAGGCTGAACTGCTCGGGCACCTGAAGCTGGCCCTGGAGCGCGCTGCCCTGCACGTACTCGTCGTACGTGAATTGCGTGCTGCCATCGGCCAGACGGATCGCGGACTTGAAGTCCACCTTCTTCTTGGCCTCGAGCGTGCGGCACACCTCCAGCAGCGTGGAACCGTCCGGGCTGCCGGGGTGCCCGTCCTTGGGTTCCAGGAATGCCACGTCCACCAGGTTGTTCTCGATGAACTGGGCGAGGTCCACCTGGTTCTGCTTCTTGCCGTCCATGCCGGTCCAGGCTGCCCACTCGGGGGCCAGCGGCGCGTTGTACCGCGCGCGGTGATCGCCCCAGCCAGCCTCGGCCGCGTGGTGGTTGAAAACCGCCGTGAAGGTGGGCGGGTCGATGGTGCTGAACAGCCGGGTGTCCTCGCCCTTCTGGTCGTTCACCACGGCCACGAACGACGCTGCATCGTTCAGGACCGTCGTGCCCTTCTTGCGGGTTGGGGCTGGCAGCAGCTCGGGTATCAGGCCGACTTTGAAGCCTTCGGGCAGGATTACCAGCGGCGTGCCGTACACGTCGCGCACGTGCTGGTGGCTGGCTGCGATGGCTTCGTGCGCCGCGGTTTCGGTCTTGGTTTCATTCATGTCCATGGGTTCTCCTTGAAATGGACGGGTGGGGGAGACGGGATCAGTGGGTGACGGGATCAGTGGGTGACTGCGCGCAGGGGCTGCTTCGCCTCGGGCGCTACGCTGCGCACCCCACCCTGCTGGGCGACGGATTCCTGGTTCACGTCGCGGACGCCGTCCAGGGTCTGCTGGCGCGGATCGGTGCGCTGCAGGTTGTTGTCCGCGGTCGCGAAGAGGATGGTCTTGCCGCGCGTCGGCTGCGGCAGCTTGGTCTTGACCTCGGCATCGATCTCCATCTGGCCGGCCTTGCCACCGATGGGGCGCATCTTGATCTTGATGACCATCTCGCCAGCCTTGCCGGTTTCGGTGGTGGCGTGCACGAGGTCGTTGAGGCCGTCGGTCGCCTCCTCCGCCACCGACGGAACGGCGTTGGCGAGGAAATCGACCACCGACTGGCGCTTGGCCTGCAGGGTGGGGTTGATGAGCTTGGGCACAGTGCTCTCCAGGTGATGGCCCGCGCGCGGCGGGCCGGTTGAGGGAAGGGGGCGGTCAGCGGGCGCGCAGGCACTGAACGGTGGTGGCGTCGATCCAGGCGGGCGTGGTGCCGGGCTCGCATGCGCGGGCCGCCGCGGCGGCGCGGCGCTGCTCTGCGGCTTCGACCTGGGCCTGCTCGGCGGCCGCGCGGTGGCGGGTGTCCGCCTGGCTGTCGTCGTGCTGGGCCCAGATCAGCAGCCCGAAGGCCAGGACCGCCAGCGCGGCGGTGCCGAGGAACGTACTGGGGGCCTCCGCGGGCGGGGCTTGCGTGGTGTCGCGCATGGCGGGGTGGTGGATGTCCATGGGGTTCTCCTGAAACGAAAAGAGCCCGCACGCGGCGGGCTCGGAGCGGCGAGGCGGGTCAGGCCTCCAGGGTGTCAAAGAGCGACGGCATGCTGGCCTCACGCTCGGCCGCCTGTAGGTAGTGCACCTGGTCGGCGAAGTAGCCCGGGTTCAGTTCACTCCCGCCGGCGCGCCGGCCGAGCTTGATGGCGCGCACGCCGACCGTGCCGAGCCCGTGGAACGGGTCATATACCTTCTCGCCACGCATGCTCCAGCGTTCGATCGCGCGGTCCACGATGTCGAACTGCAGCGGGCAGATGTGCTTCTCGACGGACCGGTTGGCTTGTTCCCCGTTCAGGGTTCGCATGCGCGCGATGTCGGTCCACACGTTCGGGTCGGGGCTCCCGGGCTGCAGGCAGGCGAATTCGCGGGGCAGGGCGCCGCGCTCCTCCAGCTGCTCGCCGATGGCAACGTGGCGCCGGTAGTCGTAAATACGCCGCAGGCTGTCGTCCGTGAAGAACTTGGCCAGCTTGCCCGGGCCCATCGCCGCAATCTCCTCGGCAGCCAGCAGCCGGTCGCCGCTCGAGCGCCAGTAGGCATGCGCGTCGATCTGCCAACGGCCGAGGCTGTAGTCCGCCTTGGCCCGGGCCACCGGCACATCGGCATACCCGCGCGAGAGGTCGGTCTGGGGCTTGAAGAACACCAGCAGGTACTCGCTGCAGCCCGTGCCCATCTTGGTGCCGTCCTTGCACATCTCCGAGTAGGTCAGGCGGTAGGTCTGGTTGTTCTCTCGCACCACATCGGTGGTGATGGTCACGATGGCCAGCTTGTGGAAGCCGTGCTTGCGCAGGTGCATGGACGCCTCCTCGTGGAAGTAGTCCATGCTGGGCCGTCCCAGACCGGTCACGTTCCCGAACAGCACCCGGTCTTTCACATGGATCGCCGCGATCCGCCCGGGCTTCAGGATCCGGTACAGCTCCGGCGTCAAGAAGTCCATCTGCTCCCAGAAGTGCGCATTGCCCTCCGTGTGCCCGAAGTCGTTATAGCTGGGGCTGTACTCGTAGTGGTTGGCGAACGGGATGCTGGTCACGATCAGGTCCACCGAGTTCTCCGGCTGCTCGCGAGCCTCCAGCACGCAGTCGTTGTGGGCCACCTCGAAGAGGTCGCTCTTGACCACCCGCCGCTTCACACCGATCGTCCTGGCCAGCGTCTCGTGCATGGCCAGCTGGTCCAAGCCGTAGGTGCGGATCAGGTTACTCATCTGGGCCTGCACTTCGTCGTGCTGCCGCCACTTCTCCTGCATCTTGCGCAACACCTCCCGTTCGGCCTCGGTGTGGATGATGTCGATTCGCACCGGCTTGGTCTGCCCGAAGCGGTGCACGCGGTGGATGGCCTGAATGAAATCGCGGAACTTGAAGCCGATGCCAGCGAACACCTCGCGGTGGCAGTGCCGCTGGAAATTGCAGCCCGCGCCGGCGATGACCGGCTTGGTGGACAACAGCCGGAAGGCGCCATCGCCGAAGCCCACGATGCGGTCCTCTCGCTCATCCAGATCCTGCGTGCCCCACACGCTCACGGCCTCCGGGATCGCATCCTGCAGGGCGTGGCGCTCGTCTTCGAGGTCGTGCCAGATAACGAAGCTGTCCCGAGGATCCGCATCCACGATCTCGCGCACCTTGTCGATCCGCGCGGGCATGCTGGCCCGCTTCTCGGCCGCGGCGGCCGACAGGCCCAGGGCCACGTCAGGGATCAGTAGGCCCTGGCCGCTCTTCTCGGCGCCGGCCGTCTCGTAGTTGCTCGGCACCTCGTGATAACGCACGTCCAGCGCCGGCAGCGCATAGCCTGCATCGGAGTGGCCCAGATCGCTCGGGCGCTGGATGAAGACTGCCCAGGACGCCACCCACAGCCAGAATTCCTTTTCCTTGTGAGGGTACAGGGTGAGGTTGCCGGCCTGCTCGCTGTCGCGCTGGAAGAACCGGGTCAGGGCTTGGCCCGTGTCCATCACCCCCAGGTAGCCGGCGTAGTGGATCAGCTCCTTGTACCGGTTCGGGCTGGGCGTGGCGGTCTGCACGAACTTGAACTCCACCGGCGCGAAGGCGGGCAGGAACTCCTGGTAGGTCTTGCTGCCGTAGCTGCGCAGCACATCCGCCTCGTCCAGGTTGGATGCGATCCACCGCGCGGGGCTGATGTTGCCCTCGCGGATGGCCTCGTAGTTGGTGAGGTAGATGGTGCGCTCATCGTCGATCTCGCTGTCCCGGCGGACGAAGCGCACGTCGATGGCGTGGGCACCATGAAAGTGCTCCGCGGCCTGGCCGATGAACTCGTGGCGCACGCCCAGCGGCGCGACGATGCCGCGAATGCCGGGCCGGCGCGTGCCCACCAGGCGCATCAGTTCCAGCGCCGTCACGGTCTTGTGCAGGCCGAAGCTCGCGAAGATAGCCCGGCAGCCGCCCTTGGCCGCCCAGCGCACGATGTCGCGGGTGTGGGGCTTCAGCTTCGGGTTCACCTCCGCGGGGTCCACGTCGAAGCCGGCGAAGCTGGCGAGCTTGATCTTCTTGCGCAGGAAGTCCAGGTAGGGATCGGTCATGTTCAAGGCGAAATAAATGCCCACCGAAGGGCTGCAAGGGGAAGAGAGAGAGGGAGGGAGGAGAGCCCCCGGCCCGGCTGGGAAGGTGGTGGGCCGCGTCAGGCCGCGGTGATGGGCTGCCACGGTTCCATGGGCGAAAGGCGTTGCCAGGCAGTGATGCCGCCGTCGCACCGGTCAGCCCGGTACTGCTCGAGCGTCCAGAGCACATCGGCAACGGTCCGCAAGAACGTTGGCACGGGACCGAAGCAGCTCGGGCCGATGAGGACGAAGTTTTTCCCTTCCGGGTCGCGGTAGGGCAACACGAAATCGTCAGGCATGCGAGGCTCCGCAGACGGGGCCCCGAGCGGGGCCGGGGTTGTAGAAAGACCGCTGCCCCATCGGGGCGTACCGGGGGAAGAGAGGGAGGGAGGAGGAGAACTCCCCGGCGCGGTGAAAGGCGGCCCTGAGCAGGACGCCGGAAATGTGTGTCAGCCCTCGTTGGGGGCTTCCTCGCCAGCCCAGGTAGCGAAGCTCGAGAGGTAGAGGTTTTCGCGCCGGCCGTTCTGCTCGAAGAGCACACCCGGTGTGCCCGCTGGAGGCTTCGTCCAGCCGTGCCAGCAGCGCGGCACATGTTTCGGGCCGATGGCGATAACCGTGCGGCGCGTGCGGCCCTGACCGCGGTTCACATAGGTTTTTCCGACCTGGATTTCTTTGGGGCTCATGATGATCGAGTGCCGGCTGCCGGCCGGTGAGGGAGGGGAAGAAAAAGCCGCGTGGATGCGCCCCAAGAAGAGAGGGAGGGGGAGGAGACGGGGCGCGCGGCTGGAAAGCAGAAACGCCCTCTACGTGAGGGCTCTTGTGTCTTTGCCCTCCAAAGAGAGCGGGGTGGTTAGGCCTCAGACTTCTTGCGCTCTTCGCGCAGTTCCTTCTGGGCCTTCCGCCGTTTTGCGGGCGGCAGTTCGTACGTCGCCAGCATTTCCCTGTCAACGGTCGTTCCCGGGATCATCTCCAGGGCTTCTGCCATGTACTCACGCCAGCTAGTTATCTGTCCAGTCTTTGTGTTGTACATGCCGCCGGTAGCTTTGCAATTCGTGACCGCGAAGTTCACGCGTTGCGCAAGCTGAAAGGCAATGTGCTTCCAGTCAGGTGCAGGAGCTTGCTCCGTTTGGTTCTCTTCCATGTATCTCTCCTGGTTAAAAAACCTCAACCCTGCACGCAGGGCTCAGGTTTTGCCTTTGCAGGTGCGTGTCACCCATACGGGGCACTGGGCCGCACGCTTCGATGATGGTCCTCGCTACTTTCCCGAGGTGGTCAGCGCTCGCGCGCCGGTCGTTCTTGCTCTTGGCCTCCCGTGATGCCGCACCGCCGTATCGAACCCAGCGGATGGATTTCGCAGTGCATCGGCAGCCGGTCGTTTCCTTCCTTCGCCATATCTCGTTCGCGTTGCCTTATCCCATCCGGGGGCAGAGCGCTACTAGCCTTCGCACTGGCGACCTTTTCTATTCCGCTGCCGCCCGCGGGTGAACGTGTCGGGCTGCTCTCGATCGATTGGCCCCGTCGCTTCCCGTTGTCCGGGGCGATGAGGAATTATCAGAAAACCGTTATTTCGTGTCAACGGAAATCCGTTATTTGGCTGGTATCTAGGTGTTACTACTTAGAACGGCGCTGGCGACACCGCGATCGATACAGGGCCCAGACCGGAATAAACGAGTTGTTCAGTTGCTCGCACGCGCACCTCGAACCATTCACGCTGCCTTTCGCGCACCTCGTATGCATCCGCGGGCAGCGGAAGAACGACCTGTTCGGGAACTCCGAACCAAGGCGGCAGGTGGAGGAGGGTGGGGTGGTCATCCGGCGGATTGCCAGTCCAAGTGATCGATGTGGTCATCACGCTCATCCTCAAAGGGGTTGTAGGGGGCCGCAGCTGCGGCGACCTGCATGCGCTGCAAAAGCGGTTGGGCATCGGTAGGATCAAACGCACACATCCAGGATTGGGGCCGCCATACGGGGGACGCTTTTTTCGATCTCCGCCCGCAGTCTTCCCGACCTACAAGGTGCATCACGCCATCGACCCGGCGCAGGCGCGCCCACTGAAGGGATAACAGGAGAGGTTTGCCGCCCCGGTCCTCAAGAAGGTGGGCCTCCCACCTCACGCCATAGTCGTCCAGGGGCACCTGCTGGTACACAAGCCAGCCGAGCATCGGTTGGCGTGCGAGCAGATCCCTAGCCAGCACCCGGCGGCCATTGCTCCTGAGCGGATAGACATACACAAACACTGTTTAAATATACAGTTATTGCGCCGCATTGGAAACGGTAGGCCGATCGTCGGCGTCCTAACATGAGGGGGCGGAATCCCGGTGCCGCGACGGCGCGACTGGCTGGGGCGCTGCAAAAACTGGAGCGTGGAATGCTCGCGCGTTCCGATAGGCGGAGGGCGGGCGTAAAAAAGCCCGCTCGCGGCGGGCTCAGGCGGGGGTGCTGCATCAGCACCGAGCTTTGATCTTTCGGCGGGGGACAGGGTGGGCCACGTAATAGACCCAGGTGACTTCCTCAAAGCTGTAGAAAAGCACGTCCATGGAGTTGTAGCTTCCGAGACGCCAGCCTCCGCGACGTGAAAGCAGGCGCTTGAGGATCGTCTGTCCGTCAACAAGACGCACCAGTACATCGTCTTCGATTTCGGGCTCGGTATCTGGTTCGACCAAGGCGTACTCACCAGGGTTGTAGCGCGGGACCATGGATGGCCCCTCCACCCTGATCAGGAAGGCCCGCGGATCGTTCGTAGCAACATCCGCGCACTCGTCCGTACCGCCCACAGGGAAGTCCCCATCGGTCCATAGTCTCTCCGGCATCGCTCCTCCATTTCCCCGGCCCACCACGTAGACCGGCCGCACCTTGGTTGTCTCGTACGGAGTGGCATTCGTCGGCGTAGCTGGCTGGGAGAGCATCTGACCCTCGCCGGTTGCAAGCCAGTGCGCATCGACCCCGCACGCTCTGGCATAGACCGGCGTGTCCGCCGAGCCATTGCCAGTTCTCTCTGCTGTCGAGATTGTGCTCTGGGCGATGCCGGTGATCTTGGAAAGTTCGACCTGAGACAGGCCTGCGTGGTTGCGGGCGGCGCGGAGCCGAGAGCCGTATTCGGTTGCCATGGCGCGCACTCTACGGAGTTCCGATAACAGAAATCCGTTGGTAAAATAACGGAAATACGTTATCTTCATCGCCATGCAGTGGAACACCGTTATCGCAGAAATCCAGGCCCGCCGGGGCTGGACTCAGCCCCAGGTTGCCCGTGCCGCCGGATGTGCGCAGGCCACGATCAGCGACTTGGCCACAGGGAAAACCACTGAGCCTCGCTTCGCGCTCGGGCAGGCGCTGCTCAAGCTGCACCGCGCCAGTATGCGCAAGGCGCCCCTCCCAAAGGAGCAGGTCCGTGCCGAGCCAGCCGGCCAGGGTGCCCCGATCGCCTCCCAGACGGAGGTGAGCCATGGCTAAGCCCGTGCCACACGTCTCGTGGTTCCTGATGCGGGGGCGCATGCAGCGCGCGCGTGCTCCTACTCGTGCAGCGCGAAGCCAGCGCGAGTCGTTGCAACTGGTTGAACGCACCGGCGCAGTCCTGGCGGCTATGCAGGACGCTGTGTGTCCGCCGGCCGCCCCAGTTGAAACGCTGCGTCCCGCGGTTCCCGGACCCGTCTCCATCACCTTCAGCGAGTTTTCAACTGGAACTGTGCATATCGAAGCCGGCGACAGGGTTCTCGCGCTCTGCTCGGAAGAGTTCCGACAGCTCAAAGCGCTGATGGCCCTGAAGCCGGTAAAGCATGAAAAGGCCGTGACGGAGACGGCCCCCAGCCCACCCCTACAACCACCACCGGCCGCCGCATGAGCACGACCCCAGAAGACCACGACGACCCCATGTTCGCCCGAGGCATTGCCGGGCCCCTCGGCAAGCTGACCTGCGACGCCAAGACCAAGATCGATGAAGTGACCCACGAGTTGTGGCTGCAGCACTGTGCTTCGCGCGGGCTGGACACCGCCGGGGTGCTGCGCGACTGCATCTACGCGCTGGTGCACGGCAAGACGTACCGGCAAATGGTGGTAGACAAGATCAGCCATGACTCGAAGCGTATCGACGCGCTGGCGAAGCTCATAGGGCCGTTCGGGGTCCCCGAATCGGAGGGCGCCGGGCAATGAACGCGATCCTCGCCACCACGGGGGCGATGCCCCTCACCATGAGCAGCCGGGAGATCGCCGAGCTGACCGGGAAAGACCTGTCGCACGTCAACCGCGACATCCGCACGATGCTGGACGCCCTGCGGGATGATCCTGAACTGGATCATGTCCGGGAGGACAAGGATGCCCGGGGCTACACCACGGCGTTCCACCTCGGCCGGGAGCTGACCTATACGCTGCTGTCGGGCTACAGCCTGCCGCTGCGCCGCCGCGTGGTCGCGCGCTGGCAGGAGCTGGAGGCGCAGGCCGCCCCCGCGGTTCCGCGCACGATGGCGCAGGCCCTGCGCCTGGCCGCCGACCAGGCGGAGCAGATCGAGCTGCAGAGGGCCCAACTGGAGGAGGCAGCGCCGAAGGTCGAGTACGTTGACCGGTACGTGGCCGCGAACGGCGCCAAGGGCTTCCGGCAGGTTGCCAAGCTCCTGCGGGCCAACGAACACGAGTTCCGCGCATTCCTCCAGGAAGAGAGGGTCATGTACCGCCTGGGCGGGGAGTGGACCGCCTACCAGAGCCACATCGACGCAGGGCGCTTCGTCGTGCGATCGGGCGTGGCCACGGCCACCGAGCACGCCTTCAACACCACGAAGTTCACCCCGAAGGGCGTGGAGTGGGTCGCGGGGCTTTGGGGCAGGCATCAGGCGCGGAAGGCGCAGGGGGCGGCGTCCCAATGAGCACGATCGTGATGGCGGCCTGCTGGCCGCTGCAAATGAGCGGGACCCAGAAGGCCGTGCTGATCTCGCTGGCGGACCAAGCCAACGACCAGGGCGTGTGCTGGCCCGCGGTGGAGACGATTGCCGAGCGCACCTGCGCATCGGCGCGTGCGGTGCAGGAGGCGTTGAAGTGGCTGGAGGAGCACGGTGCGATCACCCGGGAGCGGCGCAGCCAGCGCAGCACCATGTACACGGTGACGCCGTCAGCCTTCACAGGTAAGGCATCCAAGCCGAGCCACTACGTCTATCGGATCGAGCACAAGCCATCGGGCCGGTTCTACATCGGCCTGCGCAGCAGCCTATGCCTCCCAGAGGATGACGACTACTGGGGCTCCGGGGCTGCGGCTGTCTGGATCCAGAAGAACAAGGCGGATTGCGTGCGCACGGTGCTGGCTGTGCTGCCCACCCGTCGAGAGGCGGCGGAGTACGAGGTGCTCGAAACGGAAGCAGCGATCCGTGACTCGCTCTGCATGAATCGGCGAGTGGCTGCGGGCGATGGCGGCCGTCGTGCTGCCGAATTGATGGGTGCAGATGGCGCACCCGCAGATGGCGCACCTGCAGCACATGCACCCGCAGAATCCGCACCCGCGCCAAATGCACCCCTTGGTGCGGATGGCGCGCCTGTGGGTGCAGCAGGCGCACCCACTAACCCGCAGATGGCGCGCTTTGAGGGTGCAGCAGGCGCACCCGAACCATCATTGAACCGTAATAGGAACCACCAGAGAACCACCAATGAACCATCCCCGCCTGCCCGGCAGGCGGGCTCGGCCGGGGCTGGCGGCGAGGAGGAAACGGCGCTGCAGGCGGCATGCCGGACCACGTGGGCGGCATACACCGAGGCCTACGAGCACCGCTACGGCGTGAAGCCGGTGCGCAATGCCCCGGTCAACGCGAACGTCAAGACGCTGGTGAAGAGGCTCGGCCACGACGAAGCGCCGCTGGTGGCCGCGTGGTACGTCGCCAGCGTGAACGAGGCGTTCGTGGTGAAGAACTCGCACAGCGTGGGGGTGCTGGTGAACCAGGCCGAGGGCTATCGGACGCAGTGGGCTCGAGGCCAAGCGGTGACGGGCACGGCTGCGCAGGCCGCCGACAAGACCAGCGCCAACGCTGACGCCATCGAGGAGGCGAAACGCCTGTCGCGTGAGCGGGCCGCCCGTCGCGCAGCTCAGAGCGGGGAGGGCTGCAATGCTTGACGAAGACGCACGCGACTGGCTCGCCGAAGAGCTGGGCGCCACCATGGAGCTGGCCGGCCAAGCCATTCGCCCCGCCGCGCTGAGCCTGCTGATGGACGATCTGGCGCACCTGCCCAAGCCGGTGCTGCAGATGGCCCTGGCCCGCATCCGGGCCGAGCACAAGGGCGCGATCCTGACAGGCACGGTGCTGCAGTACGCGGACCACGCCCTGGGCCGCCTACTGCCCGCCGAGGCCTACGCCCTGGCCATGAATAGCCAGGACGAACGCGCCACGGTGGTATGGAACAACGAAATCGCGGAGGCCTGGGGGCTGGCCGCGCCGCTGCTCGCCGCGGGCGACAAGTTCGGCGCGCGGCAGGCTTTCATGGAGGCGTACGCACGCATCACCGGCGAGGCCCGGGCCACGCGCAGGCGGCCGCAGTTGCAGGTCAGCCTGGGCTACGACGCCGAGGGGCGCACCCGGGCCGTGCAGGAAGCCATCGCCGCCGGCCGCCTGCCCGGGGGGCTGGAGACACTGCCCGACGATGTGCGCGAGCAGCTGGCCCTGCCGGCGCCACGCGCCGCGCTCGCATTGCCAGCGCCCGACGTGCAGGCCGACAGCCCGGCGAAGGCGGAGGCGCTGGCGAAGCTGCAGACGCTGCGCGCGCTGCTGACCCGCGGCATGCCCCGGGCCCAGCGCCTCCTCAAGGTGCGAGCGTGGCAGGACCGCCGGCGGACCCGTGCGCTCAAGGCCGTCGCTCAGCAGCGCGTGGACGCATTCCAGGGCACCAAGCCATGATGAAGATGGAATTCACACGCGATGCTGTGCTCGCCAGGATCACCGAGGGGCCGGTGCGCACGCTCGACCTGGCCGGCTCCCGCAACCATGAAGTGCGCCAGCGCCTGCGCGCCATCCTGGAAGCGTTGAAGGCGGAAGACCTGATCCGCAGCGTCTACATCGAAGGCATCCCCCATCTGGTGCTCAAGGACTGGGACTTCACCGACGAGCTGAAGCTCGAGATCCTCACCAACCGTAGCCGCAGGATGATGGATGGCTGTCTGGAGTGGCCGGGGTATCTGGACCCCAGGCGTGGCCCCATGGCCTGCATCGGGAAAGACAGTGCGCCCACGTCGGTGCGGCGGACCATCTGGCAAATCAAGCGCGGCCCGCTGGGCTACCAGCAGACAGTGCGCGTGGATTGCGAGAACGATCGATGCGTCGAGTACCAGCACATGTACCTCGGACGCCGCGAAGACAAGGCGATCGGGAAGTCCGTTACTCAACTGCAGCGGGCGCGGATCGCACGCGCGAAGCAACGCACGGGAAAGCTGGACTGGGAGAAGGTCCGTGCCATCCGCGCCCGCATCGATGCTGGCGCCACAGATGGTGAACTGGCGCGGGAGTACGGCGTGGCAAAGCCGACGATCGCCGACGTGCGCAAGCACCGGTCATGGCGCGAGGAAGGCGGCATGTTCACCGCGCTGATCGCCCGGAGGACGGCATGAGCAAGATTTTGGGCATCGACCCGGGCATGGACACCGGCCTCGCCACTTTCGAGGGCGGGAAGCTGGTGGCGCTGGACACGATCACGCCGCTTGAGCTGGAGCGCACCATCCGCGCTGCCCGGCCGGACTGGGTGATCTACGAGGACTCACGTCTGCAGAGTCGCGCCTGGAACGCGCACAGCAAGGCCGCGAAGGGCGCCGCCCTGGCCACGGCGCGCGACCTGGGGACGGTGGATGCGTGGTGCGGCCTGATCGACATGATCTGCAAGGAGCTGGGCATAGCCGCCCAAGGCATCAGCCCGGCGGCCAAGGGCCCGAAGCGCGCCGCCGAGAACTTCAAGGCCTACACCGGCTGGCAGGGCCGGTGCAATCAGCACGAGCGCGATGCTGCGATGGTGGGATGGACGTTCCGCCAGGCAGCCCCAGAGAAGAAGGCGAGGGCGGCATGAGCACGACGCACGACTACACCTCCCCAACCTGGGGCCACAACATCACCTTCATCACGGTGAGCGAGGACGGAAAGACGGCGTCCGTGGTCGGCCATGGCCTGGGCGTGAAGGTGGGCGACTACCTGATCCTGGCGAACGGTCCGCGCGCCACAACCCGCTACCGCGTCGTGAAGCTGAAACGGGCGCGCCCGGCCGACTGCTGGCGCGCGCGCATCGAGTTCGCCCCGCGCGAGGAGGCACCGGCATGCTGACCCGCACCAAGCCCATGAGCCGCGGCACCGTGGGGCTCAAGCGCTCGCGGTTCGCCTCGGCCTCCCGGGGGCTGCCCGCGGCGGAGCCAGATCGCGCGGAGCGCCTGGCCGCGCGCGCACGTGCGGCGATGGAATCTGCAGCGTTCACGCTCCAGCTGAAAGCGCTCCAAGCGCGCCGGCCCGCGTTCGCCCCGGCTGTGGTCCATGCGCTGGTGGACCCGCAGGCGGTGCCCACCACCATTCCGAAGGAGGAGCTGCTGCGCAGCGAGCCCTACCGGCGCCTCGTCGCTGCGATGCCCTGCAAGGCCTGCGGCCGCCACGGCCACAGCCAGCATGCCCACGAGAACCAGGGGAAGGGGATGGGGCTCAAGGTGGACGACCGCCGGGGCTTTCCGCTCTGCACGGTGGCGCCCGGCCGCGTGGGCTGCCACGAGCTGTTCGACCAGTACCAGCTGGTGGAGGGCGGCAGGGAAGCGCATCGGCTGCTGGGCGAGCGGTGGGCCGCCGAGACGCGCCGAGAGATCGAACAAGCGGGCCTGTGGCCTGTCAAGCTGAAACCGTGGAAGGGGGACGAATATGGAAATGGACAAGCCTAAGACCGAAGCACCCCAGGGCAAGCCCCTGACCAGCACCCAGCGGGTGTTCGATGCCGTGCGCGATCTTCGGGGGCTGGACCAGCAGGCCTCGCGCGACACGGTGGCCTCGCTGACCGGCCTGAAGCTCGGCATCGTGGACGACCGGCTGCGCGCGCTGGTGGACGACGGCAAGCTGAAACGCCTCACCCGGGGCTACTACGAGCTGGTCGAGACGTTCCCGCCGCCGCGCGCCATCTTCTGCGGCATCTTGCCCGACGGCATGGTGAAGCTGGAGATCGGCGAGCAGGTGCTGGACCTGTCGCCCACCGAGGCCCGCACGGCGGCGCGCGCGCTGGGAGGCTTCGCGGAAGACGCCCGCGTCATCGAGAACGGCCGGCAGCATCTTTTCCTGGCCACCGAGCTGGCTGCGCGCGTGGAGAAGCTGGAACGGGCACTGAAGGCGGCGCTCGCGAGCAAGCCGGAGCTACAGCAGCACCTGCTGCCGATCTGACCCCCGATCGCGCCGTGCCAAGACCGGGCGCCGCACGGCAACCCGGCATAGGGTTCGACTCCCCCGCCATGGCCCGGGACACTTCCTGACCATGGCCAGAGAACCGGCAGGGAAGAAGCCTGCACCCCGCAAGACCATAGCCCCCAAGCCTGCAGCCCCTCAACGGGCCGCAGGCAAGGCCGCGCCTGCAGCGCCGGCATCGGCCAAGCCCGCTGTGAAGAAGACACCCACGCCACGGCTGGAGAAGGCCCCAGCCAAGAAGCAGGCACGCAAGGCCGCCCAGCTTCCGAAGAACGCCCCACCGCCGCAGGCCGAGCGCGCCCAGCTCGGGCTCACGCCCAAGCAAGAGAAGTTCGTCGACGAGTACCTGGTGGACCTGAACGCCACCCAGGCCGCCATCCGAGCCGGCTACAGCCCCGGCACGGCTCGCCAGATGGGCGCGGAGAACCTGTCAAAACCGGACATCCAACTGGCGGTGTCCGAAGCCAGGAAGCGCCAGCAGGCACGCACCGAGATCACCGCGGACCGCGTGTTGCAGGAGATCGTCAGCGTGGCTCTGGCCGATGCGCGCGAGCTGGTGGAGGTGCGTACCGGCTGCTGCCGCTGCTGCCACGGCGAAGGGCACAAGTACCAGCGCACCGTGGGCGAGATGAACCGGGACCGCGAGGACTGGGTGGAGAAGGGCAAGAACCCTGCCGAGTTCGACGAAGCAGGCGGGATCGGGTTCAACCCTCTCCTGCAGCCCAACCCCGAGTGCCCGCACTGCGGCGGCGATGGTGCCCCGCGCGTGGTACTGAAGGACACCCGCAAGATCAGCGGCGCAGCTGCGGCCCTCTATGCCGGCGCGAAGCAGACCAAGGACGGCATCGAGATCAAGATGCACTCCAAGATGGACGCCATCGAGAAGCTGGCGCGGCACCTGGGCGTCTACGAGAAGGACAACCAGCAGAAGGCCGACCCGCTGGCCGCGCTGCTGGCCCGGATCGCGAACGGCAACAGCAATGGGTTCAAGCCCGTGGCGGATGACCCAGAGGCGCCCCCGCCATCCGGCACGAACGGGTTCGAGCCCCGCGAGGATGACGATGGCGGCGCCCCGGTCTAAGCGCGCCGCGGCGCCGGCCGAGCCCGGCACGCTGGAAGAGGATGAAGACGCCGTGGCCATCAAGCCCGGGCAGGAGGTAGACGCGCAGGTGGGCCACCGCTGGGACAACCGGCGCCGACCCAAGCGCGGTCCGCACATCGCGGCCCACCCCACCATGGTCCCCACCGACGAGGCCGAGCTGGCCCGGTGCCTCATGGACCCGGAGTGGAGACTTTTCTCGGGGTGCCTGTACCAGATCATCGTCAAGGGTGAGAGCGACGACGACGACTCGTTCGTGATGCCGTTCAAGCCGAACCGCGCGCAGCGCCGGTTCATCATGCGGCTCTGGAACCGCAACCTCATCCTCAAGGCGCGGCAGCTGGGTTTCACCACGCTGATCGCGCTCATGTGGCTGGATCACGCGCTGTTCAACGGCAACCAGCGCTGCGGCATGATCGCCCAGGATCGCGAGACGGCCGAAGCCATCTTCCGCGACAAGGTGGTGTTCGCCTACGACCACCTGCCCGAGGAGATCCGCCAGCGCTTCCCCCTCGCGCGGGCCAGCACCAAGGAGCTGCTGTTCGCCCACAACAACTCCAGCCTGCGCGTGGCCACCTCCGTTCGCGGTGGCACCATCCACCGTCTGCACGTCAGCGAGTTCGGGAAGATCTGCGCCAAGTTCCCGCACAAGGCCGTCGAAGTGGTCACGGGCTCCTTCCAGGCTGTCCCGCTGTCCGGGATCATCGTGGTGGAGAGCACCGCGGAAGGGCAGGATGGCGAGTTCTACCGGATGTGCCAGCGCGCCATGGCGCTGGTCACCGGCGCGGGCCGGCTGACGGCCTCGCAATACCGCTTCCACTTCTATGCGTGGTGGCAGGATCCTGCCTATCGCATGGACCCGGCGGGCGTGGTGGTCAGCCAGGAGCTGCAGGACTATTTCGACGAGATCGAGAGCCTGATGGGCTGCACGATCGACACCGGGCAGCGCGCCTGGTACGTCGAGAAGCTGAACAACGACTTCGCAGGCGCCGAGGACCAGATGTGGCGGGAATACCCGTCCACCCCGCAGGAGGCCTTCCAGCAGTCCACGAAGGGCAACTACTACGCCAAGGAACTGATGCTGGTGCGCAAGCGCGGCGGAATCACGACCGTGCCGATGCTGGACCTGCCTGTGTTCACCTTCTGGGACATCGGCAGCAGCGATGGGACTGCCATCTGGTTCATGCAGTGCTCGCGGATGCAGGACCGCTTCATCGGGTACTACGAAGAGCACGACGAGGACCTGCGCCACTACGCCACGGAGCTGCAGCGCCGGGGCTTCGTCTACGGCGGTCACTTCCTCCCACACGACGCGGACCACAAGCGCCTGGGCGACTACAACAAGTCGGTCAAGGAGCAGCTGCAGGGCCTGCTGCCCGGCCACAAGTTCTTCATCGTGCCGCGGGTCACCGAGCTGATGACTGGCATCCTGACCACGCGCAAGCACTTCAAGTCCGCTTGGTTCGACCTGGAGGGGACGAAGAAGGGCGTCGAGCGGCTGGCCCACTATAAGAAGAAGTGGAGTCAGGCTGATGCCCGATACCTGGACAGCACACCCGACAAGAGCAACGGGTGCAGCGAGGGCGCTGACGCTTTCCGGCAATGGGCACAGGCCAAGGAGCTGGGCCTGCTCGAACTCATGAGCGACCAGGGCGGCTACGTCGAGGCGCCGGTCCCATCCTATTACTGAGCACGACACCATGACCACCAACGAAATCGACCCCGTGGACACCCCCGATGGCGATGTGCCGCTGTCGTTGAGCGAGTACACCCAGATCCTCGAGGAGATCGACAACCAGCCCAAGGCTTGGCGTCGGCAGGCCGACAAGGAGATGGACTACGCGGACGGCAATCAGCTCAAGACCGAGCTGCTGCAGGCCCAGCAAGCCCTGGGCATCCCGCCGTCGATGGAAAACCTGATCGGCGCCGCGCTCGAGGGCATCCGGGGCTACGAGGAGGCCACGCGCACGGACTGGCGCGTGACGCCCAACGGGCAGCCTGGCGGGCAGGATGTGGCGGACGCGATCAACTTCAAGCTGAACGAGGCGGAGCGGAACGCGCGGGCCGATGACGCATGCTCGCGGGCCTTCTATCCGCAGATCGGCGTGGGCGTGGGCTGGGTAGAGGTCAGCAAATCGGACGACCCGTTCGGCTACCCCTTCCAGTGCCTGCCCATCAACCGCAATGAGATCCACTGGGACATGAGCGACCCGAGCGACGACCAGCTGCTGCGCGCGCGCTGGCTTCGCCGGCAGCGCTGGATGCACCCGTCGCGGCTGGTGCGGGTGTTCCCCGAGCACAAGGAGCTGATCCGCCGGTTCGGCAAGTCGGGCACGGCGTGGTGGAACGAATACGATGGGTACGACGAGGGTGGGCAGAGCACCGGCCTGAGCCGCGCGGCCGACGTGGCGCGCGAATGGACCATCGCAGAAGACCGCTGGTACAACCCGTTCAACAAGGAGATCTGCGCATCGGAGCTGTGGTACCGGCGCTGGTCCGACGTGATCGTGCTCAAGAGCCCGGACGGCCGAGTGGTGGAGTTCGATCGCGCCAACCCCGCGCACGAGCATGCCATCGCGAACAACCTGGTGCAGTTCCGCCGCGCGACCGTGGCAAAGGTGCGCCGCTCATACTGGCTCGGCCCGCACGTGCTGTTCGATGGGCCCACGCCCTATGCGCATCGCTTCTTCCCCTACGTCCCCTTCTGGGGCTTCCGGGAGGACCAGACGAACGTGCCCTTCGGGTACATCCGCAACATGCTCTACCAGCAGGACACGCTGAACTCGGGTAACTCGCGGCTTCGCTGGGGCATGTCGGCGTTCCGCACCGTGCGCACCAAGGGTGCGGTGGCGATGACGGATGACCAGTTCCGGCGAACCATCGGCCGCCTCGACGCCGACGTGGTGCTGGACCCAGCCGCCATGGCGCAGCCGGGCGCAAGGTTCGAGGTGGAGCGCGACTACCAGATGAACGCCCAACAGCTGGACATGCTGAACAATGCGCGGCAGGCTATCGAGCGCGTGAACCCAGCCGCGGCCGGCGCGTTCTCGGGCCGCCGCGGCACGGCCACCAGCGGCGTGCAGGAGGCCACCCAGGTGGAGCAGGCCAACCAGTCCCTCGCACACATGATGGGCAACTTCAAGCGCGGTCGCACCCAGGTGGGCGAACTGCTGCTGTCCATGCTGGTCCAGGATATGGGCACCGAGGAGCAGACCATCGTGATCGAAGGCGACGCGGTGCGGGCGAAGCGGGTCATCACAATCAACAAGCCCGAGACGGACCCGGAGACGGGGCTACCCTACCTGTCCAACGATCTGCAGCGGACCCGCCTCAAGGTCTCGCTGGAGGATGTCCCGAGCACGGCCAGCTTCCGGGGCCAGCAGCTGCAAGCCATGTCCGAGACGATCAAGTCGCTCCCGGCGCAGTACCAGGCCGCTGCCATGCCTTTCATGGCCAGCCTCATGGACGTGCCGTTCAAGCGCGAACTGGTGGAGTCATTGCGCGCGGCTGGCGCACAGGAGACGCCGGAGCAGGTCGAGCAGCGCATCAAGCAGGCGGTCGCCGACGCTCTCAAGCAGGCCGGCAACGACCTCAAGGCACGCGAGCTGGACATGAAGGAGCGGCTGACGGAGGCCCAGATCAAACAGATCATGGCCCAGGCGGTGCAGACAGGCGTGCAGGCGGCTTTCTCGGCCATGCAGGGCGGGGCGCAAGTCGCGCAGATGCCCATGATCGCGCCGATCGCGGACAAGATCATGCAGGGCGCGGGCTACCAAGCACCCAACCCGGGCGGAGACGATCCGAACTTCCCCGTGCCCGCGCAGACCGCGGCGATGAACATCAAGAGCCCGTACATCCAGGGCCAGGGGCCGGCTGCTATGGAAGACGCCACGGGTGTGCGGGAGAACACGAGCCCAGCATTCCCGCCCGTACCGCAGCAAGCGAGCAGAGGGGAGCGCGGCATCGAGACGCCGACCACCGCCGACAACATCGGGTAGCGCGGGCAGCGCTACTTGGCAGCAGGCCCACCTTCAAATGAAAAGTCGAAGGTGTTGCCTGCTACGGCCTCCACAAACTCTGAGCGCGGAGTCCATATCAGCTTGCCTTTGCGGGTCGAGAGATTGAAACGGTGCACCTGCCAAAGCCCATTCCTTCCGAAGTCCATGAACACGGGCTTTTCGGTATGCCAGCGCTGGAATAGTTTGCTTCTGCCGATCCAGTGAAAATCGTGCACATCTTCAGCACTGTCCTTGACGCAACTGGGAAAGACAACCACGTCGCTCGGCAACCGGCACCCGTCAACAACCCAGATCATGTTGCCGTAGAAGCGCTCCCTGGCTCGCACCTCGTCTGGGTGGATCGTGGAATGCTGAAACTCGACCACAAGGCCATGCGGTGTTTTGACGTCCGCAATGTGAAGTTCTTCGGTACCCGGTTCGCGGGCTGGCACCTCCTGCCAGTCCCTGGGGAAACAGTCCTTCCAGTCGCGGTGCCACTGTGTTTCCGGCTCCCACCATGGGTCACAGTGGGTGGTCGCCAAATGCGACCAGTGCCAGACAACGTGCTTCCCGCACTTCGCCGTGACCTCCTCGCTGCAGGCGCGGCAGGCGCCGCGTAGTTTCGGCTGCGGCTCGGCTCTCTCTCCGTTCACGAGCGCATAACGCATAACCAATGCTCCTCCTGCCGTCATCGTAGCCCGCCCGGTATAGGGCATAGCGAAAACGCGGCCTCTTTCGACACTGATCCCCAAGCAGAACGCGCGAGCGGGAAGCGATGCCCGGAGCGTGCGAGCGCACCGGATCCACGAGCAGATGGCGCGGCCTCCATGGCCGCTCCGGATTGCTGGCCCCTTGCGGCCACGGCGACATGTGGCGGGACAGGCATGACGACATCACACGAGAGTTTCTACAGCGGCATCGACAGCGCATTGACGCCGGAGCAGGCCCTTCAGGCACTGGCCTTGGAAGGCACGGGCGATACCAGCACCGCAACGGTGCCGGATGCAGGTGGCGCGCCCACGACCACCACTGCGACGGACGACAAAGGCGCGGCCAAGGCCGACACCGACAACGAACAGGAGCAGCCCGCCCAGGGCAAGGCCGACGACGGCAAGACCGTGGATGACAGCGCAACGGAGGTGGATGAGTCGCAGATCGACCCGTCGAAGGCCGTGGTGCTGGCGAAGGATGGCAAACACACCATCCCCTACGCGAAGCTGGAGGAGGCCCGCAAGGGCGCTCAGCAATGGCAGGCCGCCGCAGAAGCCGCTCAGCAACAACTGGCCGATCTGCAGGCGCAGGCGCAGGCCCGGGCAGACGCCGGACAGGCCCCGACCAAGACCGACAACATGGCAGCCACCGCAGCGGCGGCCATCGAAGCGGGTGCGGACGCGGACCTGTTCGGCGACTTCTCCGAGGAGGCGCTGAAAGCCGGCATCGAAAAGCTGGTGGCCCAGCAGGTAGCGACCCAGGTGCAGGCGCATGTGGCCAAAGCCGTGGAGCCGCTGCAGGCCAAGCACCAGCAGGACGCGGCCAGCTCGCACTTCGACGCCATCTACAAGGCGCACCCCAACGCGGACTCCATCGTGCAGAGCTCGGAGTTCCAGGCGTGGGTGGACTCGCACCCCAGCGTGGTCCGCGACGCGTACCGGGGACTGTTCGACGCGAAAACGGGCGGCAGCGCGGCCCAGATCGTGGAGGTGTTCGACGCATACAAGGCGGCGACCGCGAAACCCTCGTCTCAACCAGCTGCGGCCGACCCCAAGGCCGCAGCGCAAGCCGCCCTGGCGAAAGCCAAGGCCGATCCCCCGTCCAGCCTTTCCAGCATCCCTGGCGGGCACGCGGCGGGAGCGTCGGCCTTGGATGCCACGGCGGACATGAGCGGCCTCGAGATGCTGCAGGCGACGGCCAACATGTCGCCCGCGCAGATCGAGGCCTGGCTGAACAAGCAGATCTAAGGAGGTTCATGTGAACACCAAGACCAACACCCCGGCCGGCGCTCCGGGCGCGATGATCCAGCAGGCTGTGGGCGTTTTCCACACCTGCACCCAGCGCAACACCCAGATGCGCCACCTGACTGGCTCCATGCCCAAGATCGACGCGGCCATCGCGGCGACCAAGGGCAACCAGTCGAAGACCTCCATGCCTATCGTTCGTGCGGACAACCTCACGAAGAACAAGGGCGACGAGGTGACCTTCCACCTGGACAACCCCATCGGCGCGTACCCGATCATGGGCAGCGAGCATGCCGAGGGCCGCGGCACCGGCATGTCCTATTCCGAGGACAAGCTGCGGGTGAACCAGGCGCGGTTCCCGATCGACATGGGCAACACCATGACGCAGATCCGCAGCCCGTTCGACATGCGTCGCTTCGGCCGCCCGAAAGCTCAGCGCCTGATGGACGCCTACATCGACCAGTCGATCCTGGTGCACCTGGCCGGCGCCCGGGGCTACCACGATCACAAGATCGAATGGACCGTGCCCGTGGACACGCATCCGAAGTTCGCCGACATCATGGTGAACCGGGTGAAGGCTCCCACGCGCAACCGCCACCTGGTGGCGGGGAGCGGTTCGGTGGGCGAGCTGCGGGCGAATTCTGGCGAGATGGTGATCGCCACGACGGACGGCCTCTCCATGGACGTGGTGGACTCCCTGCGGCAGTGGGGCGACTCCATCGCGCTGCCGCCGCCCCCGGTGGAGTTCGACAACGACCAGGCCGCGACGGACAGCCCCATCCGCGTGCTGCTGGCCGGCCCGGGCCAGTACAGCCAGTTCGCCACGGACCCCGCGTTCCGCGCGTTCCAGGCCAACGCCCACGCACGTGCCCGTCTCGCCAAGGACCACCCGCTGTTCCTCGGCGATGCCGGGCTGTGGAACGGCATCCTGATCCTGAAGAACCCGAAGCCGATCCGCTTCTACGCGGGCGACACGGTCAAGTACTGCGCCGACTATGCGAGCGAGCAGGAATCGTCGTGCGTGGTGCCTGCCGCGTTCGGTACCGGATTCGCCGTGGAGCGTGCGCTGCTGCTGGGGGGCCAAGCGCTGGCCCAGGCCTTCGGTGCATCGGAGCACTCGGGCATCCCGTTCTTCTGGAGCGAGGAGAAGGGCGATCACGGCGACAAGATGGAAATCCTGATCGGCGCCATCCTGGGGATGTCCAAGATCCGCTTCGCGGTGGATCACGGCGACCACAAGGAATACACCGACCACGGCGTGACCGTCCTCGACACCGCCGTGAAGATCATGAAGCCGCGCTTCTGATGACCCGCGGGGCCGGCGCCGCGAGGTGCCCGGCCCCGGCTCCATTCCCATCACCTTGGAGGCCAAGATGGCAACCATCCTCAAGAAATTCATCGGCGACCACCAGTTCGGTGGCTTCACGCCGTACGGCAACGTCACGGTGCTGCGCGCCACGCTGCAGACCCTCGCGAACGGCTCCGTCCTCAACGCCAACTCCACCGCGCCCCTGGCCGTGAACGATGTCGTGGCGCTGCAGACCCTGCCCCAGGGCTTCGATCTGCACGACCTGCAGATCATCGTTTCCGACCACCTCGGCGCGGGCGTGACCGGCTCCGTCGGCTTCCTCTACATCGATGGCGTGGACGATGCCGTGGTGCCCCAGGACGCGGCCTACTTCGGCGCCGACTTGGCGCTCAGTGCCGCGGCCCGCCTGCGCACGGGCAGCGCCAAGGCCCCGGTGAAGCTCGCCAAGGAGGCCTACCTGGTGCTCACGATCACGGGCGCCGCCGTGGCGGAAGCCGGCCGCGCCGATTTCATCGTGACGGGCGAGCGGATCGGTCCGAAGTAACTGGCCCGCGCAGACCGAAGGCCGGGGCCCTGCGTCCCGGCTTTTCCCCATACCACCCAGGAGCCTGACATGAGCCAGACCCAGGACGTTGCCGTGACCTACATCGGCAACGACGAGCCATTCAAAGACCGCCTCTACCGTTCCGGGCTCACGTTCGCGCGCGGGCAAACGCGCCTCGTGCCCGCTCCGCTGGCCGCCCGCTTCCTCCAGCACACCGACGTGTTCAAGGGCGCGGATGCCGGGGCCGCCGAGGACGCGACCCAGCAGGGCGCCCTGGCCAAGCAGGCAGACGACACCCAGCAGCAGCTGGCCGAGGCCAAAAAGAAGGAAGACGAGCAGCGCGAGCAGGACGATGCCCGTTTCGCACTGCTGGACTCCATCGAATCCATGGACAAGCAGGCGCTCCTCGCGTTCGCGGCCGACAAGTTCGGCCAGAAGCTGCACCCGAACACCGGCGAGGCCAAGCTGCGCGACATGGTGAAGGGCTTCGTGGACCAGTACGGGATGCCATGAAGCTGGAAGACCTGATTCGCCGTTTCCGCACCCTCGCCAAGGACAAGGTGGAGCCCTACCTGTTCGAGAGCGAGGATGTGGTCGACTGGCTCAACGATGCGCAGGCTCAGGCCTGCATCCGTCGTCGGCTCATCCGGGAGGACGCGCGGCCCGAGGTGACCCGCATTGAGCTGGCCGCAGGCAGGCACACTTACCCCCTGCACGCGTCCGTCTTCGAGATCATCCATCTGCAGGTCCTGCGCGCGAGCGACAGCAAGCCGCGGCCAATGAGCATCGTGACGCGGGAATGGCTGGATGCGGAGGTGCCGGGCTGGCGCGACCGTGACGACGCGAGCGACTGGGTCATCCAGGACGACACCACTTTGCGCGTGGTGGGCCGGGTGGAGAACGGCGAGGTGCTGGAGCTGGAGTGCTACCGCCTCCCGCTGAAGCCATTCGACGTGGACAACGACACCGCCAAGCCCGAGATCCACGAGGCGCACCACGAGCACCTGATCCAATGGGCCCTGCACCGGGCGTTCAGCTTGCCCGACAGCGAGAGCTTCGACCCTGACCGTGCCGTGCTGGCCGAACGCGCCTTCACGGCCTACTTCGGCCCGATGCCCGACGCGGACCTGCGCCGCGACACGCGCGCCGACGTGCAGCACTTCAACCGGGGGGTCCTGCCATGACCGATACCGCAACCATGCACATCGACCTGATGAGCGTGCTTTCACGGCCTATTTCGGCCCGCTGTGGGACTCCGATCTGCGTCGCACAACGCGACAAGAACCCCCGCACATGAATGCGGTGCTCTGCTGACATGTCTTCCCTCATCACCGCCATCGTCCTCTCCGCTTCCCCGGTGTGCATTGAGTTGCCGGGGCTGGAGGTGCTTGGTCGCGTGCAGACGCTCAGGAACCCGGCGGATCTGCATGCTGCGAGGCTCGATGCGCTCGGCGCAGTCCGTACCCCCTGGTGCTTCTTCCTGGATGACGATGACGAACTGCCCGCGGACTATCTGGACGTGCTGCAGGTGTGCGCAACTCGGGCGGACGCGATGGCGGTTCCCCTGGCGTACACGGATGAGATTCTGCGCGAGCCCGGGCGCGCCGATGTGCGGCGCTCCTGGTACGACTACGACCGTGATCGGCACCGTTGCGGTCCCATGGGGTTGCACCACCTGGTGCTGATGCGCACCATCAGCGCGAAGGCTGCTGCAGCCAGGCTGCCGCGGGGAACCTACTGGACGGAGCACATGCTGTACTGGGCCATGGGCGCGGCCGGCGCGGCCTACGTGCCCAGGGTCGGCTACATCTGGAACAGGCGCGCGAATGGCTGGAGCCGCGACCCGCGCATGCTCACCGCCCAGGTGATGGCACGCCGTTGGATAGAGATCGAGCACAGGGAGGGCCGGGCATGAGCGCTCCTCTTCTGGGCTGGCTGGGTGGCGCAAACCGCATGGAGCCGCCGGCGAGCACCGACAACTTTGGCAGCGGCTCCATGGGTCGATACGTGGTCGGGTACTTCGGCTTCGTCGTCGCCGACGGCGACCCGGAGGGATACACCGTACGGCTGACGTTCACGCCGGAAGACGGCAGCGAGCCTGTTGTTTCGACCATCTCCGGATCCTCGGATCCGATGAGCTTCTATGTGCCAGACTTCGGCGGTGGGCCGCTGAATGCCGGCGTCGTGGAAATCGAAGTCATCGCGCCCCAGGTCTCCGGCAACAAGCTCTTCTATGTGATCACGGGCGTTGACGGTGCCTATGGCTCCGGGTCTTGGTACGCCGAGGGGGCGAGCGGGCCGCAACCGGTTCCGCCGACGAAGATGGGCTGGGGCTCCGTAGGGCCCCAAGGGCATCCCGCACAGGCGCCGTTCCTGGCGACGAACGCGGGGCAGAACGAAAGCTTCTTCGGCGACGACTACGTGTATTTCGGCGTCGAGGGAGGAGCCGGCGGCACGCTGGTTCAGTACGCCATCACCTTCACGCCGGCCGATGGCGGGGAGATCGAGCACTCCACGCAGACCGGCACCGGAGCAAACGCCGAAGGATCTGTGCGGGCGAACGTGTTTTCTCCGGGCGTGACGGTGGTCAGGGGAACCGCCGGCGGCATTCCGCTTGGAAACGAGTTGTTCCTCACCGTGACGGCTTCAAGCGGCGCATATGGGGCGATCGCATGGCATTCGGAGGGCGTGAGTCCGGCTTGGTGGCGCGACCTGCGGAATGCGAGGGAGGTGGCCTGATGGCGCGCATACCACTGCCGGTGCTGGGTATGGACCTGCTCTCCGACGAGGTGGAGATGCCGGCGGGAACCGTCCGCGAAGCAATCAACGTGGACATCGATCGCAGCGGACAGTTCCGACGGCGCGACGGTTACACGCCGGTGGCCGTGGGCACGGGCTTCACCCACGCACATGCCTTCGGCGGGAAACTTCTGGTGGTTCGCGGGGACGCGCTCCTGCAGGTGGACACCCGTACGTACGCCAGCCTCATGGTCGCGCAGATCGGCCTGGGGCCCGTGGCCTTCACTGAGTACAACGGGCGCCTCTACGTCGTGTGCGCCAAAGGGCTGCTGGCCATGGATCCCGGTCGAGACTTGGCGACGCCCGCCGGCGTCAAACTGCCCGACGCGCTTCCGGAAGTACAGGCGCGGGATTCCGGAACGTTGACGCCGGGCCGCTACACGGTGGCCATCTCGCTGGTTGACGGCAATGGCGAGGAATCCGCGGCGTGCATCGTCGGCCAGGCCGATACCTCGGCAGGGCTCAGGCTCACCGGCCTGACGGTGGCCCCAGGGTATCGCTACAGGGCGTATGTGACGCCTCCAGATGGTGACGTGCTCTACCTGGCCGAGGAGTTCGAGGCCCTGTCCGCTGACTATGCGCTCACCGTCTATCCGGGCGGCGCCCTTTGCGAAACCCTGGACTTGGCGCCCTTCCCGAGCGGGCACTTGGTTCGGGCCTACGCGGGGCGGATCTACGTGGCCTCCGGAGACACCCTATGGTTCTCGGAACCGCTTCGCCCGCACCTCATCGCTCCGCGCCGGGGCTTCGTCCGCTTCGTTGGCCGCATCCGCTTTGTTGAGCTGGTGGAAGGCGGCGCCTACGTCGGCGACAGCCGCGGGGTGTGGTGGCTGGGCGGTTCGGATCCTTCCGCCTGGACGCAGTCGCTCGCCTCGTCGGCCAAGGCCGTCCATTGTTCCTCTCTTCTCGTACCAGCCGATCAGCTTGCCGGCGATGGGCAGGGCGCTCAAGCCGTATGGCTGAGTGAGGAAGGGTACTTCGCCGGGGCCCCGGGCGGGGTCGCCCGACCGCTGCAGCCTGGCCGCATCAGGCTCTCGCCCGACATCTCCGGGCGGTCCGTTCTGCTGCTGCGCGGCGGCATCCGTCAGGTTGTCACGCTCACGGCTTCCTCGCCTTCGCCGATCGTCGGCGTGGCTCTTGACTCAACCAACGAGGGATACCCATGTTGAAAACACACGCAATCGCACGCGCGCTGGACCGCCAGCGCTTCGATGAGACGGAAGACGGGCTGTTGCTAGCCCACGACCTGGGCATCAAGGCCTGCGGCGAGTACACCATTGCCGTGAACGGCGGGCCGGCCGAGGTCGAGCGCAACCGCATTCCCACCCAGGGGTTCAACTACTTGCTGTCGGCCGCGCTGGCTGGCGGCACGGTCCACCCGCAGTTCTACATCGCGCTTTTCTCCGGCGCGTACACGCCGACCGACGCGGTGACGGCGGCCACGTTCTCGGCAGCGGCTACCGAGATCACCAGCAACACGGAAGGCTACTCCGAGGGCCTGCGCCAACTGTGGGTGCCCGGCGCTGCAGCAAATGGCGTGATCGACGCCGTCGCAAACAAGGCGGTCTTCACGGTGGCCACCGCCACCTCGCTGACGGTGCGCGGCGCGGCTCTCCTGTCCGAATCCATCAAGGGCAGCACGTCGGGGACGCTGGTGTCGGTCGCGCGGTTCTCCAAGGACCGTGTGTATTTCGACGGCGACAAGGTCGAAATCGGCTACCGCATCCGGCTGCAGCCCCTGGCCGCCTGACATGACCGACCGGCTTCCGTTCACGGCGCCAGGGCGCGCCACCTCTGGCAACGGCGATTCCCAGTCGCTCGATGCCGAGGCGCGCCGCCTGATGTTCCAGGCGAAGCTGCTCGCAGGTGCGTCGGGCGTGCCTGTGCTGGGCATGCGGCGTGAGATGGGAGACGGCTCAGTGGTCACGGCACAGCTTGCGGGCCCCGTGGAGCGGGTGACCATGCGCTCGGACCGGCAGGAGGTGCCGCAGGAGGAGCCAATCGGCGCCATCTCGCGTCTCGTGTGGTTCCCGGAGGGCTTCGTCATCACCCCGCGCTCACCCGCCGCGCCGTTGGGCTATGGGATGCCGAACACGTCGGATGGTTTGGGCACGCCCTTGGGCCCTCTGCGGCAGGTCATCATCAACCGGTTCAAGGACAACCAGTACCCGGATGCCGTGCTTCGCGCCGCTGGCGGCAAGGTGAGCGCAACGCACCGCAACTACTGCGCGGCGCCGCTCTTCTACATGGACTGGGAGGCGCGCGGCGAGTTCGTGATCGGCGCGCGCGTGGATGGCCGCGTGAAGCCGCAGTTCCGTGCCCGCTGGCAGCGCAATTACAGTGAGGCCGAAACCGCCACGTGGTATTGCCACCGACCCACCAGCGCGGCACGCGCCGAGCTGGACGTCCACAAGTCGATCCGCGAAGAAACCAACCTCATCCGCGCGGCTGCTGGACGCGGTGAGGTGCACCCGCCATTGCGCGGCTACGAGGGCATGCTGTCCGAGCTGGTGCTGTACCTGAACAAGACAGCCAAGGTGCTGGGGCACGACAGCCGGAGCTTCAGGGATGGGCATTTGAGCTTTGAGCAAGACCGATATGCAACCCGGGCCGGGCTGCGCGGATCGGTTGGAATCCTCACGCCCACATCGCCTGCTGGCGAGAACATCTTTCTGACGACTGCTACCGACGTGCAATCCGCCCGCTTCGGTGCGGAAGCCGTGGAGTGGTGGCGCGGCTCTCCTGCCCACTATGCCAACATGGTTCGGGACTGGGCGGCGGATGAGATGTGGCCCACGCTCGACAGCGCAACGCGCAACAACGCAGGCGTGGGCATTGAGAAACGCCAGGTGCCTCCGTACTCGCTCGACAGTGAATTTCAGGATCTCGTCCCGCCCGTGGTGGGCTCCGAGGCCTCGCAAATCTTCATGGGCATGGAGAACTTCGTTTTGCCTTCCGTGCCGGGTCAGGAGGGGCCGGAAGATGAGAGAGTCGGGATCGAATCGGTTTTCTACACCCAGGGCCACGGCTACTTCATACCGACCATCGATCTGCATCTTGGCAGCGGAATGGCGCGCGTGCGGTTCAAGGGACGCGCGATCGAGGTCCATGACAACCTGTCCGAGCTGTTCACCCCACTCGCGGCCCGGTTCCAAACCGCGAGCGGCCGGCGCATGCTCAGGGTCGCCGGCCTCGCCCGGCAGAAAGCTGCAGAGGGGCCGCAGTTCATCGTGCTCTTTCAGGGGCTGGCCCACGACTTCTACGCCACGCGGCAGGAGCTTGGACGCTTCCGCCTGCCCGACAACCTGGGCCAAGTGTCCTACCCGAAGTTCTCCGAATCGGGCGCGCGAATGGTGATCTCGTACACCGAGGCGGTTTCGGAAGACCAGATCATCACCGAGTCGCATTTCGGCACCTACGCAGCCGATGGAGGCGTCGGCGACCCGGTGACGACGGCAACGACGGATGCGGAGCGGGTATGGGGAGAGGTGCTGCACTTCGTGGAGTGGCACGGCGGCACATTTGCCGAGGTGCTGCAGCAGAGCCTGGATGTGACGGTAGGGTGGGGCAGCACCTGGATGCGCAGGGCCTGCCGCGGTTCGTACCGCCTCTTCGCCGACTATCAGGGCGAGTCTATTGTGTACGCATCGGTGGAGGTGGATTCCGAGCTGTTCCAGGATGAACCCGGAGCCGGCACCACGACCGGGCCGGCGACCTATTACGAACGCACCCGCCTGCGCAGCACCCTCGTGTTCCCGGACGGGACGCGACTGCCCGTCACCAACACCGACACGGATGAGAGCTTCACGGTGTCGGGCTACTTCTGCCACCTTCTGTATTTGGACATCTTGCGCCCCGAGCGGACCGCCCTGATGCGATACGAAATGCAGGGCACCGGCTACGACGTAGGAGGACTCAATCCCCGCACCTGCAGCATGTCCATCGTCATCCAGGGGCAGACTGTGAAGTCCAAGGAAAACGTGCTCTTCCCCACGGGGGACGAGGAGGCGGCCGGCCGAGCCTCACAGGGTTGGACGAACACGAACATAGGCGTGGGCTTCACCAGCTTCCTGCCAATGGCGGTTCTCCGCTCCGCAGACGGCACCCGCCGCATCCGGGTGAACCCCGCAGGGGAGACCGCCGTGGCGGCCGTGACGCATAAAGCGAGCCTCGTCGGGATGTGCGCCTATAGCGCAGACGTTCAGATGCACGGGGCCACGTTCAGCCAGCGCCACAGCCAAGTCGGCACGAGCGTATCGCATGGCGTGCCCATGTCGCTCGGCAGCCAGGCCTCCGTCGATTTCCTGGCAGCGTTCCATCGGGACGAGTTCGTCTATGCCGGCAAGGTGAGCAACACCATTCGGGTGGGGCCGGACTATGGCACCGCCTGGTACGGCGATGACGAGTTCATCCGCCACTCTTCGCTTCCCCTGGAGCAGATCACGGGCATTCCGGATCTCGCCCAGAACATCTTGCCCATCGGAGTGCTATGACCATTCGACTCAGCTCGGGCCTGCGCCGCGCCATCGTCACCAACTACGGGTTGGGGTCGATGCTGCAGTACGGGCACATCCGCATCTACAGCGGCTCTCAGCCCCGCACGGCCGACGAGGCCCCGCCCGGTGTGCTTCTGGCGATCGTCAGCGCCGACGGCGTCACGCCGGTGCCAGGCACTCCCACTGGTGGCTTGGGCGTAGCCGGAGGCGATGACCCTGGCGCTTTGGTCAAGGCCGGCAATTGGGTCATCCGTGGCGTTGCCAATGGCATCCCGGGCTGGTGGCGCTTCGTCGGTGGCGCGGAACGCGATCCCGACACCTTCTCCGACTATTTCCCGCGCATGGACGGTGCAGTAGGCGAAAGCCTGCTGCTCGGCATGGACTCCATCACCACGGACACCAATCGGGCCGTGGCGCTTTTCAACCTCGTTCTTCCCGCTGAATAAGGAGCCTCACATGGCAAAGTTCTCGACCGGTTTGCGCAATGGCATGCTGGAATCCACTGGTTTCAAGGAAGCGCTGCAAGGCAGCGTGCTCAAGATCTACGGCGGCGCTGTGCCCGATGACGCTGATGCAGCCGTGAGCGGAACGTTGCTCGCGACGCTCACCGACAACGGCGGCTCGGGCGGCCTGAACTTCGGCGCGGCCGCGGGCGGCATCCTCTCGAAGGACACCGCGCAGGTGTGGAAGACCAACTCCATTCCTACCACCGGCTCCGCAACCTATTTCCGGCTCTCGCCCGCCTCGGACGACGGCTCTGCAAGCACCACCGTGCCTCGGCTGCAGGGAACGATTGCGGCCATCAACGCCGACATGAACGTGTCGAACACGCTGTTCACCGCCGGGCAGCCGTGGACCCTTAACTATTTCGCGGTGGCTCTGCCGACGCTGCAATGAGCAAGCTCATCCGCGCAGCGCCTCCACCGCCTGCGCCACCGCCTCCGGCTCAACCTCCGAAGCCGCCCACGCCGACGGTTTACCCGCCGTCGCCGATACCTGCGCCCCCGTCGCCGAAGCCCACCGCCCCGGTGACGACGCTACCGCCGGGGGCGGTGTGCAGGCCGGGGCAGACGCGCATGTCGATTCAGCGGCTCTCGGGGGACTTGGGCGTGGTGCACGGGCTGTCTTGCGACATGCGCGGGCAGTGGCAGCTCAATCCTCTGGCAACCACCTTCATCAACTTCCGAACTCTGAAGTAGCGGTATGGCATCTCTCACGTGGATTTCGGGGGCGCGCAGCATCCTGGGCCTTTCCGGAGACGGCTGGTTCAGCTTCCGTGTGCCCGGTGGTGTTGCAGGGGTTGTCGCTGGCCTCAACAATACCGACAGGTCCGCCGATCCCGACGAGATCCTGCACGCTCTGTCGTTCAGCGCAGGTCGGGTTAGGGTGCTCGAATCCGGCATCGCTCGCACGGCATGGACCGGCTACAGCTCCGATGAGACCTTCTACATCGTGAGGGCCGGTGGCAAGGTGTTCTATTGCAGGGGGAACGGCGAAACCCGTGTGGATGGCCTGCCGTTCGCACTGCCTGGCACCCTCATCTATGCCAGCTCGGCGCCCAGCCTGTACGGCGTGTTCCTGGATGCCTCACTGCTGGGCGGGACGGACAGCATCGACGACGCGGACCTGCATCGGATCGAGAGTGGCGGCGCCGCATACGTCGCGATGCCTCCCATGCTGGTCAGGGCATCCCAGGAGCAGCATGCCGAGGCGCGTGTTTCCTTCGAGCCGATGACGGTGCGGCTGGGCCCGCCAGACGCAGAGCCGGTGCTGCTGCAGTTCCAGCCCATGTCCATCTCGGCGAGCCAGGGCGATTACGCCTCTGCGCTGGTGTCGCTGGAGCCGATGGCGGTCTTTGCTGCCCAGGGAACTTCCGTTGAAGGCACCGAGGTCAGCTTCCCAGCGATGGTGGTCTATGCCGCAGGCGGTGTTGAGGTGCCCGCATCCGTGGACGTCTCGATGCTGCCCATGGCGGTCAATGCATCGCAGGATGAGCACAACGAAGCCGTGATCGCTTTTCCTGCGCTGCTTGTGGCCTCAGAAGGCGAAACGTTGGAACTCCCGGCGTTTCGCGTCACGTTGCCGGCGTTCGGTGGGGCGTCCTACTACGCCGACATCGAAGCCATCGGCCTTGGCTCCGACGCGATCTCGGATGCCAGCTACATCCTCGTGGAAGAGCGGATTGCCGCGGCGGACGCGGCGGCACCATCGGTGTCCGACGAGGTGATTGTCTCGGATGCTGGTTTCGGAGCGGACTTTCTGGCCCACGGGCTGCAAGTTCTGATGGAGGAGACTGGCGCAGGCGCCGACGAGGCTACCACTCGTGATCCATGGCTGCTCCTGGAGGACGGGGCGGTCGGCATCGACGCCGCCGCGCTGGCGGTGCGCTCCACCATGGTGCTGGAGGAGCCGGCGCAGGGAGCGGATTCCACGCTGCTGTCCCTCTCGGAGGTTGCCGAAGGGGTCGGCGCCGGGGACGAAGAGGCGTATGCGGCAGAGCCAACCATGGCTTTGGAGGATGTGGGGCTGGGCGAGGATGCCGTTGACGTCACCGCGCAGACGACAACCGCAGATGCCGAGGACGCTGCAGCATGCTCGGACGAAGTGCAGGTGCACGCCACCTCGCTGGTGCAGGTTTCCGAAGGCGGCGAGGGAGCGGACGAGCTGCTGATGATCGACCGAGGACTGATTGCGTGGGTGATGAACACCGAGACGGGCGGGGTGAGCTGGTACGACGGCTGGGCATTCACCGACATGGCCGTTGTGGATGGCAAGGTGTTCGCCGTGGGACCGGAAGGGCTCGCGGTTGTCGGTGGCAGCCTGGACAGCAAGGAAACCATACCTGCGCGGGTGCAGTACGGCTTCACCGACTTCAGCGGGTTTACCGACAGCGGGGCGCCCAAGAACAGCGGCACAGGCAAAAAGCGAGTTGTCGGCCTCTGGTACGGCTACGCGGCGGACGGGTTGCTCAATGCGACCGTCGAAACCTACGGCCAGGGCTACGGCCCGTTCACCTACGCCATGCAGCCGCGCTCCGCGGCCCAGCCACGCAACAACAGGGTGGTCCCTGGCAGGGGACTGAATTCCCGCTACTGGCGGATCGGCATCGCGAATGTAGGCGGGGCTGGCTTCCGGGTATCGAGCATCGAGGCCGAGGTGGCCGAAAGCAAAAGGAGATTGTGATGGGAGAAGCAACAGGGGCATTTGCCGAGGCCTACGACGCGGCGAAGCAGATCCGCGACACCGTGCTGGAGCGGCAGGGCAGTGCGATCGAGCGGGCAGTCAAGGCCCAGGACGCGGCCCGGCAGACGATCGAAGAGATGGGCAAGTTCACGCCTGCACTGCTGATGTCCGGCAGCGCTCCGGATGTTCCGGATCTGCAGGCCAGCGTCACCGGCAATCTGGAGCTGCCGGACCTGGGCCGCGACAGCTTCGGCGTCGTGACGCCCGTGAACCGTTCGGACGTGGTCGTGGGCGCAATCGCCCCGGTGCAGCAGATCGAGGTCGAAGGCTTCAATCCTGGGTTCGCGGCCATCCAGATTCCGGAGGCACCGGACTGGCGCGACTACGGGGCCGCGCCGACGGCGCCTGCGATACGGGAGGTGGTGCCGCCAGAGGCGCCTCGGCTGGAGAAACCGCTGCTCCCCTCGCTGGACAACATCGTGATTCCGCATTTCGATTTCCCGACGCTGCCGGAATTCACAGCCCAGTCGCCCGAGTTCCAGGGCAGCCACGTATCGACCGTGCTCCAGTGGCGGGAGGTGCCCTACAAGGTCACCATCCTGGAGGAGGAGTTGGCCCAGCTGCGCCGGATGTGGGCTGGCGGCACGGGGCTTCCGCCTGCGGTGGAAAAAGCCCTCTGGGAGCGCGCCGCATCGCGTGAAGACATCGCCGTGAGCCGGGACATATCGGCCGCCGCAACGGAGTTCTCCTCGCGCGGGTTCACCATGCCGCCGGGCATGATGGTCAACCGCATCGACGCCATCCGGTCCGAGGCCATGCTGCGCAAGCAGACGCTGGGCCGGGACGTTCTCATCAAGGTCACGGATGCCCAGATCGAGAATGTGCGGTTCGCCTGCACCCAGGCCATTGCCGCAGAACAGGTGCTGGTGGGGATCTGGTCCGCCGTGGCGGGCCGGGCCTTCGAGGCCGCCAAGATCCAACTGGACAGCGAGCTGGCGCTGCTGAACGCACAGATCGCCATCTTCAACGCGAAGCAGTCGGCCTATGCAACAGAGGCCACCGTGTTCCGCGCACGCCTGGACGCCCAGCTTGCACGGATCCAGGTGTACCGCGCCGAGCTGGACGGGGAGCTGGCAAAGGGCCAGGTCAACGAACAGCGAGTGCGCACCTACCAGGCCCAGGTGCAGGCGCTGCAGCTGGACCTGGAAATCTACAAGTCGCAGATGCAGGGCGCGCAGCTCGAATCCGAGCAACAGCGCACGCGCGTGGAAATTTTCAAGGCCGAGGTGCAGGCGCACGCCGAGCTGCTGCAGGCCGACAAGGTGCGGTTCGACGCCTACGAAAGCCGCGTCAAGGGCGAGACCGCGAAGGCCTCCCTCATCGACGCCCAGGCGCGCGCCTACAGCGCGTATGTCTCCGGCCAAGCCGCGAAGGCCGACATCAGCATCAAGAACCAGGCGGCCGAGATTTCGCAGGCGCAGCTGCGCGTGCAGGCCTTCGTGGCGAACCTTGACAAGGACAAAACGCTCATCCAGCAGCAGAGCGCCGCGATCCAGGCCAATGCCGAGGCGCACCGTGCCAACACGGCGCGGTACACAGCCAAGGTAGGCGCCGAGAGCGCCGCGATTGGCCTGCAACTGCAGGCCCAGGAGGCCAACATGCGCACCTCGATCGCAGCCTACGAGGTGGAAATCCGGAAGTACGTCGCGGACATGGAACAGATGATCCGTGTGGCGTCGATCCAGCTCGAAGCCCTGAAGTCCGCAAGCCAGGCCGCCTCCACGTTGGCGGCCGGCGCGATGGCTGGTATCTCTCTCGGCTCCAGCGTGAGCGGCGGATCGGGTGTCAGTGCGTCCGCAAACTACTCGGAGTCGATGCAGATTCCAACACCCGGTTCAACGACCAATGGGTGACGGGCAGTGCGCCGCCCAGCTCGCGGCCGACGCAATGCCGGCTATCCACGTGTCGGCCGGAATTCCTGGGCAAGGTAGCCAGGGAGAAACCTGGAACACCACCAAAACGACCGACAACTACAACTACGGTGCCAGCGGTTGACGGAAAGGTGTGGACCACCCTGCTGAGCTCAGGCAGCCGGCTCAACGCCCGCGTATAGGGCTTTGCAGGCGTGCGGCTGGGCCGAAGAATCGGCACATCTGCATCACAGGAGGCTCCATGCGAGGCTTTCAACCGGCGGCGCACCGTGCCGCCAAGACCAGTGGATATGCCGGCGGCGGCGTGGTGCGCGGGCCTGGCACCGGCACCTCCGACGACGTGCAGGACGCCGTTGCGCCGGGCACCTACATCATGCCGGCCGACAGCACCCAACAGGTGGGGGCTCAGAACCTCGAGACCATGGGCGCGCGCGGCTTCCAGCCCGGTCGGAAGGTGGCCGTGAACCTGAGCAACGGCGAGTTCAAGCTGCCGCCGGAGCAGGTGCATGCCATCGGCGTGCAGGCGCTGGACCAGATGAAGGATGCGACCCACGCGCCGGTGCGCGGCTTTTCCCCGGGAGCACGGCCGCCGGCGCCGCCGGAGCCGCGCTTCTTCTTCGCCAACGGGGGGCTGGTCAGCGACCCGCTGCAGAGCGCCGCCGCGACGGCAGCCCAGCCGGCTGCCCCAGCGCCTGCAGCCGCCGCAGCGGCGCCCGGGGCACCGATGGGGTGGGCGGAGCGCAACGCCCAGCGCAGCCTGGAGGTGACGGCCAGCTCCATCATGCCCAGCGCCGACCGCGATGCTGCGCAAAGCAAGCTGGCCAGCATGAGCCAGCCCGCCAACACGGCGCCCCCCGGCACCGCGCCAACCCCGCTGGGCAGCACCACGCCGGTGAACGCCGCGCCGTCGGCCGTGGGATTTCCCGCGCCGGCCCTCCAGCGTCAGCCGGGCCAGCCGTCTGCCACCACATACGCGACGCGTCCGAGCTTCGCCGATGGCGGCGTGGTCAAGGACGAGGAGCAGCGCAAGCAAATCTCCCCCTCCAACATCTACCCGCAGGGCAGCCCGAGCGCGGGCCGTAGCCCCTACGTTGGCGCCGCGGCGGAGGCCGAACCCCAGACGCGGGGTTTCTCGCCGCGCTCGAGCGGGCAGCCCGAGGCGCGCGCGGCCGGGCCGTCCGAGCTGTACATGCAGGATCGGGCGCAGGAACTGAAAGACCAGGTGAGCTCCGGCAACTACGCCCAGGCCGCCGGCACCGCTGCGCGCACCGCGGTGCAGGGGCTGGGCATGTACGGGCTGGAGCTGGCGGACAAGGTTTCCGAGCCGGTCATCGGCGCGGCACGAGGCTTCGGCTCGGGGCTGTTCGGGACGGCCGACGCCGCGCCCGCTCCCGCGGCTGCCCCCGCTGCTGCAGCTGCTCCCGCAGCAGCGCTGACCGCCTCTCCTGCAGCACGCGGCCTCGCGCCGGGCATGGCGGAGGAAAGTCGCCGCAGCGTGATGCAGCAGGCTGGCGCTCAGCCGGCCACTGCGCAAGCCGCACCGGGCGCGGCCGCCGCGGTGCGCCCAGGCGTTTTCGAGCACGGCCGTGGGCAGTTCAGCGACCAGGCGACGGGCATGAACTTCCCCCGTGGGTTCACCGGCCGCCCGACCGCCGCGGCAGACGCTGCTGCAGAAAGCATGGTGCGCGGCTTCGCGCCCGGCATGCGACCCCAGCCGGAGGACTCACCGGTTCGGGGCTTCCAGCCTGGTGCATTCTCGGCGCCGGTAGCCCGTCACTCGGGCAACGACTGGCAGGCCCGCAACGACCTTCGCAACGCCCAGGTATCGGCCTCCAGCATCATGAACAACGGCGGCCGGTGGGACCAGCACAAGGGCATGTCGCCAGAGGCAGCCACCGCGGCGGCCATGACCAATGCCGATCTCGCGGCCCGCGCGGCACAGCCGGGCATGGACACCGAAGCCATGCGCCAGAACGCGGCACTGGCGCGCGAAGAAATGCAGCAGGCCGGTGAGACCCAACGTGCCGGCGCCCGAGCCGCTGTCGAAGCGCAGCGGACTGGCATTGCGGCGCAGCAGGCCGCCACGCAACGGCGGTCGGTGGACAGCCAGGTGGAGGCCCAGGGCTACGCCAACCGCATCGCGGCCCAGCAGGAGCAACTGCGCGGCGTGCTTGTCGATCCCACCGCATCAGAGGCCGCCAAGGCGCAGGCACAGCGGGCACTGCGGGCGCTGGCTGGCCAGGGCCAGAACGACTGGCGCGTACAGGTCACGCCCGCGGTCAAGAACGCCGATGGCTCTACCAGCGAGGGGAGTGTGCTCCGGTACAACCAAGCGACAGGGGACGTGCAGCGGGTGGATGTGGGGCAGGGATCTGCGCTGCCTGCGGGTATGAAGAAACTGGTCGGAACCTCTGGAGGAAAGCCCGTTTACGAAGACGCAAGTGGTAAGCGTTTCGTTGCTTCTTAAGGTCTAGCGTTCGTGGTCGAGCTTGCCGCTGAATGGCCTGAAGCCTTCAGGTGCATCGTCATACAGCTTCCGGCAAGCAACACCAACGAAGACGGCGGCTCTGTTGCTTCGGGTGGCCGCGGCCTTCTTGGACGTGCACTCGGCGCCAGACTTGAACCCAAATAGGCCGCGGGCCGAGCCTTGGGGCACAGCATCGAAGCCCCCAGGGTTCTCCGACTGGCAGAGTTGGTAGACCGCCAGGGCGGCCGTGTCGTTTGCGACGCCTGGGGCCTTGTCCAAGATGCAGGTGGCCATGTTGGACGCCCACGCCGACTGGGTGCAGAGTAGGGCGGTTAGGACGATGACTCGGCGCATGGAGGGCAATGTAGCAGAGCGGCGCTCCGTTCTTACCAGTGCGCACCTGGAATGTCTGGAGCGGTCAGAACAGTTCGATGGGCGTGCCCGAGCCAGACCCTGGGTGGCTGGCGGGCGGCTTCATGGTCGCCATGACCACGCAGCTCAGCGCCGCGCGACGCTACTTGCGTGGCGGCGCAGGATCTACCGGCGTCACGGCTTTCAGCTGTTCATCTCCAGCTTTCACCGCTGCATGCATGACGTCCACCAGCTGCCGTTTCATTGCAGTGATGACGTCCTCGAGTTGCTTCAACTCGACCTCTGAAGCCTTCATCCACTCCTCGTTCTCATCGATTTCGGCCTGGATGTGCTCAACCTGGGCGAGGTCACCTCGTTGCCGGGCTTGGTCGCGAACCTCCTGAAGGTTCTTCAGCAGCCTCCGTTCCCGCGCCATCCGTTGACGCAAAAAGCTCAACTGATCCTGGTAGCCACGGAGCGTGAATTCAAGCCGGTTGACGGTCGCACTTAGCTCCCACTCCCTGCGCACCACGTCCATGGCTGCCAACACGGTTCCGTCGTTTCGCGCAGCAAATGAATCCTCCAGACGCGCCACGATTTCGGCGTTCATGGAGCGGCCTGACTCCTTTGCGGCGGTCTCGATTTGCTCCTTCAGGTCCGGAGGGATTCGGAGTTTGTACTGCGGGTCGGTCTGCTTCATCGGGTGCGGATGATGGGCCAAATAGGTGTTGACGACAATGGACCTAAAAGGTACATTGGCTGCGTGGACCTAATAGGTTCATGAAAGGGAGCCATGAAATCAACTCAAGCGGGTGAGCAACTGAAGGTCCGGCTGCAAACCCAGGTCCATGAATGGATCAAGGCCCAGGCGAAGGAGCAGGACCGCTCAATGAACTGGCTGGTCAACAAGTTTTTGGCACAGGCCAAAGAGGCCCAGGAGGCCCAGGAGGCCCAGCATGCCAAGACGGCCTGAAAAAGGAAACGCCCCGGAAGTTGCAGCAACCGGGGCGTCGAGTGTCCAAACCCAACCTCTGACAGAAGGATTCAACATGTCGAATTCTACGCAAGTCGCGGCCGGCCGCGCAATCACCGTCCCCTTCCATGGCGCTGACCTGTATGTCGTGGAGCACAACGGGCAGCCGTACACACCCATGAAGCCGATCGTCGCGGCCATGGGGCTGGACTGGGGGAGCCAGTTCCGCAAGGTGGCGGCCAACGAGTCGCGCTGGGGTATTGTCAACTTGACAATACCTTCGGCCGGTGGCGAGCAGGCCATGACTTGCTTGCCTGTGCGGAAGACGGCGGCATGGCTGACCACCATCGAGCCGGGCAAGGTCAAGAGCCCCCAAGTCCGCGCCCGCGTCATTCAGTACCAGAACGAGTGCGATGACGCTCTCTGGCACTACTGGAACGAGGGCATCGCCGTCAACCCGCGGGCGCTGTACTCGGTCAGCCCGGGCGACGTGCTGACGGGCGAGGAGGCGGAAGCCCTGCGGCTGATGCTGACCACGGCGGTTGACCGGCTTCCGAAGCACAAGCGGGCTGCGGCCATGGTGAAGGGGTGGAGCAAGCTCAAGGCACACTTCCATGTGTCGTACAGGCAGATTCCGCGCAGCGAGTTCACTGAGGCGCTGTCTATCGTAGCGCGGCACACGGCCGAATGGGATCTGGTGGACGAAGCGCCGTCCTCTGGTGCGCTGAACGAGCAGGTTGCCCGAATGGTGAGGCAGGTGGAAGGGCCAAACGGCACGCCGGTGGAAGTCTTCATGCCGCTGGTCAACGCCGTGCTGTCGAAGTGCGGCTTGCGATCTCCTGTGTCAAGGGCGCAGCAGGAAGCCATCACGACCCGCCTCGACCGACTTGGTATGCTGTTTCACCCCATGAGCGACCAAGCCGCGGATCTGGTTGGCATTCTGCGAGCCCTGCGTGGCCGCTGCCCTGTGGCTGGGATGCAGGAACCAGGCTTTATGGAGATTCTGCCGGCGCCTCGGCGGGCTTGATCAAGGGTCGGTACGGGGCTCTCCAGCCCGCCCAGGAACCCATAGCCCCAGTAGGTCTTCGCAAGCCCGGCGCGGCCGGTCCAGATGTTGTTGATGAAGCCGTCCATGGTGTACCTCCCCGCAGGAATGTAGCAGGGCGTTCCCCTTCGCGGGCGCAGGTGCAGAGGGCACTTTAGGAATTGGCAGGCCAGGGCCGTGACGGCTGGCTCAGATGGTAGACCGCCCGCGCTGCCGTGTCGTTCGCCACGTCTGGGGCCTTGTCCAGGATGCAGGCGACGGAGGCGGCCGGAAGCAAGAGGGTGGCGATGGTCTTCTCGTTCATGGGGCCCTCCTATGCTGGGAGGGTAAGAGGCCGGCGCACTGAGGCAGGTGCGGGCACAGCCCCCGTTATCGTGGAGCAATTACCGTTCGGTTATTCGACCATGAAAAAGGCCCGCGCGAAGCGGGCCTTCTGGGGCAAGGTACGGCATCAGGCCGCCTTCCGCAGCTCCTCAATGCGGCCTTCTGCTTGTGTGGCCTTTTGCTGGTGGTGGTCCAGCACTTCCTTCAACCCTTCAGGGATGAAGCGTTGCAGGATGTCTCGCATCAGAGGCTGGTACCCGACGCCATGGTGAGCGCCGATCAGCTTGTATGCGTCGATCATTCCTTTGGGCAGTCGGATCGAGATGGACTGCATGCCCATCGCCTCGTCCAGCGCTGCCATATGCTCCGCACCGGCCACCTCTGCGTGGTCGGCGTCAGCGCCCAGTTGGCGCTCCTCCCATGCTTCATCAGTGCCTGCGAACTTGTTCATTTGACTCTCCGTTTGGTGTGACTCGTGTAAATGCTGATCTCGTTTTGGTTGGGCTCATAGCACGTCCTCAGATGGATCGTTGAGCCTCTTTGTATATACGCGATCTTGAGTAAACGGCCCTTGTTGGTATAGCTCAGAAACCACAGCGTCGGAGGATTGGTCCTGTGGTCTTCCCTGTTATCGATGAGCAGCGGGCCATTGATGTTCCTGAAGCACTGCTCTACCTCTTTCCTCTCTACTTGATGCTTGTTTGCCAATTTGTCAAGTACGCCTCCAGAGATTTCTAAGTTCTTCATGGGATGCAATAGTACCGCTAATTTTCGCGCGGTGTATATACACGTCCGCGAAGACATTGCAAGAAGTGCGACATGTTGCGCCTGGGCCCCGTGCCAAGCCTGCCGACCTGCTCCCGTTACAGGAGCACGACATGAGCGGTATCGGCTCCTTCGCACCGTATAGGGCTCGCCACTCCGCCCCGTAGCGCGGACAGTGGAGGGATGGAAGACCAAAATCTGAAGCCCTTCGATGGAGTTCTTGATGCACCATCGTCCGGCACGCTACAGCCGTTCTCTGGAGCATTGGATGGCGAAGAGCCGAAGCGCGGGCTCAAAGGCTGGGGCCAGGACATCGCCGCTACCGCAGTGAAGGGCGCCATCGCGATTCCCGAGGCCGCGGTGGGCCTCGCGGACATCCTCACCGGTGGCCGCGTGGGCAAGTTCCTCGAGAACGAAGGCGGCGCTGTCGGGTTCCGTCCCAAGCAGACGCGTGAGATCGTCAACGACTGGCACTCCGACGCCACCAAGGAAGCCCAGCGGAAGTTCCAAGAAGCCGACGGTATCGTGGACAAGGCGGTCACGGCCGTGCAGAACCCCAGTCTGGTGGTCGCCAGCGTTGGCGAGTCGATCCCCACCATGATCGGTGGCGGGGCGATTGGCCGGGGGCTCCTGGCTGCAACGCGCCTGGGGCAGATGGGGGCCAAGGGCGCCGCGCTCGCCGGGGCTGCCGGTGAAGGGCTGACCATGGCCGGCTCGCAGGCCGAGCAGATCCGCCAGGAAACCCCGGATGGGCTGCTGACCCCGAGCCAGGCCGGGCTGGCCGCCGCGACCGGGGCTGTGGGGGGCGCCGTCGGTGCGGTGGGCGGCCGGATCGCGCAGCGCCTGGGCATCGGCGACGCCGAGACGATGCTGGCGCAGGGGCGGAGCGGCATGGCTCGCCAGTTCGCCGACGAGGCGGCCGGCGCCGCCGTGAACCCGCTGCAGCAGCAGGCCGTGAAGAGCATCCCGCGGCACGTGATCGAGGGCGCGATCGCCGAGGGCCTGCTGGAGGAACTGCCGCAGTCCGTGGCCGAACAGATCTTCCAGAACGTCGCGCTCGACAAGCCCTGGTACGACCAGGTGGACTCGGCCATCGTGCTGGGCGCCCTGTCCGGTGGGGCGATGGGGGCTGGTGCTGCTGGCTACCATGCCGCGGCGCGGCCGCGCGCGGCCGCGGTCGGCGAGGGCGATCCCGCCGCGGCCCGGCCCGCTGGCGACGAGCCGGCGGCAGAGGCCCCGGCGCGCAATCCCGGGCTTGAGCGGGTGAGCGAGGCCTTCGCCGAGCAGCTACGCATGCTGCAGGAGCAGGAACAGGGCGAGGTGCTCGGGCCCCAGTCTGCACCGCCGGACGGGGCCGCCGCCCTGGCCGAGCAGCGCGCCGCCGCCGCGGCGCAGCGCCAGGCCGACATGGAGGCCTCGCGCGCGGTGGAGAGCCCGGACGACGAGATCTACCAGTCCACGGGCGCCCAGGTGCCGCGCTCCGTGCGCATGGGGATCAACCCCGCCGACGGCCCGCTTTCGACCGGCGCCGCCATGGCGGTGGATACCGGCGTCTCCGACCAGATGCAGCAGGCCGCCGCGTTGGCACAGGCGGCCGAGGCCGGCGAGAAGAGCGGCAAGGCCCAGAAACAGGAGCAGCCGGCGCGGTCACCTCTTGGCGCGGATCCGGAAACGGGCGAGATCCCCGGTTCCGATGACGTGGCCAACTGGAGCGACGCGCAGCTGTCGGAAGTCTTCCGCGGCGCCCAGGGCCGCGACGTGCGCATCAAGCTGGCGCAGGAGCTGTCGCGCCGCAAGGCTGCCCGCGCCGCCGAGCAATCCACCCCCGTGAAAGGAACCACCGATGGCCCCCAAGCCCAACCAGCGAGCACCCAACCACCAGCAGCAGCGCAGGCTCCGGCCGTCGCCGCTGCTGGCGCACCAGCGCAAGGGACACTGATCAATGGCGGCACCACGACTGCGGACGCTGGAGCGCAAGCAAAGACAGCGGCAGGCGCGCAAGCAGCGCCGGAAAGCAAGGACCAGCGCGCCCAGCGCATCGATGCCGCCGGCCAGACCTGGACCCGATTGCCTACCGTCCAGCGCCAGGTGGTTGCCGAGCAACTGAAGGGCCTCAAGCCCGTCCTGCAGAAGAACCTGGCGGGCGCCAAGTGGGAGAACCTGAACAGCGATCTGAAGCGCAAAATTGCCGACCTGATCGCGCCTGTGCAGGAGGCCGCCGCCGCGCCGGCGCCAGCACCTGCAGCACCCGTCGCCATGGCGCGCGGCACCACGTTCCCTCCGCTGGACGCCCAGCCGGTGCCGGCTGCCGCCGAGGCGAGGGTGCCGCCGAAGGCTGCTGGCACCAGCGCCCGTGCCGCGCGCGCAGCTGCTGCTCCGGTATCTGCGCCCACTGTGGCGCAAGCCGCGGCGCAAGAGGCGGCCACCAGCCTGAGCAACGACCTGCCCGAGCCGACCGAGGCCCAGAAGCTGGCCGGCAACTATCGGAAGGGCCACGCTCGCATCAACGGTCACGACATCAGCATCGAGAATCCGGCCGGCACGCGCCGCCGGCCTGAATGGCCTCCCCTGCAGAACCATTACGGCTACATCAAGGGGACCAAGGGTGCGGACAAGGACCACGTGGACGTGTTCATGACCGATCGCGCCGAAGACTCGGCCCTGCCGGTGTTCGTGGTGGACCAGGTGAACAAGGATGGTTCATTCGACGAGCACAAGGTGGTGATGGGCGCGGCCGATGAGGCCGAGGCCCGCAGCACCTACCTCGGAAACTACGAGAAGGGCTGGACGGGGCTGGGCGGGATCACCCAGATGACGCAGGACGAATTCAAGGACTGGGTGCGCGACCCTGCCAAGACAGTGAAGCCGGCCGCGGCCCCGGCTGCCGGCGACGCGTTGCCCACGGCGGCGGCGGAGGAGGCCGGCCCAGCCCCCGACAAGGATGCGGAAACAGCGCCGGCACCTGCGCCAGCGCTGCCGGCCTCGGAGAGCGCATCTGCTGCGCCCCCGGCGCCGCCAGCGGCGGCAGAGACGGTGCCGCAACGCATGAAACGCGCGAAGGCGGAAAAGGCCGCCGCGCCTGCAACACCCGCCGCGGCGGGTGAAGCGAGCCCGGCAGCCAAGCCGAAGACCGTGCCCGAGAAGATGAAGGACGCGAAGGCCAAGCGCGAGAGCAAGGCCGTGCGCGAAGCGCGGGAGGCCGAGGAGCGCCGCGCCGCCTACTTCGCCCCCGGCAACGTTGTGCGGGGATACGGCGGCGGGTTCGATCGCGTGGTCAGCTACCAGCCGGCGGACGCGGATGGGCGCTGGAGCGTCACCGTGCGCGAGGTGCAGAAGGACGGGAGTGGCGCGTGGGCGGACAAGGCTGGCGCGGTTGAACGCACCCACGGGACCGAACCCTCCAAGGTGAACTATGCGACGGGCCCGGCTGGCCGGATGGAGGTGGACCCCGCGCCGGCCCCGGCCGCTGCTTCCCATGAGCCCTCTGCGCCCGCGCGGAACCGCGACAACGCGCGGAAGAGAGGCCCCGCTGAGAGCGAGCCGTTGTTTCGTCGATACGCCCAAGACGACCTGGGCGCGGGCATGGCGGCGGAACTGCTGCGCATCATGGGGAAGGGTGATGGGTTCTCCCCCGAGGCCCGCCTGCAGGCCGTAGAGTCCATCCGCGCAACGGTCAGCCCGATCGTGGCGGCTTGGCAGAACGCCCCCGAGGTGGTGGTCGCCTACGACCTGAACGACCCCATCATTCCCCAGCGCGTGCGCGACGCGGACACGCGCCAGCGCTCAGGTGGCGCCCATGGTGCACCCGAGGGGTTCTACTTCGGCGGCAAGGCGTACCTGATGGCATCGCGCCTGACCACGCCGGAGGATGCCGCGCGCGTGCTGTACCACGAGGTGGCCGGCCACCACGGCCTGCGGGGGCTCTTCGGTCCGGAGTTGGACAAGATCCTGAACCAGGTGGCCACCATGCGCCGCGCTGACGTGGATGCCAAGATGGCCGAGTACGGCATGCGCGGCGTGGACCGCATCAGCCGGGCCCGGGCGGCGGAGGAGGTGCTGGCGGAGATGGCCGAGAAGAATCCGCAGCTGTCCTTCGTGCAGCGGGCCGTCGCTGCCATCCGCAACTTCCTGCGCGAGCACGTGCCCGGGTTCGGGAGCCTGCGCCTGCGCGACGCGGACATCATCCAGGCCTACATCCTGCCGGCGCGCAACTGGGTGGAACGGGCCGCCGCGGCGCGCGAGCGCGGCATGGGCTCGGCAGCCATGCAGTACAGCCTGGCGCAGGACGAAGCCCGGTCCGGGTTCGCGGCCGAGGTGCGTGCGGCCATCACCGCCGGCCTGAACAACGACGAACGCGCGCTGCGCGCCCAGGTGCCGCTCGGCATCGAGACGCCGGCGGCCCTCGAGGCGCTGGGCGTGGTACGCAAGCCGGTGGTCACGAACCGCAACCTCCTCGCCAAGATGCATTTCGAGCACGGCGTGCCGCGCGCGGATCTGGAGCGGCTGGGCGAGCTGCTGTCGAATCCCGTGATGGTGTTCAAGTCGGACACCCAGCCCGGGCGGATGGTGGTGGTGACGAGCTTGGTGGTGCGCGGCAACCCGGTGGTGGTGGCCGTCGATCCGAACGGCGCCAGCAACCGGGCCGAGGTGGTCTATGTGCCCAGCGCCTACCCGAAGGACAACGCGGACCGCACGTTCACGCGCTGGATCCGGGACGGCCTGCTGCAGTTTGCGAACAAAAAAGAAAGCCGGCAACTCGCCACGACGGCCAGGCTCCAATTGCCTGGGGTGGTACAGCGAGTTTCCGGCTTCCGCGCCAATTATAAAACTGAGGCCGATCTGCCGCAAACTGGGGCCGGTCCGGATGTGATGTTCAGCCGCGAGCGCATCGCCGCGCTGAAGGACTCGGCCCTGGACCAGATCACGCAGACGATGAGCCACCCCGGCAAGGTGTCGCTCTGGGACAAGACGATCGGCACGATGCGCCACCTGGCCGAGCGCGCGCCCGCGTTCAAGCCGGTGTTCGAGTCGGCCCAGCGCTTCATCGATGACGTGTCCATGCTGGGCAACGACGCGGCCGACATGGCCCCGCGCCTCCTGCCGCGCGTGGACAGCTGGCGCGACCTGACCAAGAAGCCGATCACCGCGGCCGACAACAAGGCCGTGGCGCGCCCGCTGTTCGAGGGCACGCTGATGTGGGCGCGGGACATCGACGGCACCCCGGTGCTGCTGGATGACCTCACGGCCAAGTACCAGAATCTGCCGGCCGACCAGAAGGCCCAACTGCTGCTGCGCGGCGGCCGCTTGGACCCGAAGATCCTGACCGCCTGGCAGGGCCTGCCCGTGGGCATGTACGAGGCCAACGTGAACACCAGCTTCAACAGCCGGGTGCTCAAGGCCGGCGTGGTGTGGAGCCAGAAGGAGCTGGAAACCATGTTCGGGCTCGACGCGAACCAGGTGAGCCTCTACCAAGAGGGCCGGGCCGCCATCGACCGCTCCATCGACATGACGGCGCGCGCCGACATGCTGCGCAGCCTGGGCGATGAGTACGCGGGCATGCGCGACGCGGTGCTGGCGCAGGAAACCCTTGACGATGCCGTGGAGCTGCTGACCCGCACGCTGATGGACGACGCCCGGGATCGGCCCGAATGGTCCGAACGGCTGATGAAGCTGAACAACGCGGTGGTGAAAGCCCAGGAGAGGGCGCAGCAGCTGATGGACGAGGGCTATGCCCCGCTGTCGCGCTTCGGCCGCTACACGGTGGATGTGGTGGACGCCGCGGGCGATCGCCAATATTTCGGCATGTTCGAGACCAAGGCCGATTCCAACCGGATGAAGGCCGAGATGGAAAAGCAGTTCCCCGGCGCCACCGTCACCCAGGGCACCATGAGCCAGGACGCATTCAAGCTGTTCGCGGGCGTCACCCCCGAGAGCCTGGAAATGTTCGGGAGCATGCTGGGGCTGGACGGCAAGGGCGACGACCCGAAGGACAAGGCATTTCAGGCCTACCTGCAACTGGCCAAGAACAACCACAGCGCGCTCAAGCGCCTGATCCACCGCAAGGGGGTCGCGGGGTACAGCGAGGACGTGGGCCGCGTGCTGGCGAGCTTCGTGTACTCTAATGCCCGCCTGGGCGCTGGCGGACTGAACGCCGGCACCATGGAGAGCGCAATCAACGCCATCCCGAAGGAGCAGGGAGAGCTGAAAGACCTGGCCATGGGGCTGCGCGACTACATCGCCAATCCCCAGGAGGAGGGCCAGGCCGTGCGCGGCATGCTGTTCGCCCAGTACCTGGGAGGCTCGGTAGCGTCCGCCGCCGTGAACATGATGCAACCGTTCCAGATCACCATGCCGTGGCTGTCTCAGTTTGGCGGCATGCGCAAGGCCGGCGCCCAGATGGCGCGCGCCCTCAAGGACATGAGCCGCAAGGGCTTTCAGTACGAGCCCGACCTCGCTGCCGCGATGCAGTCCGCGGAGGAGGATGGTGTGGTGTCCCCGCAGGAGATCCATCAGCTGATGTCGCAGGCACGCGGCACTGGGTCGCTCCGCACGGGCGACGGAACGAAGGTGGGCGACGCACGCGCCGCGGTGGCCAACAACTGGGAGCGCGTGAAGGTGGCGTGGGGTCAGCCCTTCGCCCTGGCCGAACAGTTCAACCGCCGCAGCACCTTCATCGCCGCGTATCGGATGGCGAAGGAGCAGGGCATGGCCGAGCCTTCCAACTTCGCCCGCAAGGCGGTGCTGGAGACGCAGTTCGTGTACTCGAAAGCGAATAAACCCCGCTTCGCGCGGGGGGCTGTGGGGGGAGCGCTTTTCTGTGTGGACGACACCACGGAAGCGCTGACGCAGCGCGGATGGGTCGGCCCCGACCACCTGGTGCCGGGCGACATGCTCGCATCGTTCGATATGACCACAGAGCGGCTCATCTGGGCTCCGATGGCGTCGGTGCACATCTTCGATCACGATGGTGAAATGGTGCATGCGAAGTCCAAGACGCTGGACATGCTCATGACCCCAGACCATCGAGTGGTGCATTACAAAAGGAAGCGGACCAAAGGGGCGCAGCGGGGGACCACGCATTGGGAGTTGGGGGTGGCCGAAGCGCAGGACATCCCGGCGTCTCACCGGGTTCAGATTCCCACTGCCGCGCCGTTCGATCACCTGCCAACCGGCGAGCCCATCACCGACGCCCAGGCGCGGGTGCTGGGTTGGGTGGTCACGGAAGGGTGGTTCACGAAGAAGAACCGCGGGCGAGAGGAATGGGGCGGCGCGCTGAAGCTGTATCAGAACGAAGGGCGCACAGCAGACCTGATCCGTGCTGACCTCGACGCAGCCGGGCTCGAATACACCGAAACGACCTGGAACTACGTCGGCGGCAATGCCGCGCACATCCGGTTCAACATCAAAAAAAGCAGCGCTGCAGTGTTGCGCAAGATGCTGCCCGGTAAGCAGCTCACCCCGGCATTGCTGATGCGGATGACGAAGGCCCAGATTGAATTGCTGGTCGATCGCATGATCGAGGGGGACGGCTCTGAGTCGGCCGCCGGGCAGCGGTGCCTCATCCAGAACCCGGGGCAGACGCTGGAGACTTTCCAGATGGCGCTGACCATCCTGGGCAAGAGTTTCCGAGTGAGCAAGCATGGTCCGAGCTGCCGGAAGGTGCTGATCCGCGAATCGCAAAGAACCGAAAACGGACGCTACTCGGTGAAGGAATCGGAGCGCGTCCGTTACACAGGCCGCGTCTGGTGCCCGATCGTTCCAGGGACCAGCACATGGGTGGCGCGACGCAACGGCATGCCGTTCATCACCCACAACACTTTCAAGACCTACAGCGTGTCCTACCTGGAGCTGATGCACCGCATGTGGACTCAGGGCGGACCGGAAGGAAAGCGGGCCGTGGGCTGGGCCATCGCCATGCTGCTGCTCATGTCGGGCGCAGGCGGCCTGCCTTTCATGGAAGACGCCGAGGATCTGATCGACGGGGCGGCCCAGATGATGGGCTACAACCTGAGCAGCAAGCAGTGGCGCAAGCAACTGCTGGCGGACGTGATGGGCAAGGAGATCGCCGATTTCGTTGAGCAGGGTGTCTCCGGTCTGCCTGGTGCGCCAGTGGACGTGTCGGGCCGTATGGGCCTGGGCAACCTGCTCCCCGGTACCGGGCTGCTCTTGTCGAAGCAGAACCGCGAGCGCGATCTTCTGGAAGTCGCCGGCCCGGCGGGGGACTTGATTGCGCGGGGCTTCACCGCGGGGCGCAAGCTACTCACAGGGGATGCGGGGGGCGCAGCGCTGGAGGTGGCGCCGACCGCGGTGCGCAACGCGGTCAAGGGCGTGGACATGGCAGCGACCGGAATCTATAAGGACAAGAAGGGCTACAAGGTCATCGACACCACGCTGGCCGAGGCGGGGGCGAAGTTCCTGGGCTTCCAGCCCAAGAGCGTGGCCGAGGTGCAGGAGGCCAACAGCTTCATGCAGCGCACGAAGACCTTCTACACGCAGACCAGCAGCGAGATCAAGGCGCAGTGGGCGGATGCGCTCTTCCGCAAGGACGATGCGGCGCTTGCAGAGGCGCGCGAACGTCTGGCTGACTGGAACCGAAACAATCCGGAGCAGCCGATCGTGGTGAAGATGCCGGACGTGTGGAAGCGCGTGCGCGAGATGGGCAAGGACCGCACGCAGCGGATCGCCGACACCGCGCCGAAGGCCCTGCGCCAGCAGATGCGCGAAGCAGCGCGCGAGGCAGGGCAGGCCCCAGCATAGGGTTAGGCGAGGTGGCTGCCGGGCGGGAAACTGCCCGGCATGTCCACCCCGGCCAAGCTCAAGAAGCTCACTATCTACCAGGGCGCGACCTTCCGCAAACGCCTGCGGTGGGAGTCCCCTACCGGCGCGCCCATCGACCTGACGGGCGCGACGGCGCGCATGCAGGTCCGCCTGGAAAAGGAGACCCCGACCACGCTGGCAGACCTGACCACCGAGAACGGTGGCATCACGCTGGGCGGCGCATCGGGCACGGTGGACCTGTACCTGAGCGACGCGGCCACCGCGGCCATGGGCTGGGAATCTGGCGTGTGGGATCTGGAGATCGTGCACCCCAGCGGCGATGTCACCCGCCTGGCCGAGGGCTCCATCGGCGTCTCCAAGGAGGTGACGCGTGGCTGATGTGCTGGTGGAAGAGGTCACCACCATCCTGGCGCAGGAGGCCGACAGTTCCGTGCTGCGCGAAGAGGTGGAGGTCATCCAGGTGGTGGCCGACGCCGAGCAGGGTCCACCCGGCCCGCGCGGGGAAGTCGGCCCAGCCGGTGGCGCCACCGTGTCGCGCGTCGCCGGCTCCACGCTTTCCGCCCTCATCGCCGCGTGGGAAGACGCGGCCGGCCGCGTGTACGCGCTGGACAAGGACGACGAGGACCACGTGTACCTGCTGCTGGGTATCACGCTCACGGCTGCCGACCCTGGCCAGCCCATCAACGTGCAGCGCTCGGGTGTCATCACGGATTCCGCCTGGTCCTGGACGCCAGGACAACGCATCTATCTGGGGCTCGGTGGAGCTCTCACCACCGCCGCGCCCGCGGTTGGCTTCGATGTGCTGATCGGCACGGCGCTGTCGCCGACCCGCCTTCTTCTCAACCTTCAAGACCCCATCGCACTGGAGTAGAACCATGGCAACTCAACCCACCCAGGGCTACCTTTCCCGAATCGCCGGGAAGACCCGCCAGCTCTTCGGGCTCGCCGTCTCCGCCGGTGCGGCGGACGCGGGCAAGCTGGTGGCGACCGGGCCCGACGGCCGGATCGACACCACCCTCCTGCCGTCCGGTATCGGAGCCAACACGACGATCGCCCCGGCCAGCGAGGCCATTGGCGCCGGCAAGTTCGTGAACTTCCACGCCAATGCCGGCGCGCTGAACATGCGCCTTGCGGACAACAGCAACGGCCGTCAGGCGAACGGCTACGTGAAGGACGCCGTGTCCTTCGGAGCGAGCGGCACGGCATACCCCCTCGACACCACCAATGCCGCGCTGACCGGGCTGACGCCGGGCGCCACGTACTGGCTGGGCACCGCGGGCGGCGTGATCTCCGCGCCCCTCGACGGCACCGACACCGCCAACGCGGGCAAGGTCTGCCAGGAGCTCGGCACGGCGAAGAGCGCGACCGAGCTGGTGACGGACGATCTGGGCTACGTGATCCTCTGAAATGGCAGTACGGCGGCCTCTGGTCAGGGTGGGCGGGCGCGTCCGGCAGTTGCCTGCCGGTGACACGCTCCAAGACGTGCGCGAGAGGCTGTCGGCCGCGCGGACCTACTACGTCCGCACCGATGGAAGCGACAGCAACACCGGGTTGGTGAACACCAGTGCTGGCGCTTTCCTGACCATTCAAAAGGCCATTAACGTAGTTTCCAGTCTTGATTGCGGAAACAACGACGTCACGATTTCAATCGGCAGCGGGGCTTTCGCGCCTTTTGAAACACGAGATCCGATCGGATCAGGCGCGGTCGCCATCGTGGGCGCGGGCGCCGCCGCGACGAGCATTAGTACCGCAAGCGGGTCATGTATCAATGTTCCAGCCGGGTCCAGGAAGTACACCATATCAGGAATCAAGCTGAGCAGTTCCGATAGCACGTTCGGCGGAAATGCAATATCTGTGGATATTGGAAGTCAGCTGTCAGCCGGGGATATTGATTTCGGCGCTTGCGGCAATTTTCATGTTAATTGCTCAGGGACAATTATACTGCGGGGATACAAAATCAGCGGATCCGCACGGGTGCATTGGTATGCCTCCAACGGTGCGAAAATTATTTGCGCAGGTTGGACCATCACGCTAGCCGGAACGCCGAACTTTTCCACATCTTTTGCTTATGCCGATTGCCTGTCGCTTCTGCGAGTTAATGAAAATACCTACAGCGGAACAGCTACGGGAGTTCGATACAACGTCTTCGCGAATTCTGCGATTTTCGTGAACGGTGCGGGGGAAAGCTATTTGCCCGGTAATTCTGTGGGCTCGAAATTTACAGGCGGGCAGTACGCATGAGCATATACCAATTAACCCGTGAAAATATCGTGTATCGCTGGGACGACGGTGTTCGGTCCACCATACCAACGTCTGATTCACCGATGGCGCCCAATACCAATCCGGACTACATCGCCTACATGGCATGGATTGCGGCTGGCGGCGTGCCCGAGCCTGCAGATCCGGTGCCAGCCACGGAGGTGTGGGAGCGGATCAAGGCCGAGCGCGACCGGCGCAAGTACCTGGGCGTGAAGATCGGGGAGAACTGGTTCCACTCCGATGACGCCAGCCGCATCCAGCAGATGTCCCTGATGCTCATGGGGCAGGCCATGCCGGCCGGAATCCAATGGAAGACGCTCACCTCGGCGCCGCCGCCTGTGTTCGTCACCATGACGCCGGCCCTGGCCCTGTCGATCTTCAACGCCACCGCAGCGAGCGACATGGCGGTGTTCGCGGCTGCCGAAGCACACCGCGTCGCCATGGAAGCTTCTGCCGATCCTGGCGCCTACGATTTCACCGGCGGCTGGCCGGTGTCCGTGGAAGACGAGCTGCACACCGTGCACAGGGACTGACCATGCTGCTTGCTTCCTACACCGGCACCCGCCCGGGGCTCCAGGGCCTGGCCAACCGCGCCATCCGTTTTCGCCTGGGCGGCCCGTACAGCCACACCGAGCTGGTATTCGAGCCAGGCGACGGCGTGGACGCGCTCATGCCCGACGGCACGTGCGCAGCCGGCCCGGACGGGGCTCTGTGGTGCGGGTCGAGCGTGGCGGCCGAGCCGGTGCCCGTGCACTCGGCGCGCCGGGCCGGGCGGACAGGCGGTGTCCGGTTGAAGAGGGTGGTGTTGGAGCCGGCCCGGTGGGAGCTGCTTCCGCTGCCCGGCGACGCGCAGCGGGCGGCGCGGTGGTTCCTCGAGCACCAGGGTGCGCTCTACGACTGGCAGCTGGTCCTCGGCTTCGTCGCGTGGGCGATCCCTCAGAAGGCCTCGCGCTGGACATGCTCGGAAGCGGTGGCCGCGGCGGCCGGCTTCCCGGACCCCGAGCGCTTCGATCCGTGCGTCCTCCGGGCCGCGGCGGCGCGGTTCGCCCCCGTATAGGGTTCGTCAGAACCGCGCCGGCCCGGAATGATCCGGGCCTATGAAAACCGAAACCCTCGAAGCCATCGGCGCCGCCGGCAACAAGGCCACCATCATCGGTGGATCCGTGGCTGTCGCCGGGAAAATGTCGGCGGCGGACCTGGCGGCCTATGTCGGCGCGGCCGTCGCCGTGATCGGCCTGCTCATCACCTGGTACTACAAGCGCGAGGCCAACAGGCGACAGGCCAAGGAGTACGAACGCCGGGAGAGCGAGCGGCAGATGCGCATGGACGTGATGCGCGCCACGGGCGTGCCGGTGTTCCATGAGGACACGGACCTGGGCCGCCTCGAGGTGGACGAGTGACCAGCCGCGTCCCGCGCCAGCTGGCGCAGAAGCTGGCAGCCCTGGTGCTGCTGGCCGGCCTGGGCGGCGGCACCTACATTGCGCAGCACGCCACCGACGCCGCGCAGCGCAATGAATACGTGCAGGCCGTGGCTGCCGACCCCGGCACGTCGCCGGCCGTGAAGATCGCCATGGTCATGGGATCGGAATACGAGTCCAGCGGGCGGCACATCGGCACGCCCTACATCGACCGCGCAGGCCGCGGGCAGCCGCTGACCGTGTGCAACGGCGTCACCGGCCCGGAGGTGGACGCCCGGCGCTACTACAGCCCGGCCGACTGCTACCAACTGGAGCGGGCCCGGTACATCCAGGCCGAGCGCGACGCGGCGCGGCTGCTGCGGCACTGGCCCACCTACGACGCTTTCGCTCAGGCCACGTTCATCGACTTCGTGTGGAACAAGGGGCCGCAGGCGCTGGAGGGCAGCACCATGCGCGCGAAGGCCAACCGTGGCGACCTCGAGGGCGCGTGCCGGGAGAACCCCCGCTGGAACCGCGGCACCGTGCGCGGCGTGTCCACGGTACTGCCCGGGCTGCAGCTCCGCGGCGACAGCAACGACGAAATCTGCCGTGAATGGAGGTTGACACCATGAAGAACTTTGCGATCGCTGTATGCGCTGCCCTGGCGCTCTCTGCCTGTACGGTGGTGCCCACCAGCACGGCCCATCAGGCATGCACCCTGCTGCAGATCGCCACCAGCGAGGCGGATCTGGCGCCGGCCTGGTACATCGATGCAGGCGCCGTGCTGGAGCAGTGCGGGCAGAAGGACGCCCGGGCCGACGGAGAGCGCCGGGCGTGCTACGCCTCGGCGCAGTCTGGCTATCGCGACAGGAAGGACTGCGAGGCGCTGCGATGACGCCTCTGCAGATCATCCTGCTGGTCAGCCTGGCGGCCAATGGGCTGCTCGGGTGGGCGTATCTGGGTGAGCGCGACGCTGCGACCGAGGCGCGCGCCGCGGTGTCGGCAAAGGGCCAGGAGCTGGCGGGCGTGCGCGGCGCGGCCGAGGCCTGCAGCGCCTCCGTGGACGAGATGCGCACGCTCGCGAACAAGCGAGCGGAGACTGCGGCGCCAGCCCGGCGCGCGGCCGCGGACCGTGCCGCAGACCACAACCGCAAGGCCGACACCATCCTTGCAGTGCCCCCGGCCGTGCCCGGCGATGCATGCGCCAGCGCGCAGCATCGGGTAGACGCCTGGCTGCTGGGTAGGGCGCGGCCATGAGGGCGGCCGTCCTGATCCTGGCGGCGCTGCTGGCCGGCTGTGCGGGCGCGCCACGCGTGGAGATCCAGCGGGTCAACGTGTCGGTGCCGGTGGAGTGCCAGGAGCCTGTGCCCGCCCGGCCGGTGATGCCCACCGATGCGCTTCGAGCCGGCGCGACCGTCGACGACTTCACCAAGGCCGCCCAGGCCGAAATCGAACGGCGTGAGGGCTACGAGGGCGAGCTGCTCACGGCCCTGGAAGCGTGCCGCGCCCCCATCAACCCGAGCCGGCCGGATGCCGGCACCCAAGGAAGCACACCATGAACGACCCCATCACCCTTTCCGTCCGCCACCCCGGCCCCGACGCCCTCGAGCGCGACATCCAGGCCCGCGCCAGCGTGGCGCCGCGCGTCACGCCGGCCGACATCGAGGCCGAGATCGTCGGCGAGCACTACTTCACGGCCTTCGATGGCGTGGCGGGCGCTGGCTACAACGCGGCATCGCCGGACGGTGTGCTTCGACCGTTCACCTTCGAGGCGCCCGGTTCGCTCGGTCTGCTGACCTTCTGCGTTCTGCGACTGCGCAACGGCTTCACGGTGACGGGCGAGTCGGCCTGCGCCAGCCCCGAGAACTTCAACGCCGAGATCGGCCGCCGGATCGCCAAGGAGAATGCCGTGGCGAAGATCTGGCCGCTGCTGGGCTTCCGGCTGCGCGACAAGCTCCACGCCCAGGTGCGCTGCAAGGGTGAGCGCTGCATGTCCACGGACGGCTTCGGCCATTCGCGCGAGTGCATCGCCGAAGCCGGCCGCAACCAGGGGTGGACGCCGACCGCCGAGGAGTTGGCGGCAGCCGGGCCGAGCGCACCCCTCACCACCGGGGGCTTGAAGACCATGGAGATTTCCAAAGAATTGCCCCGGTACCAGAGCCACAAGCACGTGTGGGCCCTCAAGATCAAGGATGTCGCGCACAACCCGAACCCGGACCGCACGGGGCTTTCGTGCTCCTCCTCCTATGGGGCCATGATCTACCCCGAGGAGCAGGAATACCCCCCGTTCGAGGTGTCAGCCGAGTACGTGAACAAGCACCGGCCACAGCCCGGCGGCTACTACGTGCAGTACGCGGACGGCTACCTGTCGTACTCGCCGGCGCAGGCATTCGAGGGAAGCTACACGTTGCTGGACGCCAAGCCTGTCGCCGGCCCTGAGATCATCAAGCTGGACACTCGCGCCGCACAGCGCCCGGAACTCACCACCATCTTGGTGGGCGCGGTCGGTCCTATGCTGACCGGCGATCCCGCTCAGGCCTTGACACTGGGCCGAAGCGTCAGGGCGCTGCTGGACGAGCTGGTGGGGCCGGGCACGCAGCAGAAGGAAGAGGGCGCGCCGGTCTCGTCGGTGCCGGACGTGTCGTTGGTGGCCCAGAACATGTGCGCCATGGGGGGCTTCGGTAGCCCCGCAGAACCAAAGGGCGATCCGGGGCGGTGAAGTAAAATTCTAAGTTGCCCGCCGTGGGTGGCACTGGCTAGTTGGCAAGGCTTCTAACCTATTGATTTGCAAGGGTAGTCTAATCCCTTACAAGGCGTAGGTCGGCGGTTCGACCCCGTCAGCACCCACCACCGATCAAAAGGCGAACGAGAGTTCGCCTTTTCTTTTGTCGCCACTGAAAGATCGAAACCATGTTCGAATCCATCCGCAAGCACTCCAAGGTCGTCATGATCGTGCTGTTCTTGCTGATCATTCCGTCGTTTGTGCTCGTGGGCATCGACCGGAACTACTTCACCAGCAAGAGCGCCGTGGTGGCGCGCGTGGATGGCCATGACATCACCCAGGATGACTGGGACAACGCGCACCGGATGGAAACCGACCGCATCCGCGCGCAGTCGCCCTCGGTCGATGCCAGGCTGCTGGATTCGCCCCGCGCCCGCTACGCCACGCTGGAGCGCCTGGTGCGCGACCGCGTGATGCAGGCCGCCGCCGTCAAGATGCACCTGGTCACGAGCGACGCCCAGCTGGCCCGCACGCTGCAGGGCATTCCCGCCATCGCCGCGCTCAAGCGCCCCGATGGCTCGCTGGACGCAGAGGCCTATCGCGCACTGGTGGGCTCGCAGGGCCTCACGCCCGAGGGCTTCGAATCCAACGTACGCCGCGAACTCTCCCTCAGCCAGGTGATGGGCGGCGTGCTGGGCTCCGCGTTCGCTGGCCAGGAGCCGGCGCGCCTCGCGCTGGACGCGCTCTACCAGCGCCGCGAGATCCAGGTCGCCCGTTTCGACGCCAAGGACTTCGCCGCCAAGGTCGCGCCCACCGACGACGAACTGCAGTCCTACTACAAGGCCCACGAAGCGCAGTTCCGCCAGCCCGAGCATGCGGACGTGCAGTACGTGGTGCTCGACCTGGACGCCGTGCGCGCCAGCATCACGCTGAGCGAGGACGACCTGCGCAGCTACTACAAGGAAAACCTGGAGCGCCTCGCCGGCAAGGAAGAGCGCCGCGCCAGCCACATCCTGATCAATGCCCCCAAGGACGCCCCCGCCGCCGACCGCGAGAAGGCCAGGGCCCGCGCGCAGGCGCTGCTGGAGCAGGTGCGCAAGGCGCCCGGCACCTTCGCAGAGGTGGCCCGCAAGAATTCGCAGGACACCGGCTCCGCGCCCTCCGGCGGCGACCTCGGCTTCTTCAAGCGCGGCGACATGGTCAAGCCGTTCGAGGACGCCGCCTTCTCGATGAAGAAGGGCGACATCAGCGACCTGGTGGAAAGCGAGTACGGCTACCACATCATCCAGCTCAACGACGTCAAGACGCCCAGGCAGCCGACCTTCGAGGAAGTGCGTGCCAAGCTGGAGACGGAAGCCAAGCAGCAGCAGGCGCAACGCAAGTTCGCCGAACTGGCCGAGGTGTTCTCCAACACCGTGTACGAGCAGGCGGACAGCCTGCAGCCCGTGGCCGACAAGCTCAAGCTGAAGGTGCAGACAGCCAGCGGCGTCGCGCGCACGCCGCTGCCCGGCGCCCAGGGCCCGCTGGCCAACGGCCGCTTCCTGGAGGCGCTGTTCGCCGCCGACTCCGTGCAGAACAAGCGCAACACCGAAGCCATCGAAACGGCGCCCAGCACCCTGGTGGCCGGCCGCGTCGCTGCCTACACGCCGGCTTCCACCCCGGCCTTCGACCAGGTGAAGGCCCGCGTGCGCGAGCTGTTCGTGGCCGATCGCTCCGCCGAACTGGCACGCAAGGAAGGCGAGGCCAGGCTGGCCGCCTGGAAGGCCGCGCCGGCCAGCGCCACCGGCCTGGGCAACCCCGTCACCATCTCGCGCGACAAGCCCGAAGGCCAGCCGCGCCCCGTGGTGGACGCCGCCCTGCAGGTGAATGCCGACACGCTGCCCGCTTTCGCCGGCACCCCCCTGGGCGCCCAGGGCTACGCCGTCGTCAAGGTGACCCGCATCGTGCCGCGCGACCCGTCGGACCCGGCCGTGGCCCGCCAGCAGCATCAGCAGTACGCCGAAGCCGAGGCCCAGGCCGAGGCCATGGCCTACTACGAACTGCTCAAGGATCGCTTCAAGGTCCAGTTCAAGGTGGCCCGCCCGACGGGCGACGGCACCCCCGCCGCGGAAAATTGATGCTGTGAACATGGCCGGAGGGGTTTTTATCCGGCTATAATTCAAGGCTACGGTGGCTGTAGCTCAGTTGGTAGAGTCCAGGATTGTGATTCCTGTCGTCGTGGGTTCGAGTCCCATCAGCCACCCCAGATAAGCAAAGCCGCTGCAGCTATTAAAGTTGTAGCGGCTTTCTCGTTTTATTCCCACGGTGGGAATATTGTCTCAAAGGGCCTCGCGCGGGACCTCCCTTGAGCGGTCGTAAACCTGGGCCGTGACTGCTGCATTTTTGTGCATGTCAGGCAGGTGTCCGCGGTCCTTCTTGTGCATCGTGGCGTAGTAGGCGCGAAGGTCGTGGAAGGTGAACCGGTCTTCCTTCAAGATCACTCCCTGCTCGATCGCCAGCAGCACGCAGCGCTGCCAGAGGGTCTTGAAACCCCGGGCGGTGTAGGCGTTGTTGTCTCGGGTCGGGAAGACGTAGAGGCAGTCCACGCCGCGTTGAGCGCGCAGCGCCTTGAGGCGGTCGATCAGCCTCTGCAGGTTCGGGGTGATCCTGATGACCTCGATCACCTCGCCCCGCATCTTTCCGCGCTGCTTGGCGCGCGGGCTCCGAACTTCCCCTGCCACCTCGTCGATCTGCGTCCAGCGCAGCGGCAGAAACTCCACCTTCCGATTACCTGCCAAGCTCGCATACTCGGCGGCCATGCCGATGATCCGGCGCTGAGGCGTCTGCTCTTCCAGCCAAGCCAGGAAGCGGCCCAGCACGGCGGGATTGACCGCCACCGTGCGCGACTCGCTACCGTGAGGCTCGACGCCTGTGGTGGGATTCACCGCGCACAGGCCGAGGATGATGGCGTGGCCGAAGAGGCGAGACAGCAGGCTCTTCTCGATATCAGCCCGCCGCGGAGCGTCCGCCCGCTCCACGTGGATGTAGCGGGCGACGATGGCCGTGGTGATCTCGCCGACATGCATGTGGCCCAGCCGATCGTCCAGCTGCTTCCATGCCATCTCGTAGTCGTCCCGCGTGGTCTGCGCGTACTTTTTCCACCGCGGGCTGTTGGCCTTGAAGCTCTCCCATACCCAGCGCAGCGTGCCGGTGGGATCGGGGCCACCGCCCGGCTGCCCGTTCATGTCCAAGACCTTGCGCAGCGCGGCAGCCATGTCCGTGCCCAGGTTGATCGGCCGCTTGCCCACCGGGTGGTAGCGATAGGTGACGGTCTTTCCGTCCGACCACGGGCGCGCTTCCATGCGGGGCAAGAGGCCAGCGGCGCTGGCTCGGTCGCGTGTTCTTCCCATCCTGCGTTACCCCACCCCTGCGGTTTTCCAGCGCGGCCCGTTGCTGGGCGGCGCCGGGTTGGCTACGGACTGCGGCGCCTGGCGATTGGCGTAGTGGCGCTCCCACTCGGCGCGCGCCACCAGAGGTCGGCCATTCGGCCGGCGGTCCACGCGAAGACCCAGGGTGCGCAGGTAGCGCACCTTCGCCGCGCTCTGGGTCAGGCCGGCGCAGATGCGGTCGATCTCATCGTCGGAAAGGTCGGGTTCCATGCGGGTCTCCAGGCGCGCCCCGGAAGGCGGGCAATTGTGGCGGTAGAGCCACGGAAAGAAGAAAGCCCGCACTCGGCGGGCTCTGGTTGTGGTGTCGCGGTGGCTCACGGCATCGATCGGCCGATGTCCACAGCCGCTAGAAATATCGCCTCTCTTAGCGCCATCACTGGGTTATCAGCGTTGTTCACTGTCGGCATCTGGACGGTCCCAACAATCACGTAGTTCGCACCGAACATGACGGGAAGCTGTAGCTGCGCCATCAGCTCAAACGCATCGTTGTTGTTGTGCCGAGGCGACCAAAGCTGGCCATTGGCTTTGTTGCGGGGGTCTAAGAAATCGGCGCCTCCCCAGTCTTGGGGCCATTCAAGCTCAATCCCGGCGGCTTTCGCCGCGAGGTTCGTCATGTCACGATGTTCGGTCATGGATGCATCCTAGTGCTAACCAGCGGGCTCTGGTTGTGGGGCTGGCTCTTCCCAGCGGTCAGGGTCTTTCGGGTTGCCGTACTTGCGGCTACGCTTTGACGTTGCCATCGGCGGCTCCTCTTGCGCGGATGGCGGCAGCACACTCGGCATGGCCAAGCGTTGCCACCTGCCTGAGCATCACATTTGCCAGCGCATCCGCAGGCCCTGACTGTGCTTCTTTCGTCCGACGTGATAGGTGATCACACATCTGTGCGCACGCCTCGCGCTCCTTGGCTGCAACGAGTTCTGCGAAGCGCTCCAATTTGAGGAGTTCTTCCATTTCCGGAACCGTCATCTTCTTGAATCCGCCCCGGTATTCATAGTCTTGGGCCGTCTGCAAGCCCGCGACCAGCGCCAGGCGCATGAGTTCTTCTCGATCAGACATTCCTCTGCTCCTTCTGCGCGCCCTGCTCGGCCACGCGTTGATTGATCTTGCTCCCACACTCCCCGCATACGTGTAGAGCGTGGAATCTCTGTGCCCCTGCCGCTGGCTTTTCCCTGTCGCAGACCATGCAGCGCACAGTGGCCAGGTCGGCGAAGGTGAGGCGAGGGCGGCCTTTCGAGGGGCTCTTCATCGGCACGCCCGCACTAGGGCATTGGGGTGGTCGCGGCAGGCCTGCAGATATGCCGCACAGAAGGGCACGAAGTGTTTCCACATGCCCCAGCCGTTGGGGGCGTTGTAGGCTTCGTACTTAGCCTGGTTGGTCGCCAAGTCAGCCAGGCCCTTGGCAAGTGGCTCGATCACCTCTGATGCCCTGGTGATCCCGATCTCCTCGGGACGCCAGAGGCACATGTAGATCCCAGCCGCACGGGCCATGTCGGCGAGGTTATGGGTGATGTTGGCCCCGTACAGCTCTTTCCCGTCCTCGTCTTCGAGGTAAACATCCAGGCTCATGCTTGTCCTTCCTGCCGCGCGCGGGCGGCGGCCCGATCCAGCGCCGACAGGTTCAGCACCTGAAACCGCGTGCACTCCAGATAGCCGGCCGCGGCCGCGCGCAGCAGCAGGTCGTTATCGACGTCCGTTTCACCGCAGTCCTCGATGTCGTCGATGGCGCGCCGTACCTCCTGCAGCTCGGTCTCGGTCAGCCGCGCAGCCTCCTCTGCCTCCTGAGTGGGGGCGGCACCCCAGCCCTGCGCGATGAGCCATGCCAACAATTCCTCCAGGGCTCCAAAGCACATCTCTGCGTCGGAGCCATCCCCATCTTGGAAGCCCCCGAACTGCGACGTTGCGATGTCCCGGGCTTTCATGGTGGGCGGCATTGGCATCTTGCCGAGGTTGACGTGCTCGCCGCTTGCGCGAACGCCCACCACGTCCACGGTGTCCGCGTCCGTTGGCGCTGCCCCTGCGGCGGGCGCCGGAGTGGCGTGCCATGCATCGCCCGGCTTGTGCTTGAAGTCGCCAGGATCGGCGCCATTGCACAGTGCGACGCGGTAGCACTGCAGCCAGTTCCGCTCGGCGAACTCGGCGTGCTGCTGCCAGCCCACGGCAGTACGCTGCAGCTGATCGATGTCGATGGCGAGCCCATTGGTAGCGCTAGCGCCCCATGCCTCGTCCTCGGCTGCTTCGCCGACGTACTCCGCGTCGCGGCACGCGGCCCAGCCGGCACGCCATGCCTTTTCCAGGGCCGCGGCGGTGGCTGCGGCGGGTGCCTGGGGCGCTGCTGCAACCTCTTGCAGCGCCACGTCGCCCTTGTGCTCGGCATACTCGCGGGAGAGAGACTTGAGCGCATTGCTCGCCACGGCGCCGTTGTCGAGGATGCGTGCGCTACTGGTGCCGTCCCCGTTGGGCACGGTGTCGTAGTGCTTGCCGGCGGCGTACCAGCGCAGGGCCTCTTCTGCGGTCCAGTCGCTCCGCTCCAGATCAGCCGAGATGTCGGACGCAATCGCTGTGGCTCCCGCATCCGCCTGGGGGAGCGCAGCGGCACAGCGGCGGCGGACCTCCATTGCGAGGCGCCGGAAGGCGTCGAAATCCACGCCGTAGGACATGGCGGTCTCGAACGCGCCACGGGCGAGGTCGTCCACCTCGGAGTCGTCCAAGGCGGGCTCGGCCTCCTGGGCGGCCGGGGCTGCGGTGGTGAGGGCGTGCAGGCTTCGCAACTGGGCGGCGGCGTCTCTGCACGTCTCGTAGTACCGCCAGTTTGCGGTGTCCTCTGGGCGCATATCCCAGTCCCGTGCATTCGCTTGGTGGACCTCTGCTTGCTCGGCCAAGGCGTCTGCCAGACGCAGCGCATCGGGCTGGGATGCCGCCCCGCGGGCGGCCGTGTTGTTGGTGTCCATGCTCATTCTCCCCAGCAGCTCATGTCTTCGTCGGCGACGTCTTCCGGCTTCTCCCATTCGGCTGGGTCCGGGCCGTTGATGTCGGCCTCTTGCTCGGCGCAGGCTTCCGCGAAGTCCGTCGCCCCGGCGGCATCGAGGCCACCCCGGAAAATGAATCGGGCTGCGCATTGCTCCACCCAGGTGGTGCGGGCGGCGGTGTGGTCGGTGGTGATGGTGTTCTCGGTCATGGTGATCCTTCAGGTGTTGGCAATACGACGGCGGCAGCAGTTCCCCAGGGGGTCTCGAGCGATGCGCTCGGCGTCGGCATGGGAGGTCAATGCGGTGGTGTCCTCCACTACGGGGCGGCCGCAGCCTGGGCACGGCCATTCGAGCTGCAGGTCATTGCCTGCGCCGATCAGGCGCGCGCCACCTGCAAGGCCGATCTCCCCCTGCCGGTTGTCGCAGCCCTGGCATTTGTCGCAAGCGGATCCCATGTCGATCGGCCATCCCGAGCCGTCTATGGCGCGCGGGCTCAGGACGTTGACTTTGCAGTGATGCATGTGTTCGGCCATTGCGGCCTCCTGTGTTGTGTGCCCTGTGGGGGCGGGGTCATGCGGGGAAGAGCTGCATCTGCTCGGTCTCGTACAGCTCGCACGATTCAGAGCAGCCGCCATCGGTGACGGGCGGGCGGTAGCCCGGGCCGGCGGCTTCGAATTCGGCGACCAGCTCCGATGCGCTGCGATAGCCGCGGTACATCTTTCTGGGGCCAGGAACGTTGTTGGGGCCGACGTTTCGATAGAGCTGATCCAGATGCACGGGGAAGTCGAAGTTCCGCGGGTCCTCTCGATAGAGCCGCAGCAGCTTGGCGTCCGATTTTTTGTAGCAGGCCACGCAGTTGCCCTGGTGCTCGGCGATCTTCAGATCCCAGGGAAACGGCTCGAAGAAATCCAGCACGTCCTGCTTATCGACGGACTCGATGTCCACGAGCGGGTAGATGATCCGCTCTCGCTCAGCGACTTCACGCCGCACGCGTCGCGGCTCGTCCGCCCGTATGCCAATGGCTGTTTCATACGAACCTTTGTCCCAACCGATTGAGCGCAGATAGGACTTGATGGGGTTCTGCTTCAGCTCGCGTGTGCAATGCGAAAAAGTATGATTCGGCACGCCGTACTTCGCCGAGACCTCGCCGAAAACAGATCCGTCGCAAGCCGCTGTCTCGTAGCTTACGACGCGATGCGTGCAAGACTTCCGACCAGGGTGGGGGACCGCCTCCAACCAGATCAGACCGAGCCCGAGCCAACGGTCCACCGCGTGTGCGAAGTCCAGCGTCTCCTGACGCTCCCAAGACGTGTTGGCGAAGGTGTAGACGATGTCGTGCGTGTCGCCGATTCGGCGCTGCAAGATCTCGCACATCTTCGCGCTGGAACGCCCACCGCTAAACGAAGCGTTGATGCGTGGTTTCATGTCGGCTCCAGAAATGAAAAGGCCCGCGGCTGTGGGCGGCGGGCCTTGGGGTTGAGGTGGGTCAGGCAGCTTTGCGCCCGGGCGGGTGGACAGGGCAGGGCCACCGCAGCGACCCGTCGCCGGTGGGGCAGGTGCACGCGGCCATGGCCCGGCCGGCCGCCGCCTGCTGATAGGCGCCCAGTGCTGCGCGCAGCTGGGCGTTCTCTTCGGTCAGGTCGGCGGCCAGCCGTTCGAGGTTCTCCCGGCTCCAGAGGGCGAAGTTCGCCATCAGCTGGCCCTCCGCGTCTTCATGGCTTCGAGCAGCAGGTCCTGCACTTCGCGTTTCGTCTCGATCCGCGCCATGACCAGCTCGTCCACCGTGTCGCGGGCCACGATGTTGTGGATGAACACCGGGCGATCGTGGCCGGCCTGCATCTGGCGAGTGGGCCCGATCCGCTCGATCATTTGCAGCCGATCCTCCAGGGTCCACCAGTGCCCGAAGAACGCGAGGATGTTGCAGTGCTGTTGCAGCCCGTCCACCCCGTGCCCCATGCTCGCCGGGTGGCCGAACCACACGCGGCCCTTGCCGGCCTGGGCCGCGCGCAGCCCTGCGTGCGATGACAGGTGGATGCCGTCCGGGTACGCGCGCTGCAGCCGTGCCAGGTCGCTTTTGAAGTGGTAGGCCACCAGCACGGGCGCGCCGCCGGCTTCCTCGATGATGCTGTCGAGCGCCTGCAGCTTGGCGTCGTGTAGCTCCTTCCAGTCCTCGCTGCCCTCGCCGACGTAGGCGGCGCCGTTCGCGATCTGCAGGCATTTGATCGTGCGCGCGGCCGCGTTGAACGCCTCCACCTGGTGGCTCTCGATCTCGGTGAACATGGCCTTCTCCATTTCCCGGTAGTGCTTGCGGGCCTGCATTGGCAGGTCCACGTGGATGGTGTTCACGATCGGCTCGCGCAGGTCGAACCAGTCCTTCGCGTCCACGGTGAGGCACACGTCGCGCATGAGGTCCTGGATCTCCTTCTGCGCGTGGGCGAGGGGCGTGCTGCCGTAGCCGTCGTGCGACGCCTGGAACCAGCGCTGCGAGAACGCGGTGTAGGTGCGGCCCAGGCGCTGGCCGCGGTCGATGAACCACGCCTGCCCCCACAGGTCCTGCAGGCCGTTCGGGCTGGGCGTGCCGGTGAGCTGCACCAGCCGGCGCACGTGAGTGTGCGCCACCTGGGCGAGCGCCTTCGCGCGCTGCGTGCCCTGCTTCAGCCGGAAGCCCTTCACCTTCGTGGCCTCGTCCAGCACCACCGTGCGGTAGGGCCACCGGTCGCCCCAGTGCTCCACCAACCAAGGCAGGTTCTCGTAGTTGATCGTGTAGACCTGGGCCGGCGTGCGCAGCGCCAGCAGCCGCTCGGCTTGGCCGCCCACGATGGGCACCACGTTGATGCCGCGCAGGTGCTCCCACTTCCTCACCTCGTCTGGCCAGGTGGTGCGTGCCACGCGCAGCGGCGCCACCACCAGCACCGGATCGTCCTCGGCGAGCAGCAGCGCATCGATGGCGTTGAGCGTGCCGGAGGTCTTGCCCATGCCCATACCGGCCCAGATCGCGCAGCGCTCGTGCGTGAGGATGTGGTTCGTGATCAACTGCTGGTAGGGGCGGGGCGTGAAGTGCTTGCGGGGGGTCATTCGTCGCAGTCCTCGCTGCTGCTGCTGCTGCTGCTGCTGCTCTGCGCGGCGCTTGTGCCGCAGCATTCAGGGTGGAACATGCCTGGGCATTCGCCGTGGTCGCACGGCGGATCCCACCACTTGTCGCTCGCCTGACAGGCGCGGCCGGGCTGGCGCCCTTGGCAAGAGGCGCTGTGGTTGGTGCAGTCGCAGAGCGGCATTTTGTAAACGGGAATCACGCTGCCACCTCGGTATCGGGTCGCGGGCAGTCCTCCGGGACCGGCGCAATGCACCACACGCGCTCGAACCGGCTCGGGCCGGAGCAGGGCGCCCAGCGGTCCACGCAGGCGTCGGCCATCGCCTCCAGGGCTCGGGCCACGGTCACGCGGTCGCGCCCGGTGATGTTCACCACCTCCGCAACGGTGGCGCCGTCGGGTTGCTGGCGCAGCCACTCGCGGATGTCTGCCTGCAGCGGGCGGTTGTCTCGGATCATGATCGTTTCTCCAGGAGCCGGTCGATGCCGGCGTCGTCGTCGATGACGTGCACCACGGCGCCGGCAGCGCGCAGGCGCTCGTGCTGGCGCAGTTGGTCGGGGCGCGGGCGCTGGCCCTTACGCTTGAGCTCTACGAATTCGGGCGCACGGCCGGGGAGCATCACCACGCGGTCGGGCACGCCGCGCCGGCCGGGGCTGGTGAATTTCCAGGCCAGGCCGCCAGCGGCCTCCACCCGCTTGACGAGGGCGGCTTCCACTTCGCTCTCACGCTTCGGTTTTTCGGTCGGTTGCGCCCCTGCGGCGAGGTCCAGAATCTCGCCGCCAGTGAGGCCGGGAAATCGCGCGCCCATCTCGTGGCTGAAGGCTTCCATCGCCTTGATTTGCGGTGCTGAAAATCTGGTAGTGCGTCGGGCCATCGATCAATCCTTTTTGTACCTGTCGGTTTCGAACCCCGCGGCCGCCAGCGGCATGTCCGGGGCCCACGGCGGGTTGGCGGCCAGCAGGCTGGCCAGGTGCTCGGCGCTGTAGTCGGACGTGTCGGGCGCCTCGGTGATCACTTCGTCGTGCACCGTGAGCACGATCGAGTAGCCCGCGGCCTCGATCAGCGGCATGTTGTGGGCCATAACATCGCGCGCCACGCTTTGGCACACGTTCTCGAAGAGCTTGCCGCCGTACGTGCTCAGGCGCGACCACTTCCGGCTGTACTGGTTGTTGCCCATGTAGCTCAGCTTGCCGCCCACCACCTGCGGTGACGGGTAGCACATCACGCTGCCCGAGGGCAGGCCGATGCGCAGCCAGTTGCCGTCGCGGCGCGCCTTCAACATGCCGACGCGCACGGTTTGCTCGGGCCATTCGATCGCCTGGATGGCGCCGTTCTGCAGCGTCGCCCAGAAGCCCGCAATGGCCTTGTGAGCGCTGCGCCACCCGAGCTTGAACGACTCGCACACCAGCCACGCCAGATCGCTCAGGCCCAGGTCGTGCGGCGGGTTGCGTCCTTGGTCGCGGTGCCACTGCAGCATGATGTGGGCCTGCCCCATCGTCTCCGCGGGGATGGCGCGCGATGCCTGCTTCGCCAGGGCCTCCAGGTCAATCCCGTAGGCCGCGGCGAAGGTCACGAACGCGCCCACGCCACCCTCGTAGCCCAGGGCCAGCTCCTGCACCTTCCCGATCTGCCGCTGGTCCTTGGTGACGTCCTCAGGCTTCACGCCGAAGGACTTGCCGTAGGCCAGCTTGTAGAGGTCGGGCCCGGTGCCTGCGTCGAAGTCGCGGAACGCCTTCAGCTTCCACTGCTCGCCCGCGAGCCACGCCTGATCGCGCCCCTCGATGTTCGAGAGGTCGGCCACCACCAGCTTGCGCCCGCGCGGCGCCACGATCGTGCCGCGGATCGCCGAGCTCGCCATCTCCATGACGTTGGTGTAGGTGAGGTCCGCGCATCGTGCCTTCATCGCCTCGATGCCCAGGTCAATGTCGTCCTGATCCAGCACCGGTCGCGGCAGGTTCTGCGGCTGGAAGAGCCGCCCCGCCCAGCGTCGGGTGCGGCTCGCACCCGAGAATTGCAGCGTGCCGCGCAGGCGGCCGTCGGCGCTGGTGCCCTTGGCGAGCGTCTTGTATTTGGCCGTGCTGGAGCTGCTGGCCTGCAGCCGGATTCCCAGCAGCGCGCGCAGGGTGGGCGGCAGGTCGGGGTCGGCCATGTGCCGCTCGAGCGTCGCCTGCTGCGTGTCCGGCAGGTCCACGCCGTGCTCCTGCAGCACGAACGCCAGCAGCTTGTCGCGCTTCGTGGTGCTCTCCACCTGGCCCTGGGTGATGGCCTGCGTGCGCGCCGCGAGCGTCTTCTGGGCGTCCTCGACCGAGGCGATGGCCGCCTGCACCAGCTCGGTGTCGATAGCCACGCCGCGGTCGTTGATCTGCTGGTCCAGGTGCCACAGCGCCAGCTCGGCGCCGCGGTAGTTCCAGACCGGCAGCCGGGCGTGCACGACGCGCATGGCCTCGATGTCGAGGGCTGCGTACTCGACGAACCGCGCCCACTCGGCCGGGTGCGTCTCGCGCGTCGCGCGGCGCAGCTTGCTGGTTTTCGGCCGCGGCTTGCAAAAGAGCTGGATCAGCTGCTTGCCGGCCTTGTCCTTGGCCTGGTCCACGGGCACCTGCAGCACCTCGCACAGCGCGCCCAGGGCGCCCGGCAGCCCGTGCACCAGCGCCTGCACCATGGTGTCGCGCCAGCGCTCGCGCGCCGGGCACAGCGGGGCCAGGGCATGGCCCAGCACCGTGCGGTCGAAGTGGCTGTTATGCGCCCAGACCTCGTCGGCCCGTTCGATCGCCGCTGTCAGGTCGCCCGGCGGCAGCGGGTCGGCGGTGCAATCCCACACGCGCACCGGGCCGTCGTCCACCGCCCAGGCGAAGAGCATCACCTCGGCGGCCGCGGCATAGACGTGCGTGCCGTGGGTGATCGGCACTTCGCAATAGGTTTCGAGGTCAAGCCAGAGTTTCATGCCAGTTCCTCTTCGCGTGCTGTGGATGTGGCGGTGGCGGGCCGCTGTTTGCGCTTCGGGGTCGCTGGCGGTTCCTCGCCGAGCAGTTCAGCAAGCAGGCGGTCCTGCAGGTGCTGCATGTTCAGCACCGACTGGCGCCAGTAGCTGGCCTTCAGTTCGAAACCGATCCCCCGCCGGCCCTTTTCGACGGCCACGTACACCTCCGAACCGATGCCCATGAAGGGCGTCAGCACCGTCTCGCCCGGATTGCTCCACAGATCCACGCAGCGTTCGATCACGTCGAGCTGCAGCGGACTGATGTGCTGCTCGTCCTTCTCGTCGCGCGCGCTGCGGTACTGCAGCGTGCGGCTTTGCCGGATGTCGGTCCAGACCGGCGACGCGTAGCGCTGCCAGGTCATGATCGAAACCCACTGCGGAAACGGCCACGGCTGCTTCCCCTCGGCGCGCAACACCTCCGCGTGCCTTTCGTAGGCGGCGCGCGACACGTCCACAGCGTCCCCGGCGTAGTGCTCGAGCAAGCCGGCCACGGCCACTTCGTTGTCGCCGAGCTTGCGGAAGGTCACCACGTAGTCGGCCAAACCCTGGCCGCTGATGGTGCTGTCCTTGGTCAGCTGCTTGTGGAGGAGGCGGATGCTCTTCGTGCGCTGCTGCGCGACGACGGGGTCCTTCCAGATGCACACCTCGCTATGCATCACCCACCCGGCGGCCTGGTACGCGCGCACCACGTCTCCACGGAAGTCCCGCATGCCGATGTATCCCTCGCGCGTCTTCGTGGCGGGCAGCTGCATGACGTGCACGCTGTGCAGCCGGCCCGGCCGGGTCACCCGGTGCAGCTCGCGGATCAGGAACTGGTAGTGCTCCCAGAACGACGGCCCGTCGTTGTTGGACACGTCGCGGTCGCTGTTCGTGAACTTGTAGAGCCCTTCGAAGGGCGGGGAATGGATGCCGAAATGCACGCTGTTGTCGGGCACGGCGCGGATCAGCTCGCACGCGTCGCCGTGGTAGATCGCGTACTCATGGCAGAGCACCTGGTCGATGGCCTTGATGGGGGTCATGCGGCTTCCTGTTTCAGCCAGTAGGGGAGGGCGACCGGCAGCGCCGGCGCATATTCGTCTTGCTCTCGGGTGGCGCCGTGCACCAGCTCGCTGGAGAGGTCTGCCATCTGGGCCACCATCGCGGCACCCATCCGCTCGGCGTCGGCTTCCTTGCGCTTCAGGTTTTCCAGGACCGCGCCCTCGGTGGATGCTGCGATGAAGGTCACGTCCACAGGCTGGGCCTGGCCGAAGCGCCAGAAGCGGCGCACGGCCTGGTAGACCTGCTCGAAGCTGTCGTTCAGGCCCACGAAACCCGTGGCCGCACAGTGCTGCCAATTCATGCCGAACCCGGCGATGCTGGGCTTCGTGACCAGCACCCGGATGCGACCTTCCGAGAAATCCTTGAGCTTGCGCTCCTTCTCGTCTTCCTTGTCCGATCCGCGCACCTCTACAGCTCCAGGGATTGCGGCCGCAAGGGCCTCGCTCTCGGCGTTCAGGTTGCACCACCAAACGAAGTGCCCCTCGGCAGGTGTCCTCGCGACGGCCAGCGCCACGCGTTGCGCGATGCTGTCGCGCCGTGCGGCGAGTCGCTCGCCCAGTGTTGCGGCCGCAACGCCTTCGACCGGCACGATGTGCTCGTGCTGGCGCAGTGGTGGCAGTGCATAACCGCCGTCGGCGTAGCCCAAATCGGAAGGCCGCCGCAGCAGCACCGACCACGAGCACATCCAGCTCCAGAAGGCGTCCTCCGCGTGGCCCTTCAGCCGCCACTTCGACGTGTCGCCGCCGTCATGGGTGAAGAACGTGGCCTGCATGCCGGTCACGCTCATGACCCCCAGGAACTCGGCGTGATTTCCCAGCTCGGTGAAGTCGTTGGGCGCGGGCGTCGCCGTGGCACATAGGCGGTAGGGAACGTCCTTGCACGCCTCGATCAGCGCGGTGCGGGTCTTGCCGTCGAACGCCTTCAGGATGCTGCTCTCGTCGAGGATCACCCCCGTGAATTGCGACATGTCGAAGTGGTGCAGCTTGGCGTAGTTGGTGACGGTGACGCCCGGCTCCACCTCGGCCTGCGTGGCGCACTGCTTGGCCGGCAGGCCGAACTTGCCGGCCTCGCGCACCATCTGCGCTGCGACGGCCAACGGCGTGAGCAGCAGCACATTGCCGCCGGTCGCGCGGTGCACGCCCTGGCCCCAGGCCAGCTGCATGAACGACTTGCCCAGGCCCGTCTGCGCGAAGATGGCAGCGCGCCCGCGGCGCAGGGCCCACCGCACGATGTCGCGCTGGAAGGGGAACAGTTGGGGCGGCAGCTCCAGGTCTTCCCGCAGCCCGGTTGCCGGATCGCGGCGGGCCTTGCGGCCGAGAAACTCGTGGTACGTGGACATTTTTGCTCCTGTGCTTTGACCGGCCCGCGCCCGGCGGGCCTGTCGAAACACCCTCGGGCCGCGGCCCGAGGTGCGATCGTCACGCTGCAGCTTTCGCGCCACCCTTCGGCCAACCCGCCTTCACGAAGTCGGCCACGATGTTGGCGACGACAGGAACGCTCCGGTTCGCCGCTGCTTCATCCGCAGGGAGATACTTCACGAACTCGGGCAGCATCTCGGCCAGCTGCTTACGCGTGGTGGCGCCATACGCCGCGGCCCTGAGGTCGGCGCGCAATGCACTGTGCCGTTCGTTCTGCTCCTCGTGCTTCTTGTACAGCTCTGCGCCCTTGCGAATCGCTTCTTCGGACGGTTTGTGGTCGCTGCGCCCAGGCACACGGGCGCTGAATCCGCGGCCGTAGCGCGAGCCAGCCCAGTCCGTGTGCACATAGTCGCGAAGGGCCTTGTCGTTCCACAGCTTCCGCACGGCCGGCGGTAACTGCGCCACCGCATCGGCGGTCATGACCTTGCGATACTCCTCTTCGAAGTCGATCTTCGGCACGTCGTTCATGGCTGCACGGACGAAGGCATCGCGGATGGTGTTGGTCAGCTTCACGGGTTCTCTCCTTGGCTTTTCGAAGGACCTCGGGCCGCGGCCCGAGGTGCGGATCACGCGAGGTCGTCGGCCGTGGCGCCGCTGCTCACGTCGTCGAACTCGTCCTCGCTCGCGGCACCGCCACCGGTGAAGCTGTCGCCGTCGCGGACGAACTGCACGCCGCTCAGCGTGGCGTTGATGCGCTTGCCGAAGTTGTTGTCCTGGGCCCAGAGGTCGAGCACCACGTTCACGTAGCAGCCGGCGTAGGGCTTGCCGTCGGCGGCCACCAGCGGCGTCTTGTCGGAGTCGAGCACCGTGGGCCGAACGGGGTTGCGCGCGCTCACGAACAGGTTGCCGGGGAAGCCTTCGTAGCTTGCCTTCATGTCGCCGTCGTGCAGGCACACCTTGTCGGCCGCGCGCAGCTGCTTGAGCATCACCTCCGCCTTGGCGCCCCACTTTTCCTTCGCGCACGCCTCGATGGCGGTGTTGATGGTCTTCACCTGCGGGTCGGCCGGGTCGATCAGCAGCGCCGCGCTGAACGCGGGCTTGCCCTCGCCGTTCACGGTCTTGGCCTCGAAGAGGGCGGGGAAGGCGAGTCGCACGTTGGTCAGCTTCAATTTCATGATGGTCTTTCAGTGGGTGGTGGGTCAAACGAGGTCGCTCACGGCCTCTTCCTGTGAGGGTGTGGTGGCGACGGGATCGAAGTCGTCGGCGACGGCGCTCAGCACCAGCGCCGGGCGCTTGTCGGACTCGGGCGCCACGCTGGGCTTGCCCTCGGCCTGGGTGATCAGGGCGGCCACCTTCGGCCACTGACGCGGCCCGATGAAGTTGCCCTTTGCCAGCTTCTCCGCCGTGGTGGGGCTGATCAGGCTGTAGTCGTACATCTGGTCGTGCTTCACGCGCATGGCCTTCAGCACGGCCTCGGCCTCCTCTTCGGAGGTCCAGCGGCGGTTGCCGCGCTTGCCCTGCACCAGCTTCCAGCCGGGCACCGGCACGCCGGCCAGCAGCCGCGTCTCCACCTCCGCGCGCACTGCCTTCAGCCACGCCTCGATGAGGTCAGCAGCCGCAAGGGCCCGCGCGAGGTCGTCGGCGGCGCTGGTCTTCACCGGCGCCACGACCTGGGCCTGGGAGCTGATGGCGATCACGTCGAAGTCCGCGCCCACCTCTTGCTGTACGCGCGCGGCGAGGGCGGGGCAGGTGGCCTTCGCCCGGCAGAACTTGCACTGCTTCTCGCCGGGCACGCGCGGCGCGTCAGCCGCGCGGGTGTCCGCCGCAGCGTTCCAGGCGGCCTGGCCGAACTGCTCCAGGTCCGCCACCGGCTGCGCCCACTCGCTGACCGAGCCCAGCCGGGGCTGGTGGATCACCAGGCGCACGGCCTGGAAGTCTCCCAACGCCGCGAACTCGTGGAGCGCGGCGAGCGCGTAGATCTGCAGCTGCGGGTTGTTGTCGGCATCCACCGGCACGCCGCGGCCGAACTTCAGATCCGCGACGATCAGCTCGCCGTCGGCGAGGATCACGGCGTCCGCCGTGCCGCGCGCGCCGGGCTCGCCGGTGATGTGCTCGATCGAGAGGCGCTGTTCCACCAGCAACTCGCCGCCCGTGCTCTGCACCAGGGCGCGCACATAGTCCACGTAGGCCTGCACGTGGGTGGCCATGTCCACGTCCACCGTGAACACACGCCCGTCGCGGCCCGCAGGGATCTTGAGCCCGATGCGGTCGGCGGCCGTGCCGCCTTCCACCAGGCAGAGGGCGGCCAGCTCGTGGGCCGCCGTCCCTTCATCGGCGAACTCGCTGCTCTTGTCCGGCAGGCCCTCGCACGCGGCGACGCTGCCGGGGCAGGCCATCCAGCGCGCGGCGCTGGATGGCGAGAGGAGGGCGTGCGCGCTCATGCCAGGGCGCCTTCCGCGAGCGCCGCCCGAGCACCCTCGACGAACTCGCCGAACTGCTCGGGCTTGAGGCCCGGCCCGGAGGCGGCGCCGAACTTGCCCAGCAGCGCCAGCGTGGCGTCGCGGCCGCGCTCCTTGCCCAGCTGGATGATCAGCGGCTTGATGTCCTTGTCGTAGGTGAGCGGTGCGTCAGTCGCAGCAGTCGAGGCTGGCGCAGGGGTTGCCGCAGATTCGGCAGCGGGGCTGGGTGCGCTGGCCGTCTTCTCGGGCGCAGCGGCCTCCGCCGCCGGCGCAGTACTCTGGCCACCCGCAGCCGCGGGGGCTGCTGCAGGCTTTGGGGCCTGCGCGGGCTCCTTGGCCGCGCTGCGGGTGGGCGCCGGGGCGGGCGTGGGCGCGGCTCCGCCGGCCAGGAATGCGGTCAGGGCGGTGAGGGCGGCCGCGTCGGGGACGGTGATGGATACGGTTGCGGGAAACATGCGTGCTCCTATGCAGTTACGGTTTCGGTGAGGGAAGAAAGACGGGAGAGCACGTCCCCCGCATCGATGGCGAGCGCGGCGAACTTCGCCGCCGTGGCGAGGCCGGTTTTCAGCGCTTCAGGGCTCTCGTAGCCGGCGTCGGCCAGCACGTGCAGCAGCGCGGCGGTGTTCTCCGCGCCGTCGATCAGCGCCGCGCCCAGCTGGGCGATGCTCTCTGCGTTGAGGTCGTGGTCCGCGGCGGCGTCGTAGATGGCGGCCGGCTCGTCGGTGTCATCGAGCAGCGCCTCCAGGCGCTTGAGCAATTCCACCTCCAGCGCCGTGCTGGTCAGGTCGTTGATCTCGGCCCGCGCGATGCGCAGCACCTCGTCGTTGGAAAGGCGGGCCAAGTGCATGGATCACCCCACGACGAGGACAGCCACCGAAGCAACGGCGAGCACTGCGGCGCTGACGTAGGCCATGGCGGATTCGAGGACGCCGGGCTGCGCGGCTTGCGTGAGGCGGTAGGCCGTGCACGGGCTGTTGCCGGCGCGCCGAAAGAGGCGGTAGAGACGGAACGCGACCATCTGGGCTCCTGATGTGAAAAGGCCCGCACGTGGCGGGCCGGGTGGGGTGTAGAAAGACCGCTGCCCGAGGGGCGTGCCGGGGATGACCGGCGCGGCGAAGAGGCGGCCCTGAGCAGGACGCCGGAAGAAAAAGCCGCGTGGTGCGCCCCAAGAAGAGAGGGAGGGAGGAGGAGACGGGGCGCGCGGCTGGAAAACAGAAACGCCCTCGGCAGAGGGCGCTTGTGTTTTGCCCCTCGTGAGAGGGGCTATCGGTCGTTGCTGCTCTTGGCCTCCCGGAATGCCTCACCTGTTGTTGGCGCCGTGTACCGCGCATGGGCGGACTGGTGACGGGCCGGACTGCCCGCGCGACTTGCCCTGGTGGCTGGCGGCTTCCCCCTGCCGCATCGCTCTTTCATCCATCGTTGCCGGGGAATGCGCGGGGCGGCGCAAGCATCGTCGGCGGTGATGGGTTGGCTGGATTTTTAACGAGCTGCCGGGCTGCTCTCAATGGATGGGCCCCAACCGCTGCACACCGCTGACCGCTCCCGCCTCTGCTTCCTTTCGGCTTTACCGGCTTCCGTATCGCTCGCCGGGGGCGCATCGCTTTGTGTGCTGCGTTGGGATGAAGTATCACGTTCGTGAGTGCGTTTGTCAACACGATTGTGAGATTTCGATAAAATTTCTTCTACGCCCACCGGGCGAAGGAGCAGGCATGGAACGATTGGGCGTAAAAAAAAAAGCCCGCACGGAGCGGGCCTTAGGTCTGCCAAATGGAACGCCTACGCGAGAGCGGCGATGAACTTCTGAGGGAGGTTCAGGGGGGCGCGCATGTCAGGGCGGCCTGATTCGACCACCACATCGTTGTAGGCGACATCGCGCAGGAGTTCGATCTCGGCCACGTCGGTCTCGCGGGCCTTGCTGAGGGCCAGCTTCAGCGCTGACAGGTCCATGGCCACAGCCTGGCTTTCCAACGCGGTGTACTTCTTCAAATCCTGCTCGTTCACGATCGCCTTTTCAAGAGGGCGGATTGCGAGTGCGGCAGCGCCAGCCACGGCGAGCAGCGCGCCACCTGCCACGACTAGCCCATCAGGCAGTTTGGAGGAAAGCGAGGCGACCATGCCGGAGCCTCCCAGGATCCCGACGAACGTCAGGAACGTGCCAACACGGCGGTAAAGGCGCGCAGTCCGCTGCGTGATCCGCTGGGCATAGCGTATCTCGTTGATCAAGATCTGGTGCTGTTCTTTCTCGTCCATGGCTACTTCCTAGGAGGGGGTGGTGGAGGGGCCGGCGGAGGCAACGGCCGGGGCGGCTTGTGTGATTTTACTGACCAGTCTTTCATCAGGTGGTTCCCCCTCTAGGATTGTTGGTGTAGGAATTCTGCGCGCAGGCATCTTGCTCTTCGTGGACGCCGTACTAGGTGCGGTGTTAGGCGAAAGCGTCACCCGCGCCATCTTCCGTGACGGCAAAAAGCTCAATAATCACCCATATTGCCGTGATAAATATTCCAATAACAAACCATCCTAGAATGGCGGTTATTAAAAGTTGCATTACACCATACGCAAACCGGCCAGCGTAGAAGTTGTGAACCCCAAGCAGTCCAAAGAATAGCCCTAATATTATATAAACGCCCCTGCTTTTTGCGGTCTTCACCAATTGATGAGTAGCTGTTTGCGGCGACGGTGGAGCAGATGGCTTGTTGGGCACTGGTCGCAGCATGCCGGCGAAAACCGTGTCGCAGTAAAAGCAAGACGCGGCATCCATGCGAATTGATTTCGTGCAGTTCGGGCAGAAACCGAATTCATTACCAGAGTCACTTTCTTTCATCCGGAGCGGAGTCACTACTACTGGCTTCTCGGGTAGCGGCCTCCATCCATCAGGCCCAAAAACCGCATGACAAGCACGGCAGCTTTCGGCGTACTTCCCGCATGGACTGCCGCAATTGGGGCAAAAGAAATCCTCCGGTTCGGCGGTGGCATTTGTTGGCGTGGCGGGTGGTGCCAACGCAGCTGCTGACACCTTTGCTCGAACGTATGCAGCTCGGGCGCGCGGCTCATCACCATCGACTTCGGCAAAGCATCTTGCCCAAAGCCCCTTATCTCTAATATCCGGGTTTTCGGCCTCAGCTAAGGCATCCGCCCATGCGTCATTACTCATCCCTCTCTCCTTTAAAAACTCCATCCAGCAAACTTTAGTTTGCCGATAATTCTGTCTCCCGGCTCAAGCTTTATGTACGGCTTTGGCCACGCTGGATTAATGGCGTGAAGAAACTGTTCGCCGTCAACGCGCACTAGCTTCTTGAATGTTGCCTTGTTATCTACTTCACGCTTTGCCACCACATAGTCCCCAGGTTGAGCCTCAACACCTGGGTGAATGTGCACATACATACCCTCTGGGAAGTTGTCTTTGCCACCTGCGGGGTTGGTCATTGAACTGCCCTCCAGCTTCAGCACGAAGCCGTTCGGCCCGAGATCCACAGGGCTGTCCTGCCAATCCTCCGCATCCCCCGGTGAGAACTGGTCCACGATCTCCTCCCATTCGCCCGCCTGTACTGAAGAAATGACCGGGTAGCGGCGCGGCTTCATCGACGCAGGGGCGGTCGAAACGTTGGCCTGATCGGAATCGCCGTGCATAGGTCCTTGTCCGGTCTCAAGCCACAACGGGGACACATGCAGCGCGGCAGCGATAGCAAGTAGGTCGCGGGGGCGCTTGCGCAGCCCCGACTCGATGTTTCCGATCGTCCCTTGGGAGACGTTCGCGCGCTGGGCCAGGGCCGGCTGGGTCAGGCCCGCTCGTTCTCTCGCTGCCCGTAGGCGTTCTGCAATGGTTTTCACGGGCGTGATGTTGTCAAAGGATTGCATCACATTGGTGGTTCATTTACTATCACGTTCGTGAAAGGAATCACGAACATGAACCCTCTTGAGACGGCTATCAGCACGGTCGGCGGTGTCGGAAAGTTGGCTGAAGCCATCGGCATCGGCCAGTCAGCGGTAAGCAATTGGCGCGCACGAGGGACGACCCCCGATGCGGCGTACTGCGTCGCCATCGAGCGCGCCACCTCTGGCGCTGTCTCCCGCCGCGACCTCCGACCCGACGACTGGCACTTGATTTGGCCCGAACTGGCCGCCTCCGTTCAGGAGGTGGGCCATGGCTGATTGGACGAGCGCCACCACGACCGTGTCGGAGCCGGAGTGGATGCGCAGCACCACGCGCGACCGGCTGGCAGCGTGCCGTGCCGTCCACGCGCCCCGCGCCGTTCCCGCCGCGCCGCCCATGCCGGATTTCCGGTATCCGACCCGTGCTACCGCGCGATACGTCGCGGAAGGGTTCACGGCGGCTGCCGAGCATGCCGCCGCCAAGCGTGCGCCCTGGTGGTGGCCTTTCGCCCGAAAGTCTGCGTGATCGCCGCGGGCTACCCCAGCCCCGCTCACCGCAACCCCCAGGCCGCGCAGCGGATGTGCAGCTCGCCCGCTACCCAGAGCATGACGATGGCCGTCTCGACCTCCTGCAGCGACCGCTGCCGGCCCGCCGTGGCGGCCACGAGGCTCGTGCGGCGGCTGGCGTGCTCGATGGTGACGCCAGGGGCGTGTGGGGTGGGTTGTTCGTTTTCCATGCCGCGCATCGTCTCGCGCAGCGCCTGTTCCCGCCACCTCCAATTTTCGGCCTGGCGGACATCCAACTCTGAGGAATCCCGGATATGAACTCCCTCGATGCTCTCCGCCTGATGGTGGATTCCTACCCCGGCGGCCGTGAGGCCGTGGCCCTGCGCCGGGGCAAGTCGCCCGACGTGCTGCGCAAGGAGCTGGCCGGCGCGCCCGGCTTCAAGCTGGGCGTCGTGGACGCCTGCGCGATCGCCGCCATGTGCGCGGAGGTTGGCAGCGACCACGCCGACGCCTACGCCCAGGCGGTCGCCGCGCACTGCGGCACGAAGGTGGTGGCCCTGCCGCAGCCAGCCGACACCGGTGCGAACCTGGTGCAGCGCGCGTCGGCCATGGTCAAGGAGTCGGCCGACGTCATGGGCGCGGTGGCCGCCGCCATGGCCGATGGCAGCGTGTCGGCCAACGATCTGCGGGAGGTGGAGCGCGAGGCGGCCGAGGCCTCTGCGGCGATCCTCTCGGTGCTGCGCGCGGTGCGCGCGGCCCATCAGCAGGCACAGCGGGTAGCGCCATGATGGCAGACGCACCCCAAGAGCTGCGGCCGGCCTTCAACGGCGCCGCCATCCCCGACGATCTGAAGGCCTTGCCTCGCTGGGCGCCGTGGCGGGCGACCTTCAACGCCAAGCGCGGCAAGTTCGACAAGATCCCCCACCGGGCCGACGTGCCCGAGTACCGCCTCTCTACGGCCAACCCGGACCGGTGGTTCACGTTCCGGGCCGCGGTGTCCACCTACGAGCGCGAGGCGCCTTCCTTCGCCGGTGTCGGGTACGTCATGACCCGACCCCATGGCATCGTCGGCGTGGACCTGGACGACTGCGTGCACGACGGCCACGTGGCGGACTGGGCCCAGGAAATCGTTGACGCGCTCGCGAGCTACACGGAGGTTAGCCCGAGCGGCAAGGGCTTGCGCATCTTCGCGCGCGGCGAGGCCAGCGACTGGACGAATCACACCGTGGGCGTGGAGGTGTACGGCGGCGCCGAGCCTCGATTCCTCACCCTCACGGGTCAGCACCTGCCGGGCGCGCCTGTGGCCCTCGCGGCGGCCCCGGCCGGCGTGCTGGAAGGCCTGCGCGCGCAGTACGGCCGCGACGCCGAGCGCACCGAGGCGCCGGCCGTGGAGATGCCCGAGCTGCTGGACGACTTCCTGCTGCCGGCCCTGGCCGACCTGGAGCTGCCCTACGCGGCCCGCGACTTCCTGTTGGAGGGCGACACCCGCGGCGACCGCTCGCGCGAGCTGCACGCGGCGGCCGTGGCGCTCTACCAGTGCGGGCTGTCCGACGACGAGGTGCTGAGCCTGCTGGCCGCCAGCCCGCACGCCATGGAGGTGGCCCTCGACCACCGCCGGCAGGACCCGGACCGCGCGCTGCTGTACCTCTGGCGCGAGCACTGCATCAAGGCCAAGCCCAAGGGCGAGCTGCGCAGGACCGCCACAGCCGACGACTTCGACGACGTGTCGGGCACCGACGTCGCGGCCGGCACGCCCGGCGCGGGCACGGCGCACGAGGCCATGGCCAAGCTGGGCAAGCCCCTGCGGTTCCAGTTCCAGACGCTGGACGAGTTCGAGCAAGGGAAGCCCCTCAGCTGGATCGTGAAGCGCATCCTCCCGCAGGCAGAGCTGGGGGCCATCTACGGCCCGTCGGGGTCAGGGAAGTCCTTCTTCGTGCTGGATCTGGTCTACGCCATCACGCGGGGTGTCGAGTGGCGCGGGCGCAAGGTCCGGCAGTGCGGTGTCGGCTACGTGTGCGCGGAGGGCGCGAGCGGCTTTCGTCTGCGGACGCGGGCGTACCGGGAGTACCACGGCGTGGACGTGGTGCCGGCCGGCCTCCGCATCTTGGACGGCGGGCCCAACTTCATGGAGCGGCAGGACATTCGCGACTTGGTGGCGGCGCTGCGCGCGCTGCCCGAGATGCCGGAACTGCTGGTGGTGGACACGCTGGCCCAGGTCACGCCCGGGGCCAACGAGAACAGCGCGGAGGACATGGGGCGCGCGCTGGCGCACTGCAAGGCCCTCCAGCGAGCCACTGGCGCCATGGTGCTGCTGGTGGCGCACACGGGCAAGGACGAGAGCAAGGGCATGCGGGGATCGTCCGTGATCCGTGGCGCGCTGGACGTCGAGATTTCGGTGGCCCGCGCTGGCGAATACCGGGCCGCAACGATCACGAAGATGAAGGACGGCCAGGGAGAGGGTGACGAACACCCCTTCCGGCTCGAGTCTGTGACCTTGGGCATCGATGAGGACGGGGATGCGATCACAACTGCTGTGGCGCTGCCTGCCGCAGCGGTGCCGGTCGAGAACCGACGGAACGAAGGCAAGGGCGAGCATCAGCAGCTGGTGCTGCGCGTTGCGAAGGCGCTCGCTGCGCTAGACGACGTGGTGACCGAATCCGAGATTGTGGAGGCCGCGGCCGAGCAACTGGTGGTGACGGGCAAGTCCGACAACCGACGGCGCGACGTGAAACGCGCCCTCAATTCCCTGATCGATGGCAACTGGCTGGCCAACGACAACGGCCGCATCCGGGTGCTGTGATGCCTTCCATTCTTCCAATCTTCATCCATTGGAATGGAAGGAAGGCCGGCAATCTCCCTTCCATTCAATCCATCTCCCCTTAGGGGATGGATGGAATGGAAGAAGCCCAGGACCGGCGGGGAAGTGAACGAGCAAAAAGTTTCAGCAAAAGTTTTCAGTAATTTTCAACACGTTCAGGACCAACAACATGACCAACCCCCGAACCCTCGAAGAGGCCTACGCATCGGCCGCCAACACCGCCGACCTGCGGGTGCAAGCCGACCAGGTGGGCGACGCCGACCTGCTGATCGCGGCCGGCTGGTGCCAGTCCCGGCTGGGCGGTGCGCTGCTCCGGCTGCACAGCGAGTGGGACGCGACTTCCCGGCCGCGCACGGCCACGGCGGCGGAGTTCCTGCGCCCGGGTGCGCAGGCCTCGTCGGCCGACCGCACCGCAGCGCGTGCCGAGGCAACGGCCCAGGCGCACGTCCACAACCTGCACGAGACGGCGCTGCAGCTGGCCAGGTGCAAGAGCCTGCCGGCAGTACGCGAGCAGCTGGTCCTGCTGCTGCGCGGATGGGGCGCCGAGGCCCCGGATCGGGCCGTGGCTGCGATTTTGCGGTGGTGGCTAGGGCCTACCTGCACCGCATGCTCCGGACGCCGCTACGAGGCTATTCCGGGAACCGACCGGCTGTCGGCCAAGGCATGCCGCCAGTGCAAGGGCACGGGCCATGCGCCCATTCCGCAGGGCGAGTTGGGCAGGCGCTTGGCCAACTACCTCGACGAGTGCGTGCACTCGGCGCGGGGATCGATGGGCCGGCGCTTGCATCGCGGGTCGAAGGCCGCGTAGAATTGCAGCCGACGATTGCAGAGGGTGCTGACCCTCTCGCCCGGCGACTCTCCGTTGAATGCCTGTCTCGCTTCGTGCTTTGCCAGGAACCTTCGATGGGGACGCTCGCCCAGAACTTCCCAAGCCCGCACGCCCTGCGGGCTTTTTCGTTTGCCACCACCGGGGCGCACCCACCACGCCTCTATCGCCGCCAGGGACGCCATGCCCCAGGTGGTGGCGCCTTCCACCTATCCGACTTCCAGCAGCCAGCGCTGGCCGCCCGACGAGGCGGGGGTTTCCACCGCAAGCTGTGGTGCTGGACAGCGACGGCAGGCGCCAGCGGGGCCAGACCAAGCCCCGTAGACCGATGGATGCCAAGACATGAGCCAGCGCCCCCGAATTCAAGCCGCCGCCCAGCGCATCCAGATGGCCCAGGCAACCAGGCTGCAGCAGGCGCCGCGCATTGGGGCGACCCATCGGGATCGGGGGCGGGCACGGCAGGAGGCGCGGCTGCGGATCTGGCTGCGAGACGGCCCGCACTGCAAGGGCTGCGGCAAGCTGATCGACATCACGCCCGGCACGCCGGACCCGTTCGAGCTGGACCACACGGTCCCGCTCTGGCGGGGCGGCAAGGACGCCGACCACAACCGGCAGTGCCTCTGCCCCGACTGCCACGCGGCCAAGACGGCGCGCGAGGCGCAGGAGCGGGCGAGAGGGGGCTCGGGCTGAAATCGCCCCGCCTGCGGGCCGCCAGGGGCATCGTTGGGCCACTCCCGAGTGCCCACGAAGCCGGAATGGAGGGGGTGCCCAAAAAGTCTGGAACCCTTCTACCTGGATACCGCCCGGTTCCGCACGCGCAGAAAAAATCCCCTGCGTATGAATTCCGGAGGGGCGGAAATCAAAGAATTCAAAGGAGGCCGCCATGCCAAGAGGTGGTGCGCGGCCTGGTGCGGGTCGCCCGAGAAAATCCGCACCCGCTGACGCGCCGAAGCCGGCGGCCCCGGCCAAGAAGCGGCCGACCACCAAGAAGGATGAGGCGCCGCCGCTGGACGCGGACGGGTACAAGACCGATCCGAGCTGGCCTTTCGGTCAGGAGAGGCCGCCGGCGCCTCCGCCGCCGAAGGACCTGAGCGACCTGACGCCGTTGGACTTCCTGCTGCAGGTGATGCGGGACGAGGAAGAGGACAGCCGCCTACGGATCCAGGCCGCCCAGATCGCTGCGCCCTACGTGCACGCCAAGAAGGGCGAGTCCGGGAAAAAGGCGGAGAAGCAGGAGGCGGCCCAGAAGGCTGCAGGCGGCCGGTTCGGCCTGAGGGCGGTGTGATGATGGAATGGACGACGGCTCTGCCGGACTGGGAAGAGCGGATCGTCGCGCGCAAGTCTCTTGTGCCGGTGTCGCCCCTCTTTCCCGACGAGGCGGAAGACGCAATGGGGGTGTTCAACGCCCTGCGCATGGTGGACGCGGATGGCAGCCCGACGATGGGCGACGCGTGCCTGCCGTGGGTGACCGACTTGGTGGCCGCGCTGTTCGGCGCGTACGACCGCAGCCGCAAGCGGCGGCTGATCACCAACTACTTCCTGATGGTCTCCAAGAAGAACGGGAAGTCGATGATCGCCGCGGCCGTGATGCTCACGGCGCTCATCCTGAACACGCGACAGGCCGGTGAGTTCATCATCCTCGCGCCGACGAAAGAGGCGGCCGACAACGCCTACAAGCCGATCCGGGAAATGATCCTGGCAGACGAAGATCTGATGGATCGGTTCCAGGAGCAGCAGCACATCAAGACGGTGACCTGCCGCCTCACGCGCGCCACGCTCAAGGTGGTGGCCGCCGACAGCGCGACGGTGACCGGGAAAAAGGCCATCGGCGTTTTCGTCGATGAGCTCTGGGAGTTCGGCAAGCACGCGAAGGCGGCGGCCATGCTCACCGAGGCAACTGGCGGCATCACGTCGCGGCCCGAGGGGTTCGTCTTCTACTGCACTACGCAGTCCGACGAGCCGCCGGCAGGCGTGTTCCTCGACAAGCTCTCCTATGCGCGCAAGGTGCGCGATGGCAAGGTGAACGATCCCCGGTTTCTGCCGGTGATCTACGAGTTTCCGGCCCACATGCTGGAGGCGAAGGCCTACGAGGATCTGGCCAACGCCTACATCACGAACCCGAACTGGGGTGTTTCGGTTGACGAGGACGTGATCGCCCAGAAGATCCAGGAAGCCGAGGAGTCCGGCGAGCACGCCGTGCGCGACATCCGCGCGAAGCACCTGAACGTGCAGATCGGCCTAGCGATGGGTGCATCCAGGTGGATGGGTGCCGACTTCTGGGAAGCCGCGGCCGTGCCGGTGTTCGGCTTGGTCGAACTGCTGCAGCGCTCGGAGGTGGTCACCGTCGGCATCGACGGCGGCGGTCTGGACGACATGCTGGGGCTGGCCGTGGTCGGGCGCGAGGTTGACACTGGCCGGTGGCTGGTGTGGGCCCGGGCGTGGCTGCACCCGATCGCGCTTGAGCGGCGGAAGTCCGAGGAAGCCAAATACCGCGACTTCGCCGCGGCGGGCGATCTGGTGCTGGTGAAGAGCGTGGGCGAGGACATCGCCGACGTGGTGAGCATCGTCACCCAGGTGGTGGACTCGGGCCTGCTGGACAAGGTGGGCGTGGACCGAGCCGGCCTGGGCGGCATCTACGACGCGCTGGTGGGCACGGAAGAAAAGGCCGGGCCTGTCACTGCCGAGCAAGTGGTGGGCATCCCGCAGGGCTGGCAGTTGCAGGGCGCGATCAAGACCGCGGAGCGGCACCTGGCAGCCCGCAAGTTGGTGCACAGCGGCACCGCGCTCATGGCGTGGTGCGTTGGCAATGCGAAGGTGGTGCCCGTCGGCAACGCGATCAGCATCACCAAGCAGGCCAGCGGGTTCGCGAAGATCGACCCGCTCATGGCCATGTTCGATGCCGTGTACCTCATGGCCCTGAACCCGGAGGCCAAGGGCGGCATGGATGACTGGTTGAGCAACCCCATACGGACGGGCCGCGCATGAAACTACGAACGAACACAGGCCTCGCCGGCCGGGTGCGCGCGGCGATCGACGGCTGGGTCCGGTCCTTCAGCCTGCGCGACAAGGATCTCTACGTCGATCGGGCCATGGAGAGCGAGACGGGCGTCGATGTGACGCCGAAGGCCGTGATGCAGGTCGATGCGGTGTGGAGCTGCGTGCGGCTCATCTCCGAGACCATCGCCACGCTGCCGCTGTCGATGTACGAGCGCACGTCTTCGGGCAAGCGGCTCGCGAGCCAGCACCCTCTGCACTTCGTGATCCACGACCAGCCGAACGCGGACAGCACGGCTTCGGTGTTCTGGGAGGCGATCGTGGCGTCAATGCTCCTGCGCGGCAACGGTCGGGCGGAAAAGCTCTACGTGGGCGACAAGCTGGTAGGGCTGGCGTTCCTGGACCCGAACAAACTGGTGATCACTCGCGACGCGAACGGCCGCAAGATCTTCCAGTACCCGCGCCCGGACGGCACGCCGCGGCTGATTTCTGCCGCTCGCATCTGGACGCTTCCGGGCTTCACCCTGGACGGCGAGACGGGCGTCTCGGTCATCTCCTACGGTGCCAAGGTATTCGGGGCAGCGATGGCGGCCGAGCGCGCCGCGGCGCGGACCTTCCGCAACGGGCTGCTGCAGACCGTCTACTACAAGGTGGCCGCCTTCCTGAAGCCCGAGCAGCGCCGCATGTTCAAGGCGGAAATTGCGGGGTCGGTGGAGCGCGGGGAGACGCCGGTGCTCGAGGGCGGCACGGACGTGGGCGCCATCGGCATCAAACCATCGGACGCGCAGCTGCTGGAATCCCGGGCGTTCAGCGTGGAGTCGATCTGCCGCTGGTTCCGCGTGCCGCCTTGGATGGTCGGCCACACGGAGAAATCGACCAGCTGGGGCACGGGCATCGAGCAGCAAATGATCGGCTTCCTCACCTTCACGCTGGGGCCGTGGCTGCGGCGGATCGAGCAGGCGATCAGCAAGGACTTGCTGACGCCCGCCGAGCGCGCGCGCTTCTACCCGAAGTTCGCGGTGGAGGGCCTGCTGCGCGCGGACAGCGCCGGACGCGCGGCCTTCTATGCCGCGATGGTGAACAACGGCATCCTGACCCGCGACGAGGTGCGCGAGCTGGAGGACCGGGAGCCCATGGGCGGCAATGCCGCCGTGCTCACCGTGCAATCCGCCATGACGACGCTGGACGGCCTGGGACAGGCCGGCGGCGCAGACCAAGCCAACCAGGCCCGGGCCGCGATCCGCGCGTTCCTGGGTTTCGACGAAGAGCCGAAGAAAGGCTGATCCATGAGCATCAAGAATTTGCCGGGCGCTCCGATGGGCCGCCCGAGCGCCAGCGTGCGCAGCGAGATCCTGCCGCGCGCCCTGGACCGCTGGAATCCGGAGGTTCGGGCCGCCGACAAGGACGAGGACCGCACGATCAGCATCTACGACGCCATCGGCTACGACCCATGGACGGGCGAGGGCGTGACGGCCAAACGAATCGCGGGCGCGCTGCGGAGCCTGGGCAAAGGCCCGGTCACGGTGAACCTGAACAGCCCTGGCGGCGACATGTTCGAGGGCCTCGCCATCTACAACCTGCTGCGCGAGCACGAGGGCGAGGTGAACGTGAAGGTGCTGGGGCTGGCGGCCTCGGCCGGCTCCGTGATCGCGATGGCCGGTGACACCGTGCAGATCGCGCGCTCCGGCTTCCTGATGATCCACAACGCCTGGGTGGTGGCCGCCGGCAACCGCAACGACCTGCGCGAAATCGCGGCATGGCTGGAGCCTTTCGACGCCGCGATGGCCGACATCTACAGCGCGAGGACCGGGCTGGAGTCGAAGGCCGTTGCCAAGCTTCTGGACTCGGAATCCTGGATCGGCGGCACTGCAGCGGTAGAGCAGGGGTTTGCCGACGAATTGCTGCCTTCCGACCAGGTCGGAAAGGGCCACGGCGGCGCCAGCGCCAGCGCAGTGCGCCGCATCGAAGCCGGCCTACGTGCCAGCGGCATGCCCAAGAGCGAGGCCATGCGCCTCATCAGCGAGTTCAAGGCCGGCGCGGGCGATCCCGCCGGCAGCGGTGAGGGAGATCCCACCGAGCGCGGCCACGCGGCCGACATCAGCAAGACCGCGGCCTTGGCCGCATCCCTCACCACCATCCTCTCCTGAAAGGGCAACCATGCCGCAAATCGAGAAAGACATCGAGCAGATCAACGCCAGCCTCCAGCAGGTCGGCGACCAGCTCAAAAAGCACGCCGAGGCCGCCGCCAAGAACGCCGACCTCAACGCCGAAACCCGAAAGACCGTGGACGGCCTGCTGCTGAAGCAGGGCGAACTGCAGGCGAATCTGCAGCAGGCGCAGCAGCTCCTGGCCAAGATCGAAGCGAACGGCGCGGGCGGCGATGTGCAGCACCAGTCGATCGGCCAGCAGTTCGTGAACAGCGAGGCCGTGAAGAACCTCATGGCCATGCAGACCCCGCGCGGCCGCGTGGACATGCCTGTGAAGGCGGCTATCACCAGCCTGACCACCGACGCCGACGGCTCGGCGGGCGACCTGGTGCAGACCACGCGCGTTCCCGGCATCCTGACGCTGCCGCAGCGCCGCATGACGGTGCGTGACCTGCTCACCCCGGGCAACATGGACGGAAACGCCCTGGAGTACGTGAAGGAAACGGGCTTCACGAACAACGCCGGCATGGTGGCCGAGGCCACCAAGAAGCCCGAGTCGAGCATCAAGTTCGACCTGGTGGCGACGACGGCCAAGGTGATCGCCCACTACATGAAGGCCTCGCGCCAGATCCTGAGCGATGCCTCCCAGCTCGCCAGCTTCATCGACGGCCGCCTGCGCTACGGACTGGCCTTCAAGGAAGAGCAGCAGCTGCTCAACGGCGACGGCACTGGCCAGAACCTGCTGGGCATCATCCCGCAGGCCACGGCCTTCGCCGCCCCGTTCGACCCCGCCGGCACCGAGACCAACATCGACAACATCCGCCTGGCCTTCCTGCAGTCGGAGCTGGCCGAGTACCCGGCCACGGGCGTCGTGATGAACCCTATCGACTGGGCACGCATCGAGCTGACCAAGGACACCACGGGCCGCTACATCATCGGCAACCCGCAGGGCGTCCTGGGCGCGACGCTGTGGAACCGCCCGGTGGTTACCACGCAGGCGATCACCGTGGACAAGTTCCTGGCCGGCGCATTCCGCCTGGGCGCTCAGATCTTCGACCGCTGGCAGGCCCGGGTCGAGGTGGCCACCGAGAACGAAGACGACTTCGTGAAGAACCTGGTCACGATCCTGGCGGAAGAGCGCCTGGCGCTGGCCGTGTACCGCCCCGAAGCCTTCATTTACGGCGACTTCGGCAACGTGACCTGATCGCCTGTGGCCCGCCACGCGCGGGCCCCGCCATCCACCAGGAGAATCCCATGCTCATCCAGTTCAAGGAGCCGGACCCGCGCGCCGGCATGACCGTCCGCATGGACAGCAGCCGCGGGCAGCAGCTGATTGACGCCGGCGCGGCCGACCGCGTGGCGGAGAACGGCGACGCTCCGCGCGACAACCTGCGCGCAGAACTCGACGCCGCGCTCGCGGGCCTGCCGGGCGAGAACAGCGATCCCGACTACGTGGTGCGCGCGATGCGCAGCCACTTCGGCGCTGTGTTCTCGGACGCCGACGAGGCCCGCGTGCGAGAGGTTGTCGTGGCTTCGGCCGCGCCGGAACCCAGCGACGCAGCGCCCGCGGCAGCACCGGAGCCGGCCAAGCCGACGCGGAGCCGGAAGTGAATCTGGTGCCCATCGAGACGGCCCGGGCGCACCTGCGCATCGATGCCGGAGACGAGGACGAGCTGGTGACGCTGTACTTGGCCGCGGCGCAGGCGTCGGCCGTCGAGCACCTGAACCGCAACGTGTACGCCACGCAGGCGGCGCTGGACGCGGCTGCCGAGCCGCCGGAGGCACTGCCGATGGTGGTCAACGCCGCGGTGCAGGCGGCCATCCTGCTGATCCTGGGCCACCTCTACGCCAACCGCGAGGAGGTGCTGCCCGGCACGGCAACCAAGGTGCCGTTCGGCGCGCACGCGTTGCTGCAGCCGTACCGCGTGGGCCTGGGGGTATGAGATGCGAGCAGGAGACCTGAACCGCCGCATCACCATCCAACGCCGCGGCGACGAGAAAGGCGGCTGGGGCTCTCCGAAGCCTGGCCCGGCGAACTGGTTGGACGTTGGCACGACCTGGGCGAGCATAAAGACGCTGTCCGGTCTCGCCGCCATCAAGGCCGACGCGCAGGCGGCGGTGGCGAAAGTGTCGATCCGCGTGCGCTGGCGCACTGACCTGGCAGCCGGCATGCGTGTGCTGCACGGCGGCGTGGTCTACGACGTCCAGGCCGTGCTGCCCGATGCGGCGGGCCGCGAATACGTCGACCTGGTGTGCGAGATCGGAGGCTGATATGGCGACCACGATCAACGTCGACGGGTTCGCCCAGGCGCTGCGCGCCACGCGGAGAAAGATCCGAGCGGCGGCGCGTCCTGCAGCCCAGGCCGCGACCGAGCACTGCTACTCCCTCGCGAAGCTGTTCGTGCCCGTATCTGAAGACGGGCACTACTTCTACGGCACCGCGGCGAAGGCGGCGCCGGCCGGCAGCAAGCAGGCCGCGGCCTACTACTTCGCGCCGGGCACTCTCCGCGACGCGATCTATCAGGCCTATTCGAAGGACAACAGCGCCGACGGACGGGCCACCTACCACCTCTCGTGGAACCACCGCAAAGCGCCGTACGGATTCATGGTGCACAACGGCACCAGCCGCGCGCCGGCCCACCCTTTCATCACCCGTGCGATGAACGCCGGAAAGGCTGACGCCCTAGTGATCATGAAGGCGGAGTTCGTCGCGAGGGTCAAGGAATGAGCATCGAAAGCGAACTGCTGGCCGTGCTCCAGGCCCGGTGCCCGAACGTCTACCCGACCATTGGCCCGCACGGCGCGCCGCTGCCGCGGATCGTGTTCAAGCACGTCGGCGGGCGCACGCTGCGCTACGTGGAGAACACGTCGAACCTGCGGAACGTCCTCATGCACGTCGCTGTGTGGGCGGACGACCCCGCAGTGGCTTTCGCGCTGATCCGGCAGGTCGAGGACGACCTGTGCGCGCACCCGGTGCTGCAGGTCGAGCCGCAGGGCGAGCCGACCGCAGGCATCGCGGATGGCGCTGAGGCGCAGAGCGTCTACGGCGCGACCCAGATCTTCTCGATCTACGGGTCGCGCGACTGATTCCGGCCCGAGGCCGAACCCGCCCGCAAGGGCAACCCACCAACGCCCGCACATGCGGGCTTTTTTCGTTCAAGAAAGGCCCACCATGGCACGCACTCCCACCGGCACCATCCACTCGGTTGCCACCGTCCTCGCCACCGCGAAGACCATTTCCAACATCACCAACGCCGCCGAAGCCGTGGTCAGCTCCGCTGGACACGGCTACTCCAACGGTGACATCGTGCTGGTGTTCTCCGGCTGGGGCCGCCTCAACTTCCGCGCGTTCCGCGTCAAGGGCGTGTCCACCGATTCCTTCGTGCTCGAAGGTGCCAATACCACGAACACCGAGCTGTTCACCCCTGGCAGCGGCGGCGGCAGCGTCCAGAAGGTGACCACCTGGGTGGATCTCGACAAGACCCTCAACCACAGCACGAGCGGCGGCGATGCAAAGACCGTGAACGTGAAGTTCATCGAGTCGGACGTCGAGGTGGCGCTGAACGNCATGCCGCGGGGCTTTTCTATTGCGGGTGTGCGCATGTCCGACATGAAGATCCAGGGCGAATTCGAGATGGATGTGACGAAGGGCGAGCAGGCCCTCGCGCGCGTCGAGACCGGCGCCCGTCGGATGGCGTCCACCGTGAAGCAGGCCGGTGACGCCGCGGCCAACTCCATTGAGAGCCTGGGCGGCAAGGCCGACCAGAGCGCTAAGGCCATCGAGCGCGCCAATGCCAGCCTTGCGTCTGCTGCCCGGCGGGCGGTGGCTGACCAGCAGCGAGCCGTGGTGGAAGCCCAGGGCTACAGCCTGAAATCCGCCGAGGGGCTGGAGCAACTGGCGCGCATGCGCGGCGCCGACGTGAGCGCCATCTCCGGCCAACTCGGTGCACTTCGCCAGCTGCGCGCCGAGCAGGACCGGCTGACGCAAGCGGTGCAGCAGCAGCGCGAAGTGGAGTCGCGTGCACGACAGCAGTCCGAGTTCGTCGCATCGCTGCAGAGCCAGGTCACGGCGATTGGAAGAACGCGCTCCGAGCTGCTGGCGATGCAGGCCGCGCAGCTGGGCGTCTCCGACAAGGCGGCGCCGATGATCGCCCGGCTGCGCGAGCAGGAGCAGGGGTTGGGCAAGGTGGGTGTGTCTGCGGCGCAGACAGCAGCAGCACTGCGCGGGCTGCCCGCGCAGATCAGCGACATCGTCGTGTCGCTGCAAGGAGGCCAAGCGCCTCTGACGGTTTTTCTGCAGCAAGGCTCGCAGATCAAGGATCAATTCGGCGGTGCCGGAGCTGCGATCAAGGGGCTTGGCGGCTACCTCATGGGGTTGCTGAACCCGCTCACCGCCGCGGCCGCGGCCGCTGGCGTACTGGCGCTTGCCTACTACCAGGGCACCAAGGAGGCGGAGGGCTATCGCAATGCGATCACCCTGACTGGCAACGCAGCCGGAACCACCGCCGGAGAGTTGAAAGCCTACGCCCAAGAGATCAGTGGCGTGGCGGGCACCCAGGGCAAGGCCGCCGAATCCCTGACCGCCCTCGCGGGCACCGGCAAGGTTGTCGGCGACGTGCTGCGCGACGCCGGCCTCGCCGCGGTGCAGTACGAGCGCGCCACCGGGCAGGCCGTGAGCAAGACCGCCGAGCAGTTCGCCGACCTGCGCAAAGAACCGTTGGCCGGCGTGCTCAAGCTCAACGATGGAATGAATTTCCTCACGGAGAGCACCTATCGCCAGATCAAGAGCCTGGAGGACCAGGGCCGCACGACGGACGCGGCGCGCGTCGCGCAGCAGGCCTACGCGGACGCGCTCATCAGCCGCGCGGGCGATATCGATCGCAACCTGGGCACCCTGGAGCGCGGCTGGCGCGCCGTGGCGGATGCTGCGAAGAAGGGCTGGGACAACATGCTAGGCCTGGGCCGGGCCCAGACCACCCAGGACAAGCTCAAGCAGGTGAAGGAGGAGATCGCGGCTGTTGAAAAGCAGTTGGACTCCGGACGTGGGTTCGGATCCACCGAGGGCGGCGCCGCGTTCGGGAACGGCCGGGGCGCGATCAACGCTGCAGCCCAGCAGCAGCTGAAGGACCGGCTTGCATCCCTGGGCGCTGAAGCCGCCGCGCTGGAGGGTGTCGCGTACGCTGAAAAGGCAGCGGCGGAGGAAGGACGAGAGCGCGCAGACCAGATGCAGGCCACGCAAGCGTGGGAAAAGGCGGGCGAGAAATACCTCTCCGACAAGGCAAAAATGGAGCGCGAGCTGACCCAGGCGCGCAACGAAGGCGCAGCTGCGGGCCGGTCGAAAGCTGAGATCGAAGAGCGTCTGGCCAACATCCGCGAGGAGTACGCGAAGAAGGGAGGCGCGGCCGTCAAGTCGGAGCAGACCGCGTACCAAAGTCTGGCGGCCTCCATCCAGGCGAAGATCGACAAAAACAGGCAGGAGATCGAGACCGGCGGCAAGCTCAATTCGGCGGAGGCCCAGCGGGCAGAGCTGCTTGCCCAAATCGCGCAGAATGAAGGCAGGCTGACGGCAACGAACAAGGCGAAAATCCTGGCCAAGCTCGATGAGCTGGATGTGTCGGAGCGCTTGCTGGCGGTAGAGCGAGATCGCCGCAAGTTCGAAGAGCAGCGCGACAAGGAGAACGTGCGGATCGCGGACGACATCTCCAAGATCAATGCCCGCGCGCAGGCGCTGGAAGATGAGGCCTCGGCGTACGGCAAGTCCTCCACCGAACTGCGGGCCCTGACCGTTGATCGCCTGAACGAGCAGAAGGCCATCCTGCAGGGGTTCCCGGGCTCACAGCAGCGCATCGACCAGATCAACGACGAGATCGCGGCGATCCGCCGGCTGGGCGCGGCAGAGGACCAGATCGCGGGGCTGAAGATTCAGTCGCACGCGGACGATCTGCTGCGTTCGGCGCAGGAGCAGGCGCGGATCTACGCAGACGAAGCCAAGCTGGCCGGCCTCAGCCGCCTGGAGCGGGAGAAGATCATCGCCCTCCGCCAGGTGGAGCTGAAGTTCGCGAAGGAGCTAGCAGCCGTCGACAAGATGCCCGATGCTGACGATGCGCAGCGCGAGGCAAAGCGGCGGGCGCGAGACACCATCGAGCAGGCCAAGCGCATCGAGGGTGAGGCGGCCGTGTCTAAGGTCATCCAGGACGACTGGAGCCGTACGACGGACGAGATCAACCGCAGCCTGACGGATGCGCTGCTGCGCGGCTTTGAAAGCGGGAAGGGTTTCGCCGAGAACCTGCGCGACACGTTGAAGAACATGTTCAACACGCTGGTGTTGCGACCGATCATCAGCGCCATCATTGCTCCGGTGGCGGGTGTCATCTCCGGCGCCACGAACGCACTCCTTGGCGGCGGGAACGGCGTCGGAGGGGCTGCCCAGGCGGGGCTGAGCGCCTACAACTTCGTCAGCAGCGGTTTCAATGTCGCGAGCAGCGTGGGCAGCAGAATCGTGAATTCCGACTTGCTCGCACGCTACGGCAGCGAGGCCATGCAGGAAATGCTGGGCCAGTTCGGCGCGGGCATGATGAACACATCGTCATGGGCTGCATTCAGAGGTGCGTTTGAGGCCGGCGGCGCGAACTTCGCGGGCGCCATCGCAGGATCCGTGCTCAACGGATTCAGCGGCTATGGCATCTCCAAGCTGGTGAGCGGCGGCTATCAGGTCAACAAGTACGTCAACACCATCGGTGCCATCGCATCGATGATCCCGGGTGTAGGCCCCATCGCTGGGCTCATCTCGGGCGCCGTGAATCGGCTCTTCGGGCGCAAGCTCAAGGACACCGGCATCGAGGGCACATTCGGCGGCGAGGCGGGCTTCGAGGGGCGCAGCTACCAGTACTACAAGGGTGGGCTTTTTCGGTCCAGCAAGACCAAGTACGGCGAGCTGGACGAGGAGGTGCGCAAGGGCCTGGCGGACCAGTTCGGCGCCATGAAGACGAGCATCAAGGAGATGGGCAAGGTGCTCGGCCTGGGTGGCGAGGCGCTCGACAAGTTCACCGCGCGGATCAAGGTCAGCCTGCAGGGCCTGAGCCCGGAGGACGCGCAGAAAAAGCTGCAGGAGGAGTTCGAGAAGCTCGGCATCAGCATGGCCGACCTGATCCTGGGGCTGCCCACAACCATTCAGGAAGCAGCGAGCGATCGGAAGAACCTGTCCTGGCCGAACTCCGATGCGGCCGCCGCGGCGCCGGTGGATCCGGTCGCCCAGGCAAATCTCGAGGCCTTCAAGAAGGTACAGAAGGCGGGCGAGAGCTCGCTCGACACGATCACGCGGCTGGCCACCAGCCTCGCCGCGACCAATGGCGTGTTCGAGACCCTCGGCCACAGCATGTACGCCGCGAGCCTGCAGGGCGGGGACATGGCGGACAAGCTGGTGGAGCTGTTCGGTGGGGTTGACAAATTCGCCGCAGCGAATGCGGACTACTTCCAGCGGTTCTACGCGCCAGAAGAGCAGCGAGCCGCCGCGCGAAAGCAGCTGGAAAAGCAGCTCGCAACGGTGGACATCAAGCTGCCGGACATCAACGCCGACGACGCCCGCGCGCAGTACCGAAAGCTGGTGGAAGCCCAGGACCTCAACACGGAGGCCGGCCGCAAGGCCTATGCCGTGCTGATCCAGCTGGCGGGGGCGTTTGACCAGGTGGCGATCTCGGCGGACACGCGCCGCGGGCTCGAGGAGCGGCTGCTGGCTGCCCAGGGCAATGACCGCGCGGTGATCGAGATGCGCCGCAAGCAGGAGCGCGACGCGCTCATGCAGCTGGACCCGGCGCTGGCCANCGATCAGGTGGCGATCTCAGCAGACACGCGCCGCGGGCTCGAAGAGCGGCTGCTGGCCGCCCAGGGCAATGACCGCGCGGTGATCGAGATGCGCCGCAAGCAGGAGCGCGACGCGCTCATGCAGCTGGACCCGGCGCTGGCCAGGTTGGTGCAGCAGATCTACGATCTGGAGGATGCGACCGCGGTTGCGGACAAGCGCGTCGATCTCTACCAGCGCCTGCTCACGGCGCAAGGCAAGGACCGCGAGGCCCTGGCCCTGCGCCGTAGCCAGGAGCTTGCTGCGCTCGCGAAGCTCAACCCTGCGCTCGTGCAGATGGCCGAGGAGATCTACCGGGCAGAGGACGCAGCGGCGGCGCAGGTCAAGGCGCAGCAGGGGCGGGAAGCCGCATACACCCGGCTGCAGAACGCCGCGACGCTGGAGAGCGAGCGCCTCAACGCGCTGCTGGAAGGTATCGACGCGCAGCGCACGGCATTGGGCCAGCAGCGCGCACTGGCGGACGAGTCGCTGTCTCTCATCACCGGCGTGTTCGACGTGGTGCGCAGCAATGCGCGCGAGTTGTACGGGCAGGTGGAGAGCACCGCGTCCATGCAGGCCGCGGCGGGCTGGGCGTTCGTGGAGCGCGCGCTGGAGACGGCGCGACGCACGGGCTACCTGCCTGACCAGGCGCCGCTGCAGGAGGCCATTGGGGCCGCCCGCGGCGGGCTGGACTCGCGGGCCTATGCAACGCAGTTCGAGCAGGACCGGGACCGCCTGGTCCTCGCCGGCATGCTGTCCGGCCTGGAGAGCATCAGCGGCAAGCAGAAGACCGCAGCGGAGCAGCAAATCAAGCTGCTGGAGGACCAGGGCAAGGCGCTGGACCTCCAGACCGAGACGATCAACCGGCAGCTCAAGGCCCAGCAGGAGATGCTGGATTACTGGCGCCGGCAGATCGACATCGCGAACGGGACCTTCGACGCGACCCTGTCCGTGGAGCAGGCGATCGACANGGTGACTATCAAGCTCTCGCGAAACAACGTGGGCGTGGAGGCCGCCGTAGGCTATATCAGCGTGGGCCAGTGGAGCCGGCTGCTGGCTCCGGCCGGCCGCATCAGCGCGGTGGTGCAGGGCGCCGAGGCGAGCACCAAGAGCTACGCCTACTACCGCGAAAACGCCGACGGCACGTTCGTTCGGCGCCGCGGGCGGCAGTCCACCAACATGACGCTGTCGTGCGTCATCGACGCGGACCAGGCCAACGCAGCCAAGACGCTGCTCGATCGGATCCTGGATCAGACCGTGGCCATTGAGGCCAGCGGCCTGCCGCGATTCGGCTATCTCTCCACCGTGGGTTCCGTGACCGGCACGGTCCGGGCCGACACCTCTGCGACCGCATCGGTCGCTTTGCAGATCAAAGGCAACGTATGACGGACATCGTCCCTACTCCGGCGCCGCCCACGGTGCCGCCGTATCCGGCCCTGGGCAGCTCGAATTTCAACAGCGAGGCGTACACCTACGGATCCAACATGCCGGGGGTGGTGGCCGGCATCCAAGCTATGTGCCAGGCGGCCTGGACCAACGCCGTTGCCGGCCAGGAGCGCGCAACCGCAGCCGCCGCGTCTGCAAACACGGCCGGCACGCAGGCGATCAACGCTGCCGCCGCGCGCGCTGGCGCCGAGGCTGCGCGCGACACGGCCATCACCCAGGCAGGCAACGCGAGCGCATCGGCCACGGCGGCCAGCGCATCGGCGCTGCAGGTGGACAAACGCTACCTGGGCGCCAAGGCAGCGGCGCCGACGACGGACAACCAGGGGGCCGCGCTCCAGGGTGGGGCCATCTATTACGACACCACGGCAAAGCAGGTGAAGACGTGGACGGGCGACTCCTGGGTGGCCGGGATTTCTTCGGTGGCTGGGGTTTCGAGCCTAAATGGCCAGGCGGGCGCGCTTGTCAAGACGACCCTGGCGAGCTACGGAATCACGAACTTTCGCGTGGACGAGGGGCTCCCCGAAAACGTTAACCTCGCCAGTGTCGTGACGTCCGGCATCTACAGGTACAACACGGCGGCAGACAACCCGCCGGGCATCCTGTACTCGCCCTTGCTGGTCTGCCGATCCGTGGACACCTGCTCGCAGATTGTGGTGGCCTATGGATCAGGGTCAATGTTTATAAGAGGCGGCGTGGTGCTTAACGGCGTCCTTGTCGACGCGGCAACCCGGTCGGGGCCGCCAGCCTGGAGGCGCGTGGCGTACCAGACCGATCGGGCCGTCTCGACCACGGGGGAGATGGACCTCTCTCTAGGGACGCGGTTCATGCTAGCGGTCAATGGGGGGACGGTTGCGCTGTCGTTCGCGAATGTGCCGGCGGCGGAGGCTGTATCTGTGTTGCTGGAGGTCCACTATGTCTCTGGCGGCTTCTCTCTGCCTGCTGGCTCAATTTGGGCCAATGGCCGGGTTCCCGAGATCGTCGCAGGCAAGCGACACCTGATCTATTTCGAGCGGTGCATCGCCGGATCTACCGCGGGCTGGTACGTCTCCGCGCTCACGGGGTTCGCCGCATGATCCGCCGCCAGATGTTCACGGCTGGGGCCGATCAAGTCGCAGACCCTGGCGAGGTGATCTTCCAGGGCGGGGGGACTGCTTCGTCGCAGACGGTGTTTTCGTGGGTGGTGCCGACGGGCGTCTACGAAGTTTGTGTGCTCGCGATATCCAGTCACAAGGGTTATTCGACAAAGGTGTCTCGCGGTAGCACCGATCTTGTCAACACAACCTGGCCCAAGGGGAGCAACAGCACGTTTGGCGGCGACGGTGGTGATGCGCGCAACGTCAACGGCCCCTACAACGGCGGCGGCGGCGCGGGCGGCTACGAGGGCAACGGTGGCCTCGGCATGTACCAGCGGGACGATGGCGGGGGGAGTTACACGATGATCGCCGGCACGGCTGGCTCTGGTGGCGGTGGCGGCGGGGGCGGCGGCACTCGCACCGTGCAGGGGCGAGGCGGTGGTGTCGGGATCTACGGCATTGGCAACAATGGCGCTGCTGGAGACATTTACACGAACGGCGACCCAGGTAAGCACGGGAGTGACTTCGGATTGCTCCGCGCCGGCGCGGGCACCTTGCACAACGAGAGCAGTCCCGCAGGTGTCACCTATGCCAAGCCTGGTGGCAATTTGCGATACCGCAACGCTCTCCCTGTCACGCCCGGCGAGACGCTGACGATCACATTGGACCACTGGATCAGAGACAACGCCGCAGGCGTCGGCGCGATCGTGCGCATCCTGTGGGGTGGTGGTCGGTATTTCCCTGGCAAAGCTCAGGCGACTGTGCCGATTGGACAGGTCGTAGTGTCAGGCGCTAATGCCACCTGGACCGTGCCGGCGGGCGTCACAAGCGTCTGCCTGTGCGCGCAACAGCACAACGGCGACCAGACGGCGGTCTATGCTGTTCTTTCCAGCTCGACGATTGTCCGTGCGCAGAACGGAGCGCGATTCGGAGACGGGGGTGGCGACGGCGGCGGGTCAGCAGGAGGAGGCGGCGGCGCGGGCGGCTACGAGGGCAACGGTGGCGATGGCGGCGGAAGCTCCACGCCGGTCGATGGCGAGTGGTCAGGCCTATCCGGCACCGCCGGCCAAGGCGGCGGCGGTGCCGGTGGCAGCGGGTCTGGTCGATACAAGGGCGGCGCCTCCTGGGGAGGCGGTTCCAGCAACTACCTGACCTACCCAGCCACTGCCGGCGGTAACACCGGGCTGTCCGGGAAGAACGCCTCTGGCACTTATACGGACCCGATTGAGGGCGACTCGGGCGGAGGCGCCCCTGGTCAACGTGGCGGAGCGCTCGCTTGGCGCAACAACGTTGCCGTCAGTCCTGGCCAAGTCATTTCCATTTTTGCCACTGGCGGCCGCGTCAGGATCATTTGGGGCCCCAACCGCAGCTATCCCAACAACGCTCTGAAAGTCACATGATGCAGATCATCAACACCGAAACCTACCGCTGGCCCATGTCCGCCGAAGACGTCATCGCCGAGGAGCAGGCTGCGGGCGTGCTCCTCGTGATCGGCGACGGGTACGAGGGCCATGGACCGTACCGCGTGGTAACGCCCCGCGACCGGCCCGCCCACGACGCTCTCACCGAGTTCGTCGTGCCCCTCGCGCCGGAGGAGGACGCCGAGGGCCGTTGGTTCCAAGCATTCGGCGTCCGGCCCATGCAGCCAGAGGACATCGCGCTGGCATTGCAGGCCGACAAGGACCGCCTGCTGGCCGCCGCCACGGCGCAACGCTGGGTGGTGGAGACGGGAGGCGTGACCGTGCCAGGCGGCACCCGAGTGGGCACCACGGTGGACGACCAGAACCGGATCACCACAGTGATCGCAAATGCCCAGCTCGCAGGCGTCAACGAGGTGGATTTCAAGGCCGCGAGCGGCTGGGTATCGCTGACGCTCGATGACCTGCGCGGGATCGCGGCCCTGATCGCGAAGCACGTCCAGGCGTGCTTCTCGGCAGAGCGCGCCCACCATGAAGCGATCGACGCCTTGGACACAAGAGCCGCGGCTGCCGCTTACGACGTGCACACAGGTTGGCCGGCCTGACGGCACCACCCATCCCCGCAACAGCCCGCCGTGTGCGGGCTTTTTTTTGCCCAAAGGATCGCTATGACCACCACCCCTCGCGGGATCCGCAACAACAACCCGGGCAACATCGACCGCACCTCCGACCGCTGGCAAGGCATGGCAGAGGACCAGAGTGGCGACCCACGTTTCGTCGTTTTCTCCGCGCCAGTCTGGGGCCTGCGGGCCCTGGCCAAGGTGCTGCTCTCGTACTACCGCAAGCGCGGGCTCAACACGGTGGATTCGATCATCGGGCGCTGGGCGCCGAGCGTCGAAAACGACACCGGCGCGTATGCCCAGGCCGTGGCGCGCGCCATGGATGTGGCAGTCCGTGACGAGCTCAACATCGAGCACCCGGACGTGCTCGCGCTGCTGGTCGAGGCCATCGTGCAGCACGAAAACGGGCAGCAGCCTTACCCGCCCGATCTGATCGACCAGGCCGTGCGCCTGGCGCTGGAGTGATGCCGATGCCAGAAGTGAATGCATTGCCCGGCGGCTGGTGGACGGTTGTCGGAGGCACGCTTGGGACCATCGCCGCAGCCGGGATGTACCTGCGCCAGTACCTGAGCGGCGCAGCAGCGCAGCGGGCCAGCGACGCCGGCCAGATCACCGCGCTCGGCGTCTATCAGAAGCTGCTCGAAGACGCGATCAAGCGCGCCGCCGACGCCGAGACGCGCGCCGATGGGTTCGCGAAGGAGCGGAACGAAGCGCTGCAGAACCTCGGACGGATGGAGGGGCGCCTGGCAGCCGTCCAGCAGCAACTCGAAGAGGCGCTGGCCCGAATCGCTGAACTGACCACCCAGGTCACCCAACTGCGGGAGCAAGTCGATGCGAAAACCTGACATGGACACGGTGCGCGACACCATCAAGGCCCTGGCCATCCTGATCGTCCTGGTGGGCGGCGGGGCGGGGATCGGCTACGGGATCGGCACGGAACGCGCGCGGGTGCTGCTGGTGGACGAGCGGCAGGACCGGTTGCAGGAGATCGACCGCCTGCAGCGCACCCACCAGCGAGCCCTGGACATCATCGCCGGCCGGCAGGAGCGTGCGGCGGACACCCTGGCCGCGGCAGCCGACACAGCGGCCACGGCCGCAGAAACCGCGCAAGCAGCTGCGGCCACGGCCGGCAAAGCGGCCAAGGCCGCGGGCGTCCCGCCTGCGGTGCCCGAGCACGAGCGCAAGGCCATCAACGCCACCATCCAGCGCGCCAACGAGCGCCTCCGCAAGGAGTCCCCCCGATGATCCGCACCCCAATCATCGCGGCCCTGCTGCTGGCCGGCTGTAGCACCGCGCCGCCTGAGCCGCAGGCCGCCCAGGCAGAGCCGGCCGCGCCCGCGGTGGCGCGCCGTGACTGCCCGCCGCTGCCCGAGCTGCGCGCCGGGGCATCCGGCCTGGAGCGCCGCATGCACACGCAGACCATCGTCCGCATGTACGCCGCGTGCGCAGGGGGGCAGCCATGACGCCCGGGCAAATCGTCCTGCTGGTCAGCCTGGCGGCCAATGGGCTGCTCGGCTGGGCATACCTTGGCGAGCGCGATGATGCGACCGAGGCGCGCGCTGCGGTGTCCGCCAAGGGCCAAGAACTGGCGGGCGTGCGCGGTGCGGCCGAGGCCTGCAGCACCGCGGTAGGCGAGCTGCGCACGCTGGCCGACAAGCGCCTCTTGGAGGCGGAGTCGGCGCGGCGCGCAGCTGCCGGCCGCGCCGCCGACCACAACCGAAAGGCGGATCAGATCCTGTCCATGCCCGCCCCCGTGCCGGGCGATGCATGCGCCAGCGCCCAGGTGCGGGTGGACGCCTGGCTGCAGGGGAGGGCCCGGCCATGAGGGCGGCCGTCCTGATGCTGGCTGCGCTGCTGGCCGGCTGCGCTGGCGCGCCGCGCGTGGAAACCGTGGAGGTGCGGGTGCCCGTGCCGGTGGAGTGCCGCGAGCCCGTGCCGGCGCGCCCCGCCATGCCAACCGATGCGCTTCGTCCGGGTGCGAGCCTGGACGATTTCGCCCGGGCGGCGTTGGCGGAGATCGAGCGCCGCGAGGGCTACGAGGGCCAACTGCTGACCGCGCTGGAGGCGTGCCGCGCTCCCATCAGGCCTTGACCGCGCCGGCCCGCGTGTAGCTGTCCAGGCTGGATACAGTGCCGTCGATGGCCACCATCTCGCCGGCGGACCCTGGCGCCACCTCGAGGCGCACCCCCAAGAATGGCTCCCCGTCGGCCAGTCGCTGGCCTGTGACGGCCCTGCGGATTGCCTCCCGAGCGTCGTTGAGGTCATAGAGCTGGGCCGGGCTGAGGATGAACTTCTGCGGGTAGGCGTTGGCGTGGGCTTTCCAATGCGCCTGGACGGCTTGGACAAGGATCTCGTAGAGGTGGGGCAT